TCATCGACCGTGCTCCTCCCAGTACCGCAGCAGGATCTTCTCGGCTATCGGCCGCTGTTTCGTGGAGAGGAGCTTATTCCGGTCGAGCACCTGCTTGGCCAGGCTGTCGACGAAGTCCACGTCCGAGTCGGATAGACCCTCGTCGATCTCGGCCAAGGTCTCCATCAGCTCGCGGTCGTCCATGGCCGCGACCTCGTCCTCGTCGCTCATGCTGCCCCCTGCTTGGCCGCCGACGGGGCTGGCGCCGGCGCAGGGGCCGGCTTCCTCTCGCCCAGCTTGCGCGTCTCCGGCGGCCGCTCCTGGCCCTCTCCCAACTCGGTGAAGTCCATCGCGTCGCGCACGGAGAACCGGATGCGCAGGCCGCGCAGGGCGATGCCATCGCGGACCTTGAGCGTGCGTAGCACGGCCTCGTTCGCCCGCTCCAGGTGCGGCGGGCGGAAGGCGCCGATCAGGCCGTCGCCCACGCGCGCGACTTCGTCGGTCAGGGCCGCGTCGTTCATAGACGCGTACTCCGCGTTCTCGTCCACGTCCCGGTTGAAGTGCCAGGAGGCCACGCCGGGGATGGCCATGCGCTCGAGGAGCCGCTTGTAGCCCTTGAGCAGGTCTCCGTAAGGGTCCTTCACGTCGCGGCCCTTGCCCTCGACGGCGAGGTAGGCGGAGTCCCAGAGCACGATGTCGGGCCGGTACTCCGCGCACTCGGCCTCCACGTCCTCCAAGGTGGAGACCGCCGGGGCCGCGACGATCCGCATGTCGCCCCAACCCGCGGCCGCCGGGTTCTCGGCCACGCGGAAGTAGCGGATGAGCTTGTCCTCTTCCAGGGGCGTGAGCTGGCCCGTGAGCAAGCGCCAGCCCGGGAGGCGGCCCGCCACGGCGTCGAAGCGGACGGATAGGCGCTGGTTCGGCAGGGAGGCCATCGGGCACGTGGCCTCCGGCGACACGCCGGCCTCGAAGCACCTGATGCAGCGCTGCCCGACGACGCGATGCCGGTGGTCCTTCGGGAGCGCCCCCTGGGGCGGGGTCTCCATCGAGATGAACAGGACGCGGAAGCCGAGCTGGTAGAGGTAGACGGCGATGACGATCATCAGCCACGACTTGCCCACGTTCGGCCGGGCGAGCAAGAGTATGAGCTCCGCCGCCCGGAACCCGCCGGTCGCGACCGTGAGCATGGGCCAGGGGTAGGGGAGGCCGACCTTGTCGCGGAGCTTCTTCCGCCGGTAGTAGTCCTGCAGGCGGAAGGGCACGCCGTGGGACAGGTCGGCCAGGATCAGGCCCTGGTCGTGCTCCCGGAAGTCCCGGGCGACCTCCGACGCCACCTGTTGCGCGCCGCGGAGGGCCTCTGTCGGACGGAAGGTCGCTAGCGGGGCGACGACCTTCTCCGTGAAGCCCGTCTCCATCGCCATCCGCATCGCGTTGTCGCGGATGCCCTGGGCGTAGTAGCTCGGGCCCTCGGGCGCGGCCGGGAGGCCCATGCCGGCGATCGGCGGCCGCTCGGCGAACGCCTGCACGACCGTGTGCCCGGAGGGCAGGCAGTGCTCCCGCCGCATGAACTCCTGCACGAAGTCGTAAACGGCCTTCCAGGCGTCCGAGAGCCACTCCCGGTTGACGAGCCGGAGGTGCGTCGGCTGGCCGCCCGTCAGGAGCGCGCTGATGTAGAGCGCTTCGTTATCGATGGCGGCCTCCCCGCGGGGCGAGCACGCGCTCCGCCGACCACCCTGCACGCAGACGGTAATGCAGGACGTTGCAAGGAATGCCGGTATCAACGGCCCATTCGACCAGCAGGCGCCTCCTCCCTTCGTACTCCAAATAGACGTTGTCACGCCGGTTGCGCGCCTGGGCGGCGTACGTCGCCCATTGGACATTTCCCGGTTCGTAGCCTCTGGTCCCATCGATGCGATCGACTGTGATGCGCACCCCTGCCTCTGCCAACGCTACAGGGTACGGACCGATAGCCGCCGCGAACGACGCCAGGCCATCAGGGCCGCAGAACTCGGCCGCTATAGTGGCGTAGCCAGTGCGCGCGCGCTTTTGTACGTAGGTCCAGGCCCGTTCTACAGGTCCAAGCGTCGCCCACCATGCAGCCTTCGCCTGCCGCTGTTCAGCACGGACGCAGTTGATACAGACATGGGCAATCTGCACGCCACATCCCGTCGGCCTGTTCTTTCGTGAGTTCAAGCGATGCAGGGCACGGCGGCCGCAACGCGAGCACTTGCGCATTCTGTGCTTGTTGTCCACTACGGCCTCAGCTCCGGGGGGAGGTCCGGCGCCTCGGGCCAGACCCGCACGAGGGCCACGGGGGTCAGCGTTCGCCGGAGGGCCGATACGAAGAGAGGCGGGTAGCGGCCCGGCAGGTCGGACCAGTGGAGGTTGCTCGTCACGATCAGCGTCCGGTCGCGGCCGTAGACCGCGCGCACGACCTCCTCCAGGGCCCCGCCGCCGGCGCCCTCGACCCTGTAGTTCTCGGCGCCCAGGTCGTCGACCACGAGGAGGTCCGCCCTGTTCAGGGCCTCGGACATCGCCTCGGCCCGGGGCGTCGACCGGAAGCGGACGCCGGGGGCCTCGCTCACGTGGAGCCAGAGGGCGCGCTCGGCGCGCAGCAGGGCCTCGCGCAGGAACAGGCCCGCGACGCTGCTCTTGCCCGTGTTGCCCGGCCCGTGGATGTAGAAGCCGTAGCCCGGCGCCAGCCACTCCGGGGCAGCGTCGAGCGCGCGGCCGAGCCAGGCCCTCATGCCAGGGTCCAGCACGCGGTCAAGTTGGGCCCGGGCGTAGCGGTCAGGAACGAAGGTCTCCCGCAGCATGTCCTCCCAGGTCGCCGGGTCCTCCTCGGGTCGCACGACGCGGTCGCGGACACGCCTCACGCCTCGCCCTCCCGCGCGCGCCACTCTCGCAGGGCGCCGCCCAGGACGCGCGGGGTCGGCGCGGGCGCCAGCGGCGTTCCTGGCGCCGGGAAAGCCTGGGAGGGGAGGATGGGCGGGGCTTCGGCCGGCCGCCACAAACCCTCCAGCACGACGCGCGAGACGAGGATGCGCTGGCCGGTCTGACGCTCGGCGGCCTCGTCCGCCAGGAGGTAGACGCACCCGGCCCGCCGGTGCCCCAGGAGGCGCAGGCGCACACCTTCGACGCGCACCCACTGCAGGCGCTCGAGCACGGCCAAGTCCTGGCGGACTGTCGTGGCCGAGACGAGCAGCTCTCGGCCGACCTGTGCGTAGGGCCTCATGCTCTCCAGGGCCGCCTCGGTCCCGTCGCCCGCGTTCGCCAGGGCCTCCTCGTAGAGCAGGCGATAGAGATTGCGCGCGGCGACGACCTGCGCCAGGTAGCGGCCGGCGGAGACCAGGCGCTCGTTCACCGCCCCACCGCCTTGAACTCGAACTCCGGGTTCTCGCGCCGGAGCTTCGCGAGCTCCTCCTCGACTTTCTCGGGCGGGATCATGGCCGCGTGAATGCGGAGCCGCGTCTCGCCGCCCTTGGGCGTCAGGAACGCGAACCTCTTCTCCCCGATCTTGCGCACCTTGATGAACTTCACGCGCCGTCCTCCGCCTTACCTGCGGCCGCCACGGTCCCGTTCAGGTAGTGGAGGCCGAAGCGCCAGCGCGCGACCTTCTGCCACCCTGGGAGCGCTGCCTTGAGCGCCCGGTAGAACAGGACGCCCGTCTTGTACTTCCCGTAGAAGTGCTCGCCGCCGATCGCGCGCAGGAGTCCGGCCGGGTGCGGGATGTGCGCGACGAGGATCCAGTCGCGCGGGTCGTCCGGTGGCGTGAGGGGACCGAGCCACCGATAGATCGGTGGGGGCTCCGCGAAGAACATGGTAGTCGCCGCCTGGCCCAGCAAGAGCACCACGCGCGGTCGCAGGGACCGCAGCAGCATGAGCGTCCGCTCCGAGCACGCGATCTTCTCGACGAGGGTCGGCGGCCTGTCGCCCGTGAAGCGCGAAGCACAGGGACGGCAACCGACGGCGTTCAGCCAAGCAATGTCCTTCTCAGGGTCGATGCCGGCCTCGCGGAACAGCTCGTCCTGGAGGCGGCCACTCCGGCCGACGAAGGGAATGCCGCGCATGTCCTCGTCCCGGCCTGGACCCTCACCGATCGCGACAACGGGCGAGTAGAGGTTGCCCCGGACGTGGACGATGTTGTTGCGCGAGGCGCAGAGATGGCACCGCGCGCAGTCGCGGTAGCGGGCCCGGACCATCTCGACCCCCACCACGGGGTCAGGCGGCATCTCGGGGTAGTCCAGGAAGTGCCGGCGGACGCCGATGACCGGCTCCATGTGCCCGGCCATGGCCACCAGGGCCATGTCGGCCGCCCCGGGCTCCGCCGGCGAGACGAGCGTCGTCAGCGGTTCAGGGGCCCCGGGCGCCGGGGGCGCGTGCACGACGAGCCAGGCGTGCACTAGGTCCCCTCTTGCCGTCGTGGCATGCCGTCCCCCCAGCCCGTGCGGGCGCCCTGCGGCCGCCTGCAGTCGTTCGTTTCAGCGATGGGGCCGGTCGGCCGCCCTCGCGCGACGCTGGGGATATTACCCTGCCCTCCTCGCTTTGCCTAGTCCACGACGCGCGGATGGCCGATCTGTGGGCCCCAGCGACAGATGGCGCCCTCACAGGCATGTACGCCCGCGGCCCCGGACCGTTTCAACGGGGGGACTTCCACGTCCCTGGAGAGGACGCGAAGGCCGCGCCTTGCGCCAGGTTTATCGTTTCAGGCCGGTGCGCTTCCACCGCCCAAAGGCGCCGGGGCGGCCGGTCCAGGAACCGGCGGGGCAACGCGCGCGGCCAGCGCCGGGCCGATCACGCCGTCGCTGTTCAGGTCGATGCCCACGAGCTGCTCCAGGCGCCCCAGCCGCTGGTCGGTCTCAGTCTTCGCCACCGCGAGCTCCTCGCGCGTCTTGGCGTGCTTGTTCGCGGAGAAGATGCGGTTGACGAGGCCCGCGATGAGCAGGCCCACGACCGACATGGCCGTGCCCTTGCCGAACGTGCCTTGCTCAGCCGCGATGCTGCGCAGCTCATCCAGGTCCTTGGCGCCGGCCAGGGCCGCCAGCTTCTGCTCGAGGTCGGCCCGGCCCTTCTCGCCTGCCTGCTCTGCCTTCAACTCCACGAGGTCGATCACGGTCGAGCGCGCGAGCGCCGTCACCTCGCCGGCTGAGACGCCGCCGCTCCTGTCGGTGTCGGCGAGGTCCCGCAGAATGGCGACGTTGAGGCCGCGGTCCTCCAGCTTCCGATCCACGGCGCGCGTGATCTGCTCGACGGCGACCTCCGACAGGTACTCCGAGGCACGATCCTTGACCGCCTGGCAACCCGTGCAGAGCAGCAGCGCCAGGAGAACGAGCCTACTTCCCACGGAACACCTCCGCGATGATCGAGCTGGCTGCGCCACCGACGGCCGGCGCGGCGCCGCCCGTGAGTCCGGTGACGAGGCCCTGAACGGCCCCGGCCACGACGGCCTGCAGCGCGCCCTTCGCGACCTTGGCCGCGGTGTCCAGGATCGCCCAGGCGATGTCGGCGACCGCCTGCGCCATCTTGTCCTCGGCCACGATGCGCTCAGCGATGAGCAGGGTCTTGATGCTGCGCACGGCCGACCCGCACAGGTCGAGGGCGAGCGCCGCGTCCTCGGGCGTCGCGGCCGTGAGGGCCTGGTAGCGGTAGTCGGCCGCGCTCTTGTAGAGGCCCGCGACCTTCGGGTGGTGCGTCGTCTGGACGAGGCCGCCGATGGCGCCCAGGAACTGGTCGACGGAGTCATCGAACGCTTGCCGGATCGCCGGGCCTGCGGCGGAGCGGAGCTCGTCGGCCAGCTTCACCGGGCGCTCTCCACGGGGGCCGTCTCGGGCGGGAGGACCATGTCGATCGCCTCGATGGAGTTCTCGACGACGCCGTAACGGATGTCCTTGGCCCTCTCGTCAAGGCGCGGGTCCGCGTCGATGTAGGCCCTGTACTTGGGGCCTATGTCGTTCGCGAGGTTGTCGCGAAGCTGCCGGAGCAGGTCGTCCCGCGAGGCACAGCGGCACCCCGCCAGGACGAGGATCAAGACCAGGGCCGCCTTGCGCATCTCCGCCTCCGCGGCCCTCGATCCTACTGCACGGCGGCGGCCGCGGGGAGGGGAGGCGTCTCCGGGTGCGGGACGCGGTTGTAGACCAGGAACGTCGTGGCGATGTACTTCGGCCCGCTCTCGGGGGTCCTTCCGCGGTGCACGTACTCGAAGCTGCAGGGGAACCAGAGGACGGCGCCGGCCTCGGGCTTCACGACGACCGACTTGCCGTGGTAATCGAACTCCGTCTCCCCGCCCTTCTCGACGTCGTTCAAGTAGACGATCGCCGCCAGGATGCGCGTGTGGTGGGGCACGGCATCCGCGTGCCAGTCGAAGCCATCGCGGCCATTCGGCAGGTAACGCTGTAACTGGTAGCCCGTGTCGGGATGCGTCAGGCCGTTGATGAACGTCACGCGGAAGCAAGGCACGTCCGCCATGTAGGCGCGCATCGTTTTCGTGATGACGCTCGCGATCTTGTCGTCCGCATCCTTCCAGGTCGGGTCGTCCCCGCTGATCTGCAAGTCGATCGTCCGCTTCTGGGGCATCACCGTGCCGTAGATCCCGGCGCGTCCGGGCGCCTTCCGCGGATCCAGCTCGAACCGGGTCGTGATGTCCTGGCAGTCGGCCAGCGACAGGGCGCCGCGGTAGAGGCGCAGGGCAGGAATGTCAGGGTGCAGGAGGGAAGGCGGCGGGGCCGGGGGCGAGTCGGTCATCGCAGGGCATCCTAGCGCACGTCACACGCCAGCATCTCGCAGCAGGGCCTCCAGGTCTTCGCGGGACCTGGGCTCCGCCGCGGGGTGGAAGAACTTCGCGCCCCAGCGGCGCACGGCGCGGTAGTAGGTCCAGGCCATCGCGCGGTACCAGGCGCGCTTCCACCAGGGGGCCTTCGCCGCGTCCTCGAGCATGGCCGAGTAGAACTGCCCGTCGGCCTTCGCGCGATCGGCCTCCGTTCCGCCCAGGAGGTAATTGAAGTCGTGGTGATCGCACGAGGCCGTGAACAGCCAGTCCGGCGGGTCGAGCCAGTGCCCCTTCGCCCCGCAGCCGTTGAGCAGGGTCCCCTGGCGCAGGCGCCACCGCAGAGCAGCGTCCACATCCCGCCAGCGAATGGCCGTCACGGGATGCCACCCCGCACGCGCAGGAGCCAGTAGGGCAGGACCAGGTCCAGGCCCGAGACCTCCTGCGGGCCCTGGTGGTCGGGCGGCCCATGCCCCACGGACCAAGGGGCGTGCTGCCACGTCCAGTAGCCCGCGGGTTCGCGCAGGCGCGGGGATACGACGAACGCCTCCGTGTCGTTGAAGGCCGCGCAGAAGAACCCCGGACCCTCCTCCTGCCCGTGGAACGGGGATGAGAAGTTCCGCGATGGCCGCAGCGAGGCGTCCTTGAGCGCGAGCACGGCCTGGAGGCGCGCGTCCGGGTCGTCGACCATGACGGCCCGCACCGCCGCGTGCCAGGCGTTCGAGTGAAAGCGCGTGAAGCGCCACACGAACGCCGCGTGCCAGGCCGCCATGTCCTCCCGCGCCGCGGGGTCGAGGAGCCAGATGGTCAGGGCGCGCGCGGAGCGCAGCGAGAAGCCGTAGTACTGCTGAAAGTTGTTGAAGCGGTCCCCCTGGGAGAGGATCCACGCGCGCTGCGTGAACTGCTCGAGCTCCTGGCGGTAGAGCGCCTCGATCTCCGGGGCCCGCGGGCGCGCAAGGCGCACGTGGGCGCGCCAGGCCATCGCGAGCACGGCCGCCTTGAGCATGTCGTCCACATCGTCGGCGCTCGTGTCGTTCTTCCCCTCGTGGTCGCGGATCCTCCAGGCGTGCCGCTCCAGATGCATGAACACGTCCACGCCGATCTGGGCGGCCGCGTCGCGCAAGGACGGGGACCCGAACTCGAGCGTCGCAGCCAGGCCCAGAACTAGTCCCGTGAGCTGGTCCTTCGTCGCGCGCGTGTAGTAGATGACCTCCGGGTAGGGCGCGCCCCAGGGGTCGAACAGGCCGGCCGGGCTCCGCCCCGTGAAGTCGCCGCTCTGCCGGCTCGCGAAGCGCCCTGCCTCGGCCGCCGGCGCGGCGCAGCGCGCCAGGACGCCGGGCGTGCCCGTGCAGTTGGTCAACAGGTGCAGGCCGCCGAGCTGGCGCTTGAGGCGCTGCTCCAGGTCGTGCTGGCTCTCCACGTCCGGCTGGCCCACGCCGTAGTGGAAGGCCGAGGCCGCGACGGAGAAGCCCGTGAACAGGAGCGTGTCCCCGCCGCTCCCGTAGCGATCGGGCAGGGCGGGGAGGGCCTGGGCCGGCGAGTCGGGCGCCGGGATCGTCCTCGTGGCCTGCCACGTCTGCCCGAGCACCTCCTGGTAGGTGTCGTGGCTGGCCTGGGCCGCGCGCACGTGCGACGCCAGGGCGGCCGTCGTGACGGAGTTGGGATCGAGGCCCACGAGGAAGGTACGGTCCCAGGGCTCGGACGTCGCAGGAGGGACGACGAACCTGTGCTCTCGCTCGCAGGCGCAACCCGCCAGGAGCGCGACCAGCCACATCCACCGCATGCTTCCGCCTGTCTCGCGCGCTACAGCACGCGCATGATGTAGGCCGCCTCCAGGAAGGCCGGCCGGTTCTCCCCACCGTGGTTGTGGGTCGTGTCGATGTTGCCCGAGAAGTTGCCCGAGACGGTGTGCGAGTGCGGGTCGTTGGACGACATGGTGCCCGTCGCGCCGCTGTGCGAGTGCGCGCCGGCCGAGGCCGTGGCTATGTTGGGCGTAGCGCCATTGTCCGAGGCGTAGCGCGGAGGCGTCGAGGGGCCGACCTGCGTGACGGCGTCGTGCGTGTGCGCGCCGTCGGAGCTGATCGCGTGCGTGTGGTTGATCGAGGTCGAGCCCGTGTTGCCGCCGAACGAGCCGTTGAACGGCGTCAGGCCGCCGGCGTTCGGGATCGTGTCGGTGCCGCCCGTCGGCTCGACGTTGGCCGCGCCGTGGCTGCCCACCGAGTAGTCCGCGCCGCGCGGGAACCGCCGCAGGCCACCCGTCGGCGTGATCATCAGGTTCGGCTTGAGGAAGCCCGGCATGTTCGCCGGCAGGTACGGCGAGCCCGGCGTCGTGACGGCCGCGCCGTCGCAGTACTCGTAGCCGAGGGGAAGGGTCGGCACGGCCGGGGCCGTGGCGGCCGTCGGCGGCTGCCAGAGCAGGATGCCGCCCAGGGGCACGACGCCGACCTGGACCGCCGCGACCTGGTCGGAGATGGTCGCCGCCGGCGAGGCGAACATGGGCCGGGTGAGGTCGTTCCTGCTGAAAATCTTGGGCGTGCCCACGAGCTGGATGTCGGTCAGGCCCGGGCCGAGGGTCGTGTCCGTCGCCATGTTCGCGACGGCCGCCTCCGCCCCCAGCGCGGTCGTGTGGAAGTACGACAGGGTCCAGACGCCGACAGCGAACGTGATCCGGCCGTAGATCTTCGAGCCGGTCGCGGCGTGGATGATCTCGTCCTTCTTCTGGTCGAGGATGTGCACGACGTTCAGGGGCGCGACGGTGATGACGCCCCGGAGGAAGGGCAGGGAGGCCGACCCGTTCGGGTCCTCACCCACGAAGTTGGCCGTGACGACCGAGGAGGGGCCGGCGGGAACGGAGCCCACGTCGCCCTTGTCCACGAAGTAGCCGTCGAGCTCGCGCTGCGTCTTGAGGAACCCGTTGATCTGCGTGATGTCGGCGTGGTCGATGACGACCGTGGCCGGCTCGTCGACCTTCACCCAGGCGACGGGCTGCACGTTGTCGGGGATGGCGGGCCCAGGGTTCGTGCCCGTCCAGCCCGGCGCGCCCTCCGGGAACGGCTGCGCCACGGCGAGCTGGTTGCCCTGGAGGATCTGGGGCGCGCCGAGGGTGTCGAGGTAGACGAGGTCGTAGCGCCGGTTGCCGGCGATGACGACGGCGAAGCCGCCGGTGAGCTGGTCGGCCGTCTGCACGACGATGTTCTGGCCGCCGATGAAGGCGTAGCCGGCCTTGACTCGGAGCTGGTTCGCCGCCGGGGTGAGGGCCTCGGGCTCGAAGAAGCCCGCGGGCCCCAGGTTCTCCTGACGCTTGCTGAGCCTGCTGGGAACGGTCACGTAGTCCTCCTACCCGAGGGTCCGATGGACCAGCAGGATCTCGTCGAGCGGGTTGAGCGTCCAGGCGATCAGGTTCACGCCCTTGTTGGCAGGCGGGCCTCCGATCGGGGCGTTGAGCGGCGGGCCGGCCTCGTTGTAGTTGATGCCCGGGACCTGGCGCTGGCCGAACAGGAACACGTCCACGTGGTTCGCGCCTGCCGTGAAGTCGAAGGTCGCCGCGATGGACGCCTCGCCGCCGACGGCCGTGTAGAACGTGTACGCCGAGACCGTCGAGGGGCCGATGAGCGCGATGCCGGAGCAGTCGCCCCCGCTCGTGTTCACGAGGAACGTGATGTACCAGGTGAAGCGCAGCTCGAAGGCGTTCGTCTTGGCGATGCCGGCGAACGTCTTCCGCGCGAACATGAGGCCCAGGCCGAGCAGGCCATTGAACAGGCCGGCCTCCGTGTAGGTGAAGCCGTTCCCCTCCGCCGTCGACCAGGTGGCCTCGGCCTTGACCTGGTTCCCCGTGGCCGTGACCGCCACGACCTTCCGCTGGCCGGTGCTCGCCTGGAGGTTCGTGTCCGCGAGGGTCGGCGCCGCCGGCGTGACAGGGTCGCCGAGCTCGATGTAGCCCAGGGCCGAGTTGTTGTTGCCGGGGCCCTGGTTGATGGCCATCTGGGCCATGAGCGACTCGGCCTGCGTGACGACGAGGTTCTTGTCGTCGACGAGGGGAATCCAGGGCCCTGGCTGGCCCGTCTCGGGATTGACCGGTCGGATCTCGACGACGAGCTGGCCGCGCGCCGCCGGACCCTGGTCCGAGTTGCGCAGGCCGGTGAAGCTCCTGGGCACGATGGAACGCCGGGCGTTGATCGCCGCGATCCGCCGCTGCACGTAGGCCCTGGCCTTGTCGAACACGCCCGCCTCCCTTAGCCCACGATCACGACGAACCCCGTGGGGAACGTCGCCGGCGCGAATGTGATGACCACGCGGTTGAGAGTGACCTGCTGGATGAGGCACTGGTTCGCCGCCGGGACGAAGCCCTGCCCCAGGACTCCGAACTGGTAGCCCGCCGAGTTGAAGGGCTGCACCAGCGGGTAGGACCCCAGGTTGTGGTCAATGGTCCACGAGTTGACCAGGGGCGGCACGGTGATGTCAAACACGAGCTTGGCCGGCGCCGCGATGCCCAGGTTCACGTACTGGAGGAGGTCCCGCCAGGCCGCGCCGCCGCCCGACTGCTCGAGCCAGGCTTGCAGCTTGTAGTTGAGCGGGTCCTCGGTGAGGAAGCGCAGCATGCCCGTGCGCGGGTTCGCCGGGAACGCGGGGTCAGACGACAGGTTCGTGCGCGCGACGGCCTGGAGGTTGTCGCGGATCTCCGACGAGAGCACAGGCGTCCCCTGCGCGGGTCGGTCGAAGAGGAAGAGTTGTCCCGGCTCCAGCACGTCGGCCATGGCTCACCAGTACTGAGTGCCGCCCGGCGCCCCCTCGATGACGAGGGTGTCGAGCGGGCAGATGCTTTCGGCGCGGTCCTCCAGGTGGACCGTCGTCTGCGGAGTGCCGACCGTCGGCGTGACCCCGATGAACATGGTGTCCTCGTCGGGCACGTCGGCGACGTCGATCATGTAGTTGTAGTCGCGGCCGGGCGGCGGGTCGCCGGGCGGGGGGCCGCCGTCGCGGTGGTCGCGGAGATGCGTCGTGCAGGCGACGCCGTCGGTCGCGCCCGTCGGGCCGAAGTCGTCGCGGATCTCGGCCACGAGCGCCAGGGCGCGCAGGAGCACGTGGATCGGCCGGACCTCTTCCATGCGCACGAGGAGCTCCGTCACGCCCTCCTCGGTGATGAGCGGGATCGGCGCCCCCATAGGCGAGAGCAGAATGTCCACGTCGATGCGGGCCGCGTGATACGGCCGCTCGTCGGTGATGCGCTCGAGGTCGACGACGACGGGCCCGACGGACGGCGCGGGGAGCGTGAGGCGGAAGTCGCCCGTGCGGAGGTCGATCGTGCCCAGGGGCCCCGCGGGCCCGAGGAGGATGCCGCCCTCGTCGTCACGCACGGTGATGCCGCCGAGGCCCGTGTCCCGGAACCGGACCGTGCCCGGCTTGATGGGCGCGTCGGCGAGCGTGCCCACGAAGGCCGTCTGAGCCGCGGGCCCGACGGGGATGTTCACCTTCGCGAGCGTCTCGTAGCGCAGGCGCGCGTAGTCCTCGTTGGCCTCGAACACGTCGCGCTTCCAGAGCGGGAACACCTCGACGATCTCGAAGCCGAGGAGGCGGTAGAACACCTTCCAGCTAATCCACTGCCCACGACTCTTGAAGGCGTCGATGAGGCCCAGGAGCGCCGCGCGCTGGGCGTCCTCGGAGAGGCCCTCGGCCAGGCGATAGCCGAGCGAGGCGGCCAGGTTCCCCAGGAGGCCCAGGGGGCACCGGAGCGGGTCGATGACCGCGTCCAGCGACTCGAGCACCGCGACGTCCTCGCCCTCGACCTGTTCCAGCGCATAGAACAGCTCCTGGTAGAGCGGCGAGAGGCCGACCGCTTCCCAGACCGCCTCCAGCGAGGCCGGGTCCGAGGGCGCCAGGAGGAGCTCGTCCCACTCCGAGTCCGGGTCATCCCAGTGGAACACGTACCCGTGGGCGCCGGACTTCTGGTCCTCGCGCTGGATCTCGGGGAGGAGGCGCCGGTACAGGTCGATGCGGAGGCGGTTCCCTGGCTCTCGCGGATTAGGCATCGGGGCCTCCTGCGGGGGCTCCGCACCGGTAGCTCAGGCGGGCGCCCATCATCTCCTTGTCATCGAGCGGGGGTTCGCTAGCTAAGCTATATCCTAGCAATATCTTACGCGTGACGGTTTTGGCCGCTACGGCCGCCCGGACCCTCCTCCCAGGGTAATGGACCGGCGCGCCCATGCGGCAGGCGTCAGTCATTGACCGAGGCCCCCTGCGGCTTCTCCGTGAGCGCCACCGCGCCCAGGGCCGCGACCTGGTTACCGGCGACCACGATGTCCAGGGCCGGCGGGACGCGCGTCAGGGCGTCGTAGGTGAGCAGGAGGTCCCGGCCGGCCGCGATGGGCGAGCCCGCCAGGCGCGTGAAGAAGCGGCCGCGGAGGTAGTCGAGGAACGCCACGGGGAAGGGGTCCGAGGGCCCGGCCGCGGGAGGACCCCACAGGCGGCCGGTGTTGTCGGCGAACAGGCCCTTGTCCAGGCCGGCCGCGCCGGGCGTCTTGACCCGGAACACCCAGCCCGCGTAGAGGAAGGTCGCCACGTTCGTGACCTGGATCGGGAAGGTCCCGGGCGTCCCCACCGGGGGAGGCGAGAGGAAGGTCAGGCGCCCCGTGCCGCCCGCGTACTGGATCGTGTTCTCGCCCAGGCGGTCGAGGCTCACGCCCTGGATCTTCCCCTGCCAGTTGTCGTAGGCGTCCACGACGACGAAGCCGGGGGTCGAGAGGGAGGAGAGCTGGAAGCGCGTCCGGCCCTCGCCGTCGAGCGAGCCGCTCGAGAGGTCGCCGGGGAACGTGAAGTCGAACACGCGGCGGATGCCGTCCCGGGCCTGCGTGATGGTCCCCGTGAGGAGCGCCCCGGCCGCGGGCCCGGGGGGCGGCGTTGCGTTCCACTCGAACAGCACGCGGCCGTCCTCGTAGCTGATCGTGCCGCCGGGGATGACGTTGCCGGCGATGTTCCCCTCGCCGTCGTCGTAGGCGATGAGCGCGCCTGGGGGCTGTGTGCCGTCCTTGTCGAAGCCGCCCCAGACGAACAGGCGCCCGGCCTGGAGGGGCAGGAGGTCGGCGGGCATGAACAGGTCAACGGTGCGGGTCGTCCAGGTGGCCACGATCGGCAGGACGATCGGGAGCGGGTACGTGAAGTCGAAGTCGCCCGTGAGGTAGTTGACCGTGCCGACAGGCGTCACGCCGGAGAGCAGGGTCCCGGCGCCGTTGTCGAACACTGTCTGGGGCGTGCCTTCGACGAAGAGGAGGGTCGTCGGCAGGATCCCGCGAGGGAGGCGGCCGCGGACCTGGTTCGTGGCGCCCACGCGGAAGGAGTCCACGACCTGGCGCCGGTCCCCGGACCACAGGCCGCGGGGGGCCCGACGCACGATCGGGTAGTAGTCCGTGGCGCCGTCGACGACGCTCACGTTGCCATCGGAGGCGCCCAGGTTCTCCGTCTTGGGGAAGAACACTTCCAGCTTGGCCTGGGCCGTGACGGCTGCGCCGGCCGTGGGCGCCGTCGCGAAGCTGATGAAGAACTTCCCCGTCTCGTAGTCCATCGCGTTGCCCAGGGGGGTCGTCTGGCCGGGCGTGGCGAGCGGGTCCACGTCGCCCGAGAAAGCGCCCTCTCCGTTGTCCACGACCTGCTGGATGCCGTCGGTGATGACCACGGACTTGGGGACGATCGTCGTGCCTTCCAGGAAGGCGAACTGCCCCTGGAAGAGGTTCACCGACCCATCGCCCACGGCGGGCACGAGGGCGCCCGTGCCCAGGAGGATGAACACGTCGGTCGTGACCCGCACGGAGCCCGTGATGCGGGTGATCTCGACCCGCTCGACGCCGGCGACGTTCTGGAACGTGTCGTAGAGCTGGGAGATGGAGACGTTGATTCCGGGCAGTACGGCCGTGCTCTGGAAGAAGCGCTGCAGGGCCGCCTCCAGCTCGGCGAACACGGCCGCCCGGACCTTCCCCTGCACGAGGGTGATGTCGGCCTCGATGTCGACGAGGACGACGACGCCGTCCTTCATCTCCACGACCGTCGTAATGGTCCTCTTCGAGTCGAGCAGGTTCTTGATGCCCAGCTTGAGGGGCGAGTTCGCGGTCGAGAGCTGGCCGAACTCGTCCCGGCCCCAGACGGCCACGCAGACCGTGTTCAGCTCCGGGCGGCGCTGCTTGAGGAAGGCGGCCGCGTGCGAGGGCGCGCCGTAGAGGCTGTCGAAGTAGGTCGCCGACAGGGTCGTGAAGTCCTCGCGGGTGACGGCCCTCTCGTTCGACTTGGCGAAGCGGGGGGCGAAGAAGCGCGCGTGCTCGACGGTCTCCTGGGGCTCGCCGCCGCGCCCGGGCTCGAAGTTGCGGATGGCGACGGGCGTCGCCGCCCCCGAGGGGAGCACGCCCTGGATGACCGTGTTGAGTTGGCCCGTCCCGATGTTCCCGCGCGCCCCGCCGCCCGTCCGATAGGTCACGGTGATGGTGGCGCCGGCCGGCGGGATGATCCCGAACACGCCGTCCCCGAAGCGGATCGTCGCCCGGTCGTCCGTGTCGTAGGTGAGCTGGTAGCGCTTCTGGGCGCCGGCGATCAGGTACAGCACGTCGACCTGGGCGCCCAGGGGCGGCGCGGCCCCGTCGGCCGCCACGCCGAACGTCAGCGTCGTCACGCCCTGGAGGTCTTGCGAGGCCACGAACTCGCGCGCGGCGCCGGTCAGGGCCGGGACCTGCTGCCACTTCTCGGCCCCGTCCGACCCCATCCCGAGGGGCGTCACGATCACGACGAGCCCGTCCTCGTCCTCGGGGTCGATGATGGCGTTCAGGAGGCGCAGCTCGAACGTCTGGCCGTCGGTCCCGTCGGACGTGAAGCCGTCCCGGCCGCGCCTGTCGCCCTCGATGAACACGAGGGAGTCGACCTCGTCCCAGACCTCGCCCAGGATCGACACGGCCACCGAGCCCTCGATCGTCGCCGGCTGGCCGAGCTCGAACGCCTGGAACTGCGTCCCGTCGCTGACGAACGTCTCCTCGCGCGTGGCGCCCTCGACGAGGACGATGAGGTCATCGGTCGTGCCATCCGGCCAGAACGGCTTGCCGGCGGGGATGACGAAGTCCTCGGCCACCTCGAAGGTCAAGCCCCCTTCCGTCGTGGCGCGCGTGCCCTTGCGGAGGGTGATCGGCACGGCCTGGGGCGGGGTCGGCGTGGCGCGCACGGCCACGGAGGCCGATGTCGCCGGCCGCATGCGGTAGCCCAGGGCGCGGGTCAGGACGACCATCGCCTCGCGCGTGTCGGCGAGGATCAGCAGCGAGTTGCGGAAGCGCCTGTCGTAGTAGTGGGCGTTCTGCTCGTGAAACCAGGAGAGCACGTCGATGATCGCCGGCACGACGCCCGACTGGATGACGTCGTTGTAGCGGAACTCGGTGATGCGCCTCTTGAGCAGCTCCAGGGCCCGCTCCCGGATGACGTCGAACGTCCGCGCGGCGTAGTCGATCTGCGGGGCAATGCCGGGCATGACGGGCTCCTGCTAGGCCGCCAGGTTGTACTGGATGGGCGCATTGTAGACGCGGGCGGCCGGGTCCCCCACGAGGGAAAAGCCCACGGTGACGACGATCGAGTAATCGTCGGGCTGGTCGGTATAGACCGAACGAACGACGATGCGCGGCTCCTGCTCGGCCAGGTCCTTCTCCGTGAAGTAGCGCACGAGCGAGCGCGTGATCTCGTCGTTCGGCTCGAACAGGAGGTAGGGGACCCAGGAGCCCAGCTCGAGGTTGTAGGGGATGCTCCCCTTGGGCGTGCTGATGATGTTCACGAGGGACGTGTAGATGACCTGCACGTCGTCCTTCGGGCCGAAGTTGTCCACGGCGCGCGGCCCGAAGGGGAAGGCCGGCCCCGTGTACCTCGTGCGCGCTGCCCGCTCGCCGGCCATCAGTTTGCCTCCGTGGCGATGCTCGTATCGACGCCCGGGATCCACAGGTCGCCGGCCTGGGGCGGGAGGGTCGTGCCGCCGGTCTCGTTGTGCGTGTGCGCGTTGTACTTCACCAGGGCCGAGAGCAGGATGAGCTTCTGCTTCGCGCCGACAACGCCGAGCTGCACGAGACCGGCCGTCGTGATGATCGTGATGCCGGCGCCGGCCAGGGCCAGGGCGCCCGTCGCCGTGATGGTCAGAACGGCCCCGGCCATGAGCGTGAGCGCGGCCAGGAAGTTCAGGATGGCGGCCCCGGTGTAGGTGAGGTTGAGGACGCCGCCGGCCGTCACGTTCGTGGCGCCGGGCCCGGTCGAGGTCATGGTCACGCCGCCGGCGGAGAGGAGCGAGAGGAGGCCCGTGCTCTGGACCGTAGCCGTGCCGCCGGCGGTCGCGCTGATGTTGCCTCCGGCCACGACGCTGGCGTTCACCCCAGCGTTCACGTTCACGTTCCCGGGGGTCTGGATGGTGATCGTCCCAGGCGGGGCGTCGTCAAGCTCCACCTTCTGCGTGGGGGTCGTGAGGATCGCCTTGCCCGTGCCGGAGTCGTCGAGCTCCACGCGGCGCGTGGGCGTCTCGAGCAGGGCCTTCGTGTCCTTGTCGGAGATGAACAGGCGGCGCCCGGAGGGCAGGGACAGCTCCGCCTTGACGCCGTCCAGGGCGTCCGCGTCGACGAGGTCCAGCTCGACGCCACCGGCCGTCTTGATGTAGACGTGCTCCTGCCCGGCCTTCCAGCGCATCTCGAACGTGTGGCCGCCGGCCTTGATGAGCCGCGTCATGGGGCCCGGGTCGTAGCTGGACGAGAACTCGTCCGGGATCTTGGCCAGGGGGAACCATCCACCCAGCCAGACAGGCTTCTCCGGGTCTCCGCCCCAGAACGTCACCCAGACGGCCGCCCCGGGCTCAGGGACCCATGCCTCGCCGGCCTTGTCCCCCGTCACGGGGAAACACGGGCGCGCCCAGGGGAGGTCGCCGTCCGTGATGCGCTCCTCTTCCTCCTCGGCGCCGTAGACCTGGTCGACGCGGATGCGCAGGCGGCCGCCCTTGTCCGGGTCCTCATCGTTGATGACGGTCCCGGGATAGAGGCCGTTCCACTGGCGGGGCTCGTAGGGCTGGCCCGTCTCGGGGTTCCTGCTGTCTACCAGGTCAGCGAGCATCGATGACCTCCGCACGAATGACGGTGCGGGGGCGGTCGTCACCGCCGAAGCGGTAGCGGTCGCGCGTGCCGCCCGAGGAGGCCGAGGCGCCGGTGGGGTCCTCCTCGCCCTGGAACGCCTCGCGCCGGAAGCACGCGATCGTCGTCGTCAGGTTGGCCCCGTCCATCGTGTGCTTGACCTCGAGCACGACGAAGCGCCCGAACAGCGGGGAGTCGCGCCGCCCGTCGAGCGTGGCCTGCACCTCCACGACCTTGCCGGGGCGCAGGGTCAGGTCGGGCCGGGTGTCCAGTCGGAGGGAGAAGTAGCGCGGGGCCGCGCGACCCCAGGCGCTACGGGCCTGGGCCTCGACGAGGGCGGCGCTCTCCTCCATCACGGGCAGGACACGCAGCGCGTCCTCCTGGGGGCGGGGCACCCGCCGGGCGAGGGAAGGGTGCGTCTGGGCGGCCTGGCCGTCGACCTCGAACACGATAGGGGCCTGCTGGTCGAGGTCGTAGCCCACGCCGCGGAGCGTGCCCGCGCCGCGCCGATCGGCCGTGCGCCCGTTGTAGGCGACGATCGTGTTCTCTACCCGGTTCTCGACCTCGGCCAGGTCGTGCCGGCGCTCGGAGGGCGCGACGAGGTTCGGCGCCCCGAACAGCAGGCGCTCCTCGTCCATGAACGGGAACACGTCGCCGCGCCCCGAGGCGCTCGCGGCCTCGCGGCCGAGGCGCATGATGAACGTCCAGTCGCTCTCCCGCACCTGGAGGCGGTCGCGCGTGCCGAGCGTGTTTTCGATCGTGGACGAGATGCCGTACTCGGCCGCGATCTGGCGCAGGATCCCGGCGACGGTCGACGCCGGCCAGGCGCGCGTGCGTGCCTTGGATGCCAGGAGCAGGCGCCGGTCCCCGCCCGTGACGTGGCCCAGGAGGGCCGTGCCCTTGATCGCCGAGGAGGAGCCATCCACGACGGCGAAGCGCCAGTCCGTCGTGATGCCCGGGTCGTCGCGGCCGCTGCTCTGCGCGCCCAGGCGGAAGTAGCGCCCGACCTCCGGCTCGTCGCGGCCGAGCAGGAGGGGCTCCCACTCCGGCCACTGCTCCGCGGCGAACGCCAGCTCCCAGGACCAGCCGCCGGCGATCAGGGACTCGTACCAGACGAACTTGCGCACGAAGGCCGTGATGTCGAGGGCCCGCGAGCCCGGGCCACCCGTGCGGAGCTCGAGGATCGAGGTTCCGGTCGCGCCGGCCACTACGTGCTCTCCTGCCGCCGCGCAGTGGCCAGGAGGGCCGCGCGCACGCGCTCGGGCTTGGGGATCTTGAGGACGGTCCCGGGGACGATCTGCTCCATCGGGAAGTCGATCAGATTGGCGTGGGCGATCACGCGCCAGAGGGCGCGGTCACCGTAGACCATGCCGGCCACGAACTCGCACGTCCCTTCCTGGCCTTCCTGGATGGCGACCTCCTCCTCATCGCCGTCCATCGTGATCTCGAGCGGGCGCCAGATGCCGAACGAGGCGCGGCCGCCGATGATGAACAGGCGCGTCGCCTTGTAGGGCGAGGTGAAGGGCAGCTCCAGCTCGATCGCGTCAGCCACGTCTCACCTACACGTTCGGGAGCGTCGTCTGGCCCGGGACACGGACCTGGTTCAAGGCGGCCGCGTTGTCCTGCTGCCGCTGTGCGGTCGCCGCGCGCTCCGCCTGCGCGCGTAGGACGGCCTGCCCGGCGAGCCCAGGGGAGGCACCAGGGGAGGCCACCGTGAACCCCTTGGCCTGGTCCCGGATCGTCTGGAAGGTCGGGTACTCGGGCATGATCGGGACGAAGGTCATGCTCACCGTGGCCCCGTAGGGCCGGGCCGAGATGGGATGCCAGGGGCCCTCCCAGGTGCAGCGCCAGTTGGTGCAGTACCCACGGATCGTGCGCCACGACCCGATGACGATCAGAATGAACGGCGGGTCGTTGCGCCGGAGCTTGGCCGCGGCATCCGTCGCGGCCGCCGAGGGGAAGGCCGCGTTGCTGGCCGAGGCGCGCGCCACGATGCGCTGGGCCTCCAGGTTGGCCCGCTCCAGGGGGAAGCAGATGGCCTCCGTCCAGTTGACCTTCCGCTCCATCTCGATGAGCAGGCCCTCCAGGTCCGCCGGCGCCAGGTTGTTCGGGTCGACGGCCACGCGCTCGGCCGCGCGGAACTTGAGGGTCAGCGGGAAGGGCCCCCAGTCGCCGCCCTGGTAGGTGGCGAAGGACGGCTGGGGCATCCGGTTGCCGCCGATCTTCCGGTACGGGCTGAGCGAGTAGCTCTGCTCGAGCGTGCCGGGGAAGGTCTCGAACACGAGGCGGGAGTCGTCCGAGGCCGCCGGCACGTCCTCCAGGACGAGGGCGCACATCGACGTGTCGTTGTAGGAGGCCGTGGGGACGAGCTTCTTCGCCGGGTTGTCGCGGATGTTCGAGCCCGCTTGCTTGGGCGACGCGCCCTTCGGGGGCGGGGTCATAGCGATGGACCGCGGGGGGAACCGGAACGCGCCAGGAACGACTGTGGGTGGTGTGGCCATGCGTTACCCCGCGACGAAGCCCAGCATGCCGATGCCCCGATCGTCCGCCGCCTCGGGCTTTCCTGGCGCCGGGAAAGCCTGCCCGCGCTCCTCGCCGGCCATGCCGCGGACAGTGAGAGTGCCGCGGAGCGCGCCGAGGATCCCTTGCAGGAGCTCGACGGCCTCATCCATGCCCGGTAGCTCCATGTCCTTGAGCACCGGCGCCACGAACTCCTGGATCACGTCCGCCTTGAGCGGCAGCACGGCCTCCGGGCCGGCCTCGCCGAACAGGCGCGTCGTCGGCTCGACGGCGATGCCGCCCTCAGCCAGGCCGCCGCCTTTGGCCTTGAGCGCTCGCATGCGTTTGTTGAACTCATCGCGGTCACCCTGCGACTGGGCCTCGAGCGCGCCCACGACCTCGGGCGAGACACCCGCCGCCTGCTGCTCCGCGGCGGCCTCCGCCAGGCCAGCGCCTTCCCCCTCGGCCTTCTCCTCGGCCAGGCCGACGAGCTCCAGGATCTTGGTGATGGCGCTCCCCAGGAACCCGAAGTAGTCGACGACGATCTTCTTCACGCCCTCGAACACGCCCTCCATCCGGAACACGTTGACGAGTTGCGTGGCGTAGTCGATCACGCCCTGCACGGCGGCCTTGATCGGCTCGATGAACAGGACGTTGAAGTCCGAGACGTACTTCCCGAGCTTGGGCCCGAAGAAGTCCGCCAGGGCCTCGTTGACCATCTCGACGAGGGCCCCCAGGACGGACGAGACTTCCTCGATGACCGGCGTCAGAGCCTGGATCCCGGCTGCGAGGAGCTGGACGGCCGCGATCACGGCCGGGGCGAACACGTGCTTGATGAGCAGGGTCCCGAGCTTCGTCAGGGGCTCGATCAGCGGGATGAGCGCCATCAGGAGGTCGGCGAAGGTCGTGGCCAGGAGGGGGCCGACCTCGACGATGACGTCCGTGAACGCCTCGATCCGGCCGATGAAGGCATCCGCCAGGATCTCCACGAGCTTCACGACGACGGGCAGGAACGCCGTGACCATCTTGCCGATCGCCGGGAGCACGCGCTGGGCGGCCTCGGCCAGGGCCTGCACGACCCGCATCACGACGGGCACAAGCTCGGCCATCGTCTCCACGATGGAGGCGATGAAGCCGCCGTCGCCCAGGCGCAGGTTCTGGAGCATCGCCCCGACCTGGATGGCCATAGCCGTGAGGATGCCGACGAGTGGGTTCAACGCGTCCTGGATCACGGGCATCAAGGACTGCATCACCGTCTCCAGAATGAACTGGAACGGCGCGAAGGCGTTCTCGATCGCGGCGCCGATGATGTCGAACACCGGCGCGAGCTGTTCCATCAGGAAGTCGAAGATGGGCGTCAGAAGGCCGAGGATCGGTGCCAGGGGCCCGAGGAGGAACCCGACGAGCCCCGCCCCGCCCAGCGTGGCGCCCAGGCCGGTCACGAGAGTACTGACGGTCTTGACGATCCCTCCCAGGGCGCCGGCGCGGCTGCCGAAGTTGTCCAGAGTGTTGCCGGCCGACACGAGGCCCTTGCCGAGGCCGGTCACGGCGCCCGCGACGGCCGAGACGCCCGCCACGCCGGCCGTGCCCAGGGCGCCCAGCGTGAGGGTCCACTGCTCGGTGACCTCCTCCGCGACCATCACCTGCTCGGTCGTCTCCCCCAGGAGCAGGTTCATGGCGCCCAGGGAGTCCCTGTTGTCGTCCGTGGCCTCCACGAGGTCGAGCGTCGTCTCGGTGATGTCGTCGATGCCGGCCAGGGCCAGCGTCAGCGCCTCCTGGAACCCAGCCGCGATCTGGCCGACGCCCAGCGCCACGTCAGCCGCGCCCTCGTCGATGACGCCCGTGGCCTCCTCGAGCGAGGTCGTGAGGTCGAGCAGGGTGTTCTCCACCCCCTCGGCGCTGGCGTCCATCGCGGCCTGGGCGTCCGTGACGAGTCCCGAGGCCAGGTCTTCGGCCTCCAGGAAGAACGTCAGCGAGTTTTCCAGGCCGTCAGCCACCCACTACCTCACATGCCCAGGATCCGCCCCGCCAGCACGCCCAGGAGCGGCCCGAGGCCCTCTCCCGCCTTGAGCAGGTCTTTCTCCAGGTCCGCCCCATGGCGCCGGAGCATGTCGACCCGCTGCCACCTTGTCATCAACCTCCAGTCGGCGTACCGCACGCCGAGCTTGTGCAGGGTCCAGCGTTGCCTACGGAGGGCTTCCAGGAACACCAGGCCGTCCCCTGGCACGAGCACGTCCGCGACGAAAGAGCGAGGCGTCAAGCGGGAGCTTGACGCGCCAGGACCCTCCACAGTGCGGGCAGCGGAAGCGGGGCTGCATGTTGTAGCCCAGGCGATGCAGGTCGATCGCCTCGCGGAGCTCGTCCAGCTCGTAGCTGGGCGTCCGCCGGACCCACTGCAGCGCCTCGATCGTGCTCACCGGCCGGTTGCCGATGCCCACGATCTGACGCGAGAGCATGAAGTTGTAGAAGGGCGAGCCAGGCTTCGTCTGGGCATCGCCCGTCCTGGCGATGAACTCCTCGCCCTGGCGCATGTCGTCGACGCGCAGCATGCGCCAGGCGATGAGCGTGTCGGCGACGGTCGCATGGAAGGGCTCGGTCACTGTCGCCGGCACGAGGCGCTCGGTCGTCTTGCCGTCGCCCTGGGCCTCCGTCTCCTCCTCTGCCATCTCGCGGAGCACGGCCTCCTCGCCGTCAACGAGCACGTCCGGCCAGTTGGGGGTCTCCGCGCCCTCGGCGACGCGCAGGACCGTGCAGGAGAGCGCCGCGAGGGCGCGGGTCTGGTCCGACGCCTGCCCGCACCCCAGCGGACGCTCATGCGTCGGCCGCAGGCCCACCTGGTCCGTCCCGCGCGAGATGGCCAGGAAGTGGATGGAGGCCGCCATCCAGTCCTGGAGCGTCAGGCGCGAGAGGGGCACGGCCGGATGTGTCGGCCGGACGAGCTGCTGGGTGAGTTGCCGGATCACGGCGAGCTTCGCGCCCTTGTCGGCCGAGGCGCCGCCCAGCAACTCCTCCTCTTCGCCGCGCGTCGGGGCGATGAGCACCGTCCCGTCCCACCCCGGTGCCTCGGGGTAGAACAGCGCGATCCCACGCGAGGGAAGCTGGTAGGGCCGCGCCAGGGGGTCAGGGGGCCCGGCAGGCGTGGCCGGCGCGACGCCCGGGGTTACTCCCCCAGACGCCGCGCCGGCCGCTCGGGTCGCCCGGGCCGCTGCCGCGGCCTGGAGGGCCCTCGCACCGAGAGGCAAGGGCGCTCCACCACCGCCCATCAGGGTGTCCGCCTCACCCGTCATGGCTGTATCTCCGTTCTCAGGTTGTTACGGCCGAGGCCCGCCCGGTTAGCTGACCGGGTTGAACAGGCTCGGCTCCCAGATGATCCTGTCGACCGACAGGTTGACCTTCATCACCATGTGCGCGCCGTCGCCGTAGCTCACCTCGATGGGCGGCTCGTCGGTCGGCATGAGGCCCTCCAGGCGCGCGGTGCGTTCGGCCGTGGCGTCCGTCTGGAAGAGGACGACGAAGCCATCGCACTTGAGCAGGCCCGAGGGGAGGGCGAGGCCCGTCTCCTCGTCGTAGGCCCTGGAGAACCATCGGTGGAGGATCCCGCGGATCCCGACCTGCGGGAAGTCGCGGAACGTGATGCTGATCTTCTCCATCGGCTCGGGGCGCGTCAGGTACTGCGAGTTGCCGTTCAGGTAGGGCAGGTTGCCCGTCCCGATCTTGCGCCCGGGGATGTTGAAGTCCTCGAGCGCGAGGATGAGCGGCTCCTTCGCGCCGGGCACGAGCTTGTCGATGGCAAGCTCCAGGATGCCCATGTTCTTGTGCTGGACATCGAACACCGCCCCCGCCTGGGCGATGTGGAGACCGGCGTAGTTGTAGGGCGAGGCCATGCGATCAGCTCCTATCGGCTCTTGCCGGCTCCGTGACCTAGCATGCGGGCCGAAAGAGGCCCGCCGTGGATGAAGAGTGGCGACCCGTCCCAGGATACGAAGGGGTCTACTCGGTGTCGAACCTGGGCCGGGTGCGTCGCGACCTGGGCGGAACAGGGAACGCGAAGGCCGGCCGGATCCTGGCCACCAGTCCTGACCGGAAAGGCTACCGGCGCGTTTCCCTGATGACTGACGGCGTCCGCGACACGCGCCGTGTGCATCAACTCGTCGCTGCCGCCTTCATCGGCCCATGCCCGCCGGACCACGAGGTCGGGCATAAGAACAACGACAAGGCAGACAACAGGGCCGACAACCTCGAGTACTGTACCGACCTGGAGAACGCCAGGAAGGCAGCCGCCGACGGCCTTCTGCGCCCGGCGCGCGGCGAGAAGAACGCCGGGGCCCAGCTCACAGAGCCCGAGGCCCTGGCGATCCTGCAGGAGTTCGTCACCACTCCCGCTACCACGGCCGAGATCGCCCAGGCGCGCGGCCTGGGCTACATGCTCGTGCACCGCCTGGTGACGGGCGAGACCTGGCCGCATCTCCCCGTCGACCGCGAGGCGCTCTCCGCGGCCGTGGCCAGGAAGCGCCACGCCGACAAGCGACGCGCGAAGAAGGTCACACTCGAGCTGGCCGCCCTCCTGCGCGAGGAGTACGCGGGCGGCACCACGACCTACGCGGCCCTCGGCGAGGCGCACGGCCTGTGCTGGGAGACGGTCTACCGAGTCGTGAGCGGCAAGGGCCGCTACGGCCAGCAGTAGACCCAGACTTGCGGTGCCCCAATTCACGGTGTAACCTATCCTGCGACCACGATATCTGCGAAGTCTGCGCCCGAAGGGGTGAGGATCAGGTCGTACTCGATGAACTCGGCCGCGCTCTGCGGCTTGATGAACAGCTTCGCGCGGACGGTCAGCCGGTCGATGTCGTCCGGCGTGGTGGTCGTCCCGTCGACGAGCACGAACGCGTCCTGCAGGCCCCGACGCGCCACGATCGGCTTGAGCGTCTGGTTCAGGGCCTGGCTCATCTCGCGCCACAGGATCGGGTCGTTGAGCTCGAAGATGAAGTCCTGGGAGACGAGGTCCAGGATGTTCATGATGACGTTGACGGTCCACCGCACGTTGATGCGGTCGAGCTTCGACGGCTGGCGCTGGGTCGTGCGCTGGCCGTAGAGGACGAGGCCCCGGCCTTCCTTCCTGATGATCGGGTTCACGACCTCGGTCGTCAGGCCGACGGGCCCGTAGAGCAGGTCACGGTCCTCACGCGAGGCCGAGTAGCGCAGGGCATCGACGAGGACGCGGCCGCGCCGGAGGCCGGCGACGGGGAACCAAGGCGCCGGCGTGTTGGCGATGAGGTTCGCCATCTCGCCGTCGGCCGGCTCCGTCACGTCCTTGGCGCTGTACTGGTCGAAGTAGGTCACCCAGGGCACGATCGTCGCGAGCTGGGACGAGTTGATCTCCGCCTGGGGCGGGAAGGGGACGATGACGGTCGGGACCGCCGGGCCGCCCGGGCTCGTGGCCTTGAAGTGGCCGTTGAAGAAGTCCCGGTGCTCGAACGGGTCGAGCGAGTCGGGCGCCGGGACGACGGCCATCGCGCGCCGGCCCTTCTTCTCGCACAGGGACTGCAGCGCCGTGATGATCTGGCGGTGCCACTGCCCGGGGATCATCAGCCAGTTCACGGGCACCACTTCGTCGTTCGCGAAGAGCTGGAGGCCCGTGTAGACCTGGCCGACCTTGGCGCCGATCACGTCGGCCATGGTGAAGGCCCCCGAGAGGCCCGAGGTCTGGTCCGCGGCCACGTCGGGCGGGATGTAGAGCGCGGCATCGCGCGCGACGACGGTCACGAGGCGGGAGCCGTTGACCTCGTCGTTCACCTTGTCCACGAGCTCCTGGATGGTCTCGGCCTGGCCGAAGGACTCCTGAACGACGCTGTTGAACAGCACCTGGAGGCGGAAGGTCCCCGCCACGGTCGGGTCGGCGCCGAGGAGCACGTAGAAGCCATCGGTCAGCACTTCGCGCTCGTTGCCGATGTCGCCCGGATACTTCGCGACGGCGTCGAGTACGGTCTCCTCCGCGATGACGAACACGGCCTCATCCGCCAGCGGGGCGCCGGTCCACTGGATGCCGGCGAGTCCCGTCCTGTAGTTGAGGAAGTTGTCCGGATCGGAGGGGACGACGACGTTCTGGGTCCAGTGGTCGTCCTGGTCGGTCAGGCCGAGGGTCGCGAACGTGACCTGGGGCTCGCCGGCGCCCGCGATGGACGCCTGCGCGCCCTGGAAGCCGAGGAGACGGTTCGCGTTGCGCCGGAAGGGCGCGGGCTCCAGGTCGCCCACGAACGCGGTCTGGGTGCCGTCTCCGAAGCCCAGGATCGAGGCCGGCGCGTACACCGCGGTCAGGGTCCCGTTGTCCTGCACGTCGAAGCTCTGGATGCCCGCCCCCAGGGGGAGCAGGTTCAGCTTGAGGGCGAACTCGCCCGTCACGTGGTCGAGGAAGGTCGACCCGTTGAACTCGTTCGCGGTCGCGGGGTCGTCGTAGACGACGCCCACCGGGTTGCCGCCCGCGAGGAGCGGCGTGCCCGCGGCCAGGAGCTCGGCGCCGGTCCCGCGCAGGGTGCGCCGGGCCTGCTCCTCGAGTGCCGAGGCGTAGCTCACCTGGATGTTCGCGGTGGCCGTGATCGTGCCGGCCGGGATGGTGATCGACCAGGCGCCCGTGTCGTAGTCGATGGCGCCCACGACGGCCACGGCGTCCGGGGCCCCACGCGGCCGCGTCAGCCACCCGCCCACGCCGTTGTCATAGGCGCGGAAGGGGCCGGCCGAGGTCGCGCTGATGTCGATGTGGACCGTGTTGCGCTTGATCGGCCCCACGATCGGGCTCGCGCCCGGGTCGGTCGAGGCCGCCGAGCCGTCGCCGCCCGCGTCGGAGGGCTGCACGGTCTCGTTCGCGACCCACAGGCCCGTCGGGCCGGGGACGGGGCCGCCGCCCATGTCGATGATCTGGATGGCGTACTCGGCCGCCAGGGAGCCGCCGGCCGGGACGGGCGAGCCCAGGGGATCCCAGGTCACGGACCACACGCCCGTCCGGTAGTTGATGGCGCCGGTCAGGGCCGAGCCGCCGCCGTTCGGCTGGGTGCGGAAGCCGCCGAAGCCATCGTCGTAGACCGGGTTCGGGACGGGCAGGGTCGCGTGGCTGACCGAGAGCACGACCGTGCCGGGGATGATCCACCCGGCCAGGGCCTTGAGCCCGGCCGTCGCGTTGGAGGAGGCGGCCCCACCCGCGGCGTCGGTGCCGATGACCTCGTCGATCGGCACGCTCAGCATGAACTTGTTCGCGTTGTAGAAGCCGACGCCCGCCGGGCCCGAGCCCAGCGTGCCGGCGTAGGAGGCCACGCCCGCGGCCGTGGCGCCGACCGACTCCGTGTTCGCCCGGATCCAGATGCCATCCACGGTCCCGTTGAGGAAGGTCGTCGCGCCGCCGATGAGCTTCACGCCCCAGTTGCCCGTGCGGTAATCGATGAAGCCGACGTGGGCGCCGGCCGAGGGCGAGAGGAGGCCCAGGCCGGCGCCGCCCGAGCCGTAGGTCAGGTTGCCGTTGTCGGCCAGCTCGACGAACCCCGGGCCGACGGCGGTCTGGACGCGGATCGAGAACGTGCCCGGGACGACGGCGTGGCCGACGGTGCCGTAGATGATGGGCTTCGAGGCCAGAGGCCCCGTGATCGTGAGGATGTTCTCGAAGATGCGAGAGCCGCCGACGGAGTCCATCTTGCCGTGGAAGCGGTCCCCGGCGAAGCCGCCCGTCGAGCTGAACTCACTGTCCGTCTTCGCGAAGGCGCCGTCGTCGCCGCCCGTGAAGGACAGGCGCGCGACCTCGCCCGTGAGGGGGTCGATCGTCGCCGCAGGGACCGTGACCCCGGCGCCGGGCTGGAGGGTGACCCGGATGCGCGTCGACCCGTTGTTCACGCGGGAGACGACGATGCCGTTGTCCATGACGAGGAAGCTCTCGACGAGCTGGCCCAGGAAGTAGACGAAGAGGTTGTAGGAGGTCGCCGGCGTCCCGTTGTGGGTCACGGCGAGCTCGAGCTGCGCCAGGTTCGCCCAGGAGCCCGCGGTGATGGCCTCGACGAGCAGGATGTCCTGCCGCCCGGTCGCGTCCAGGAGCATGATCCGCGCCGTGGCCAGGTTCCGGCCGGCGATGCGGGCGTACTTGAGCTGGTTGCCCCGGCGGAAGTAGCGGAGGCAGGCCCGCTGGGAGTACATGTTGTCCGCGGGCCGCCCGAACGTGCTGACGAAGTTCCCCTCGTCGGTCATGTCGATGAGCTGGTTCGTGGGACCCTTCGTGGCCGGCCCGACGCAGCCCACGATCGCGTCGCTGATCTGCGGCGCGTAGACGGTGAGGTCGAACAGCCGAATGTCAATGCCGGGTCCGGGCATGTCTCAGTCCTCCGATCCGCCAACGTCCTCCAGGAGGAGCTGCGGCGGGGTGCTCGTGCTGTCGTATAGCTCGTAGCGGACGCTCCGCACGAGCCGGGCCTCCACGGGCCTGTAGGGGATGTAGCCCTCCAGCTTACCGGACCAAGTCCAGCGCACGGCCTTCGGGTTGTCTCCTGGCTCCAGGTCCGAGTTGTCCACCCACCCCCTCGCAGCCATGAGCCGGACACGCGTCCGCCCTAGCACCCGGCCGTGCTCGAGGAAGTCGAAGGGTGGGCGATACCACTTGTCGAGGGTCCAGTCAACGGGGAGCCAGACGGACTCCGCGTAGAAGCGGAGGTCGATCTGCGGCGCGAGGGCCATTGCGATCTTGTTGGCCCCCCTTCCGGCGACCCACAGGTCGACCTGGACGTCCGCCACGACCGGCCTCGGGAAGCGCATCACGGTTGCCGTCCCGGCCTGGAAGTCCTTCGTCACGACGAAGCGGCCGGGGTTGAACCGCGTGGGATCGTACTCGGGCACCGACAGGTGCACCGACATGAACGGGGACGGCGCCGGGCGGTCCTCGATCGCCTGGGCCGTGGCCACCGGGGCGTCGTAGTCGTCCTCCTCGGCCAGGGCCTTCGCCCCCTGCAGCCGGCGCTTCGAGACGCGGGTCATCTCCGCGTGCGCACGGTCAGGCGTCGCGAACACGCACGGGACCGCCTGCCCGGCGTGCTGCGCCTGGGCGAAGAAGTCCCGCACGGCCTCATAAAACAGTGCGTACACCTACGTGACCCTCCGCAGCGCGGCGCGCAGGCCCGCCGCCGCCACGTCCCGCGGCAGGCGCTTGAACCGGGCCTGGATGTCACGGGCCGCCGGACGCCAGTGCGGCCGGGCCGGGATCTTCCAGCGCCGCGAACCGAATTCGAGGACGCGCGCCAGGAGCGAGAGCTTGATCGGGCCCGAGTCGCCGGAGCCCTCGTGATCGCGCGAGGCCGGCCGCACGGTGTAGGTGACGGACTTCGTCCCGCGCCCCGGGATGACCGCGATGCTGGAGAGGTAGTCCCCGGCCTCGATCAGGATGCGGCCGTCGTGGCCCGCGGCGGCCTTGCGCCGGGCGTGCCGGCGCGTCAGCGGCCGCAGGTTCAGGGGCGTGCGCGCGGCCGTTGGGATGTCGATGCGCAGTGTGGGCGACGGCGCGGAGACGACCCGCGACCCGGGGGGCTGGGGCGCGCCAGCGAAGGCGCGGTCCACGATGAGCTGCCGGAGCTCCTCGGCCATGACCCGGAGCTGCGTCCGGCTGGCCTCGCGCATCTCGGCCACGACGAGAGGGGCGACGGCGACCGTGCCCGGCTTGACGATCAGACGGCCCTGTCCGCGGACCGTGGAAACGAGCCTTACCCTGGCCACGGAACGACCTCCGGCAGCGGCGGCTGCGGTGTCGGGGGCGGGGGAAGCTGGCGGTAGCCCGGCCGCGTCATGTCGTCTGGGGTCATCGCGCCCGTGCCCATCCACATCGCGACCAGGCTCGTAGCCCCCCACCACTCGGGGGTGAGCTGGACGATCTCGTAGTAGCGGCCACGCGACAGGAACACGTCGTCCGCCCTGGGCACGAACAGGAGGTCCGTCGGGGGCTGCCGCGAGAGGCCCTCGGCGTCGTCGCGTGTCCCGAACAGGCGCCCCAGGCGCCGGGCCTCCGCGCGCGTCAGGCCGATGGGGACCGTGCCCGCGCGCTCGATGCGGCCCTTCTTCTGCCCCTTCCGCTCCTTCGTCCAGTCGATGAACAGGTGGGCGGCCACCGGCGGGGCGTAGACGGCCGTGATGTCGGGCTCCTCGTCAAGCACTTCGTCCGCGGCTGCGCCGGATCCCGGGGAGTCGTCCGGGTGGAGGCGCCGCCAGTACCAGACGGCCGGCACGTCGCGCCGGTCCTTCTTCGCCTGCGTCTGGAGCAGGATGCGCTCGGCGCGCTCGAAGGGGACGGGCCATACTCCGCCGCGGTCAGCGACGGCTGCCGGATCGACCACGCGCGCCTCACCCCCGCCGCTCGACGCCGGCGGGGCTATAGGCCCGCCGTATCGCCTACCTGGTGGGAACAGCGCGAGCGTAGCACCGGCCGGCCGGGGTGTCGAGCGCGGCCAGGCCCTGTGGAGAAGTTGGGGGCTTCCGGCCGATGTCAATAGGTACTATTGATGATAGGCCCGAGGCCGCGATGTCGGTACACCGCCCAGGGCGGCCCAGGGCGGTCAGGCGGGCAGGGGCGTGGGCGACGCCTCGGTCTCGTCGCTGTCCTGGGCCGCCTTTCGTGCCTCCTCGCGGATGCGGGCGGCCTCGACCGGGTCCATGCACATCGTCGTCCTCGACTCGTAGGTGCACGCCTGGGACGTCCGCTTGAGCCGCGCGCCCGCGGCGCGCCTGCCTTCCAGAGCGGCGGCCGCCTCGTTCTTGATCTCTCCCGAGTCCTCCAGGTCAGCCGCTGGGGTGGGGGTACCGGTACGGAACGCGCCCGACACAGGCCTCGTGGGCACGCCCTGGGCCGGCGTCACCGCCAACGCGGCCGCCGCTACGCTCTTGATGTGCGCCCCGGCGTCCCGCCTGGCCCGGCCGCTCGCCGCGACCTGCGCCTGGAGGTGCTCCATCTCAGGATCGGGACGAGGTGACTCGTGAGCGGAACGATCCGGCGCGGGCGATGCTGCCATGACCTACTCCCTCGACCGGCATACTAGCCCTTCGGCCTGGGCCGGTCTAACCCCTTCCCCGCGGATGCACGTCACGCGCCACGGTCTCGACGCGGGTGTCCAGCCGCTCGATCCTGGCCGTCAGGTCCCGGACGGCGTTGGCGAGCCCTTCCACGGCCTCGGCCGCCGCCGCCTGGACCTCCTGCGCTTCCTTGTCCCGGGCGAGCTGCTCCCGCAGGAGTGACATGTTCTCGCTTCGGCGCTCGGTCGCGACCTTGCCGTCGGCCTCGCGCCACTCGCGCTCGAGCTTCGCGTTCTGCTCCTGCAGAGCCGCGTTCCGCCGGAGCTGCCAGTAGGCCAGGCCGCCCGTCACGAGGAGCATGACGAGAGTGACGAGAAGGGCGCCGCCCTGCTGGATCCGCTCCAGGATGCCGACGGCCTTGTCAGCAGCTTCGACGGGATCCTGCGCGAGGAGCAGGTAGATGTCCATGGACGGTCTCCAGGAGCGGGCGACGACCTAGCGTAGCGGATGACCCTGACGACCGCCGGCTAGCGGCTGTCCACGATGGCCTGCACTTCGGGGATGGTCGTCGCGGCCCGCACGAGGTCCTTGAGCGCGGTGCCCGACGCGAGGTGTGCCTTCACGGTACCCATCGCAGTCCCGTACATCTGCAGGACCATTACGGCGTCCGTCACGGAGAGCGTGGAGGAGTCGTCCAGCGTGTTCACGACGAGCGGGTACGTGAGGAGGTCTTTCCCCACCATCATGCCGATCCAGTACTTCTGGGCATTAGACGAGAGCGAGAACACCTTCCCGGCGAAGCTGAACCCCTGGTCGATCAGCTCCTCTGTCCTCGTGTCGATCGCCAGGTACTTCGCCCTTTTCGTCTGCTCCAGGCCGGACTCGCCCGAGTTGTCCACGCCCGCGAACGCGTACCCGGCATCGAGCATGGCCTGGTCGAGGGCCGCCCGTTCGTCCGACGTGAGATCATGGTCGAAGTCGATGAACAGCTCCACGGCGCAGTTCACCGCTAGCGGAACGAGGTCTACGTCGCGGATGCGTCGGTCGATGTCCTCGTTCTGGCGGCTGTAGTGGTAGGTCGGCACCGCTACACCCTCTTGAAGCGCATCGCGGGCGCCGTCGAGTTGAACGTCGTCAGGGCCTGTGTGAGCGGGTTGAACGTCGTGGGGACCGTACTGACCGGGATGACCGTCGCGAACGGCGTGGGGTGCGTCCCTGCCTGCACGTTGAACGTGATGAGGTCGCAGGCATTCGGGAACAGGGTCCTGAACGTGAACGTGCCCAAGGCGCTGGAGCGGCCCCACAGGGCGTAGACGACGCCCTGATCGAGGCTGACGAGGCCCTGCGCAGGCGTGATCTCGAAGTTGCCCAGGGCGCCGGGCGCGACATCGCAGGTCGCGATCAGGTTCGTCGGGCCGCCGCCGATCCCACCCGGCCGCTGGAACAGCAAGAGCCGTAGCGCGCCCGGGGGCGTGACGAGCGTGAAGCGCACGACCACCCGGTTGAACTGGCCTCTGCGCACGGCCTTGAACGCGGCGCCTTCATATACGGTCTGCCCGACGCGCGTCCCGTTGCCGAAGTGCGTGAACTCCGGGAGCAGCGAGAACTCCTCATCCACCGCGGCCAGGTTGGATGGGACGCCGCTCGTCTCCGTGTCAAAGTCCACCTTCGTGCCGCTCTTGGACGCTGGGTCGCCAGCCGGGAGAGGGGATCGAGCAAGCGAGGCGAACGAACGGGTCCCGAACGGCCCCAGCCGCGCACGCTCGGCTGCGAGGGCCGCCAGCACGTTATTGCGAGAGACCTCCGGGTTCGGGTTCTCCTGCGAGTCGTTGATGACTTGGCCGGCCATGCGCCTCCTCTACCCGACGTAGCCCGGCGGAGGGATGGACGCCAGCGAGCGCCGGAGCACGGTCTCGATCTCGGCCCACTCGTCCTTCGCCTCGGCGCGCAGCTCCTTGTCGTCCATCTGGATGTCGCCCGTCGGGTGCTTCATGGCCCCACGGGAGCCCAGGACGCGGGCGAGGGTGCGCTTCGCGGAGGCCACGGCCAGGCGCCGGAAGTCGGTCTCGTAGTCGTAGCGGATCTCCTCCACGTATCGCTTGCGCGTGGCGTAGACGACGACGCGCGTGTCCCTGGAGGGGCACGACAGGTAGAGGTTGCGCGTGGCAGGGTCCCAGCGCCAGTCCGGCCGCGAGCCCGTCATGCGCTCGTAGAGGCGCTCGCCGACGTGTAGCTGGAAGAACGTCCTGGGGCCCTGGTAGCCCCAGCGCAGGTAGTAGCCCTCCAGGAAGCCCGCGCGCGGCCCGATGATCCGCCGGTTGCGGTCGGAGAACTGCACGTCCAGGACGTTCTCCACGTAGGTGTAGGGGTGCCCCAGGGGATCGACCTGGGGGTCCTCCGCGAAGAACGTGATGCGGATGGTCTCAGCCGCCGGGACCTCGAACGGAAACCACATCCCGAACGGCTTGTACTTGTTCAGGCACTCCAGGGCGCGCGCGAGCGCCGCGTCGAGCTGGCCCTCGGTGAGGTCAGGGTCCACCCCTTCCCCACCGAGGTCGTCCAGGATCCGCTGGCGCCATTCCGCGCGAGTCGCCATGGCGCACCTTTCCTGGGGCCGGGAACTACTCCAGGCCCAGCTCCCCGACCAGGCGCTCCACGATGTCCTCGTGGACGCCGGACGTGTCCACGCCCAGGGTCTGGGCCATGGTGGCCGCCGCCTCGGGCTTGAGGGCCCGCGCCTCGGCCGCCGACGTGGGCAGGGTCAGGGGGCTCGCCGGGCCCTTGCGCGTGGAGCGCACCGGGGGGCCCTTGGGCGGTCCGCCGGCGGCCTTGGGCTCGCTCTTGGCCTCGGTCTTGACCTCCGGGGCCTCGGCCGGCGGGGGCGCAGCCTGGGGCGCCGGAGGGGCTGGGGGCGGGGCGGCCTGTGCCGGCTTGGGCGGAGGGTCCTTCACGACCATGTCCCCTGGAACGTGCGGTGCCAGGTCGGGCCGCACGTCGCCGCCGGCCGGGATGAACCCACCCCGGCCGGTCGCGCCCCCGTGGCTCACGATCATGTTGCGGCGTGCCTGCGACACGGGCTAGATGTCCAGCCCCGAGGCGGCCCGGGTGAGCCTGGACGCGAGCACTTCGCTCGGCTCGGCCACGCCCGAGGGGGCCTCGCCCTTGGCCGCCTTCTCCCGGACGCGCTCGACCCACGGGGGCGGGAGGATCCCGACGCGGATCTTGCGGTCGCGCTCGAGCTGGCGGGCGCGCTCGAGCGAGAGCTCCGCGAGCCGGATCACGCCGTATCCCGTGCCCTGGGCCACGAGCTGCTGGACGTAGAACGCGCCCTGGCGCCGGTCGCCCATGTCCATCCGCGGGGAGTCGCTCGGGACCTGGGCCTGCGCGCCCACGATCACCGGCCGGTTGCCGGCGTTGATGACGAGGTCGGTCGGGCAGTCCTTGTCGGTCGGGAGCCACCAGTAGAGGCGCTCCAGCTTGTTCTCCGGCGTGTCGGGCGGCAGCGGCGGCCTCCCGTACGTGTCGAGCTTCTCCACCTTCTCCGCCGTCTTGCTGCCCTTCTCGCTCACCGTCGTCGTCCTTCGCGGGTGTCCCGCTTGTACCGGTACCCAGGGGCACCGGGAGGTTCGGTCCCCAGGATACCAGACGAGCCAGGGCGTCACATCCCCGTACAAGGCCCGAGCCCGGGACGGTCGACCCGGGCTCGAGCGAGGAGATGTCTCGATGGTCAGAAGTCGAAGAAGTGGCCCGCAGTAGCCTGCTAGGCCGGGTCGAAGAAGTTGTCCGGCTCACGCCGGCGAGAGCCAGCGTAGCAGCCGCGCGTGCTTCCTGGCGAGCCGGGTCTCGGGCGTCGAACCAGCGTAGAGCAGGCGCGCCACGAGAGGGGCCGTGGCATCGCGGATGCCGTAGCGCAACTGGAATGCAGGATGAACGGCCCCCCGCGAGTCTGTCCACGATTGATCGTAGATACGGGACGGCGGCCCGAACACGGACTGGATCCACAACGAGAACGCGCTCGACGCAGTCGTGAAGATTACGGCCCCGCTGGGATCGGCCGAGCCATCTCCGTCGAAGAAGCCACGCAGGAATGGGAGACGCATCGCGGCCGCCAGGCGCGGAGGCCCCACTAAGTTGACTGCTTTCCCGCCGGGAACTCCCCGGAGCGCGTAGGTATCGCGCAGGGCCGCGACCCACTCCGGGCACGTGACCCCCAGATAAACCGCGTCGTGCCCCTGCGTAGTCTTGTGCTCCCGGATGGGCTGCTCGAGTTGCGCCGCCTTCTGCAGCAGCTCTAGGTGCCCACGGTCCTTCTTCGCCAGCCCGATGTTGACCGAGTTCCCGGTGATGCAACCATCAGCCGCGATGAACCCAGCCCAGTACGCCCGGGTGTCGTCGACCTCATCGAAGAACGCGCGATCGAACCTGTAGCGCACACGCTTCGGCCGGGAGGCTCCCGCGCGCTGCGTGAACTTCAACACCGTGGCCTCGGAAACGCCCAACCGCGCCGCGACCTCTTCCGTCTTGAGGCCCTCGTCGCGGTAGAGCCGGACTATCTCGGCCGGGTCCGCCTTGGGCGCGTTGGCCTCGCCCAGGGACCGCTGCTTCACGCCCTGGCGGGCGAGAGCCGCCCGTACGGTCACTTGCCCGACGCCGTAGCGCCGGGCAAGGATCGTCTGACCGTCACCGTTCTCGTAGTCCCGGGCGAGCTGGGCTTCCTGCTCGTCCGTGAGCGCCCTTCGATTGGCCATCTTGACCTCCTGCCTTACGGCTACCGCATGATAGCGATAGCCGCAGAGAAGGTCAAGAATAGGCTATCAAAGGTTGATGACCTTGCCCGTGCCGATCTGGTTCGAGTTGATGATCTTGAGCACGTACTCGGTCAGCAGCGCGAAGTCCTTGCGGAACCCGCGCACGTGCACCGGGCTCTTGTAGAGCGGCACGTAGGTCCCCATGACCGCCGCCGTGGAGACGAACTCCTGGCCGCGGTGGGTGAGCACGAACTCGTCGCGCGGGAACGTCGGGTCGGCGATCACGTCGATGTCGTGCCGCGCGAGGCGGCCGACGTAGCGCGGGCCGGCGATGCCGTCGTTGGCGAACTTGACGCCCTCGAACCCGTCCTGGAACGCGACGATGAAGAGGATCGAGGGGTGGATCACCATCCGGTTCGGGCGGACGAGCTGGGTCGCCTCCCAGATGAGGTCCTGGAGGCGGCTCAGGTAGAGCGAGAACGTCTTGAGGTGGTCCCGGTACGACACGCCCGTCGGGGCCGTGTTGTCGAACAGGATCGAGCCGCCCGTCGCGTTCTGGCGCAGGGTGTTGACGACGTGCTTGAACTTCTCCTGGGCGATCAGGCGCGCGCCGGCCTCGATGATGGTCGGCTCGGCGTCGATGCCGTAGTCGTTCATGAAGTCCATGACGGCCTGGTGCGACCACGACGCGCCGAGCGCGCGCGGCCGGGCCTGGACTGCCTCGGCGCGGAGCAGGATGCCGTACTCGGGCAGGACGAGCGACGCCTCGATGTTGTACTGGTAGCTGACGCGGACATCGCCCGCGGCCGCCACCGCCAGGCGCACCGATACGGCGCCCGTCAGGTAGTCGATCGTGTTCGTGAACCCGCCGCCGGGCGCGCCCACGTCGCCGACCAGGTTGCCGTTGCGGTCGTCGCGGACCTGCTGCGTGCCGTCGGTCAGCAGCAGCGTGCCCGGGATGACGGGCGAGTAGCCCAGGGACACGTTGAACGTCGCGCCGCCGGGGCCGGACAGGCGCTCGTTCTCGATGTTCTCGGACGTGAAGTCCTGCGTCCCGCGGAACCCGGCCAGGGCGTCGAACAGCTTCGTCCGGTCACCGATCTGGCCCTTGGCGCGCTCGCTGACCACGTCCAGGTAGTGGATGCGGCCGTTGCGCGAGGAGAGCGGCTGGTCGGAGATGACCATGTCGGTCTGGTCGTCGGCCTGGGCGGCCGCGATCAGCGCGAGGCCCGACTTGATCCAGGCGGGCAGCGAGGCGCGCGAGGTCTCGTCGATCGTGCCCTGGCGCATCGCCGCCTGGACGAAGTTCTCCATCAGGCGGGCGCACTTGTACGCCTTGAGCGGGTCCTTCTCCCGGTTGGGACCCGTCTCCAGGATCTCCATCGGGTTGAGTCCCTTGATGTCGAGTTCCGGGAGCGAGAAGCTCTCGTACTTCTTCACCAGGGCCCTGTGCTTGTCGACCAGGCGGTCCGTCAGCATCCGAGACCGCCGCGCCATCTCACGAGTTGCGATCACATTGCTCTCCTGCGCGTCGTTGTAGGCTCGACGCCTCGGTTAGTTCTCGCCCCGCGCCCTACGCCTGTAGGCCGCAACGCGACTCATGGTCCCCGTCGCCAGGGACGCCTCCGTGAGTTCTCCGCCACCGAGCAAGGCCGCCTCCTCCGCTTCGGTCAGCGGACCTCCGGGAGCGTCCGGCACGGCCAGGCTCTCCACGGCGGTCGTCCCCACCTTAGCACGTGCACCAGCCGGAGTCGCGCCGTTCGTCGGTGCGGGGGCCTGGGCAGGCGCCTGGGCGGGGGTCTGGGCGGGCGGCTTCGCGGGGGCCGCCGGCTTCGTCGACGCCTCGGTCATGGGCGCCGGGGGAGCGGCGGGCTTCTGGGGGGCGGGCTTCTGGGGGGCGGGCTTCGGCGCGGCCGCGGGCTTGGGGGCAGGGGCCGGCTTGGGCGCCGCCTCGGTCACCGGGATGAGCGGCTTGCCCAGGAGGCCGAGCGCGAAGTTGGCCTCCGCCACGACCTCGGCCGGGCTCTTGGCCTTGTCCAGGCGCTCCTTGATGCGCCCGAGCTCCGGGTGGAGTTGGACCACGCGCTTGATCTCGGCCTCCGTGAGCGCGGCCCGCTGGACCGACGACATCGTGTTCACGAGGTCCGTCATCTGCGCCTTCTCGCGCTCGAGACGCGTGACCTCCTCCTGGAGGTAGGAGGTGCGCTTGCGCAGCGCCACGACCTCGCCGGCGGGCGTCGAGTGCTCCATGAGCGTCTTGCCGGCGATGGCCTTGACCGCGGCCTCGTCCTTGGGCGCCGTGGGCACGGAGTAGCCCTTCTCACGGGCGATGTTGTAGGCCGCCGCCACGGCACGGTCCTGCTCGTAGCCCTTGTCCTTCACCAGGTGGGCGATCTCCCGCCCGATGAAGTCCTGGGCGTCCTTCGTCATCTCGGTGAGCGAGGGCTTCGCCGGGGCAGCGGCCGGCGCGATGCCGACGAGCCTGGCCGCCTCCGCCACGGCCGCCTTGCGGCGGGCCACGAGCGCCGCTTGCTCACGGCGCGTGACTTCCTCGCACAGGCCGCAGCCCTTCACGAACCCCTTGTGGGACTCGTGGACCTTCGCGGGGGTCGGGGGCGTGCCCTTGCCGATGGGCACGAGCTTGCCCTCGCGCATCCCGGACTTCGCCACGCACTTGCCCTGCTCGTTGAACTCGGCCAGGCCCAGGAGCTCGTCCTTCTCCGTGAAGTACAGGCGCGCGTGGCCAGCAGGGCGCTTGCCCTCGGCCATGGGACGAGGGACACGGGAGTAGTACACGGCCTGGCGCTTGGCCTCGTCCTTCTTCTTGTCCTTGTCCTTCTCCTCCTCGTCGTCCTTCTTCCCGTTCTTCCCGTTCTTCCCGTTGCCGTTCCCCTCGGCCTCGGCCACGCCCACGTCGATCTTGGGCGCGTTCACCCAGTCGAGGTCGTGGTCCAGGTCCTCGGGATCGTCGAGAGGAAGGGCCGCCGGGTAGCCAGAGCCGCCCTCGGCCTCGGACATGCCGCGCCGCATGCGCTCCATCTGGCCGCGCATCTCCATGTAGCCGGCGCGGTGCATCTCCATCTTGGCCTTCATCTCGGCGTAGGTCGCCTGGGACATGGGCTCCTCCGGCTCTGCCATCTCCATCGGGGGCATGGGGAGACCGTCCATGTCGCCGTTGTCGTAGATGCCCATCTCGCCGAAGTCGGAGGCGCCGAAGGACGCGGGTGCGGTGGGGCCCATGCCGTTCTCCTCGTAGGGGTCGTCGCCCAGGATCTCCAGCCCGCAGGGCTCGTCGTCCAGGTCGAAGGGGAAGTGATCGAGCTCGTCGTCCTCGGCTTGGGGGACGGACGTCTGGGGCTGGTCGGCCACGGACGGGAGCGTGTTGATCGCCTCGTCGAAGCCCAGCGGACCCCAGACGCGCGGGCGGTCCTGATGGCCCCATGCCTGCTTCCCGCGGATCTTGTCGTGCCGCGGCCAGAACCCGTAGTTCTGCCCGCGCTGCGTGGCCGGCATGTAGAACGTCCGGTCGCCGTAGCGCGGGTGCGTGGCGTAGGCCAGGCCCTTCGCCGCGTCGATCCTCGTGATGACGTACTCCGCGCCGCCGTCGTAGGCGATGTCCCCGACCTGGGGCGTGGGATCGCCCGGCAGGGCCTCGCTGAGCCGGTCAGCCCAGACGGTCTTGCCATGGCGTACGACACGCACCTCGTCGATGGCGATGTCCTTCATCCCGAGCACGCGCTTGATGTGCTCGATGGCCTGGAGGGCGTCCGTGTAGCCGGTCTGGACGGACACGCAGCAGTCGTCCTGCTCGACGTGGAAGCCGGCGGCCTCCAGGGCCTTCATCGCCTTCTCGGCCTCGGACGCCGAGTCGAAGTCGCGCAGCCAGACGCACGTGCCCGTGAAGGGGACCGCAGCGACTTCCTCCGCGTCCTCGGTGACGGGCTTCTTCGTCGCGGCCTCGGCCTGGGCGCGCATGGCGTCGCGAAGGGCCGCACGGAGCGCACGCCGGGCGTTCGGGTCCTGCTTGGCCGCCTCGGTCATGGCGGCGCCGACCACGTACTGGGCGTGGGCCTCGGCCGCCGCCTTCGCGGCCGCGAGGGTCTGCAGGGCCTTCGCGATCCGCTTCGGCGCGAGGTTGTGGATCTCCAGCCAGACGTCCCACTGGTTGATGGAGTTGTCGTAGGCGCGGTAGTGGCCTGCGCCGTCGGGCAGCGCCAGGAGGAACTCGTTCGCGCCGGTCGGGGGCATCTCGTCGTCCACGCCGCCGGTCGACGGGTCGCCAGCCTCGGCCTCGGTCACGTTCTTCTCCTGGGCGGCCGCGGGCGCCGTGGGGAACATGCGCGCCAGGGCGGACTCGGTCTCGATCCGGCACAGCTCGCGGGCCTTCGCCTCATCGCCGCCCACCGACTCGAGGAGCGCCTTGCGGCTCTCCCGGAGCTTCTGCGACACGACCTCGGAGCCAGGGGTCGACTCGTCGAGCACGCAGTCCCAGGCGCCCGGCTCGTAGTCCTCCTGCACGTCGTCCACGCCATCCACGCCGCGGACGACCGACCCGTGTCCGCGCGAGGAGACGCCGAAGCCGACGCCGTCGCGGATGTACGACTCGGCGATCCGCCCGTCGGGCGTCGACATCGTCTCGAACGTGATCCAGACCTCGCCCTGGGCGTTCGGGGCTTCGACCTCCGTGACGACGATCGCACCGAGGCCCATGCCCCCGCGTCCCTCCGGGGGGTGCTCGAGCTGGCCCACGACGCGGCGGGACTTGACCCGGCGCATGAACACGCTCTCCGGGAGCGTGTGCCTGCCCCACGTCTTCTTCGTCTCGTAGCGCCGGTTGTTCCGGTTGACGAGGCCGCAGTGCTGGCCCTTGCACCGGACGCGGAAGCGCCCGTCGGCCAGCTCCGTGATGTTCCCCTTCGCGCCCTCGGTCAGGGCGCGCGGGTCGACGGAGAAGGTCTCGCGGAGCTCGATCCGCTGAGGGGCGTTGCGCTGCTCCGCGAGCAGGAGCCGCGCCACGGACGGGGTCAGGAGTTCCACGCTCACAGGGGTGCCCTCCTGAGCGGCTCCTGCCCGAGCATGAGGCCCAGGCGGAACGTCGACGGTGGGGGAACGTGGCGCCGGGAGCGGAGCGTCGAGCGCTGGGCGCCGTTGGCCGTGCGGGACGCCTCCAGGCGCGCGAGCGCGATCTCCTGCTGGCGCATGGTGGGCTCGTCCAGGTCCGCGATGGCGCGCATGCCGCCGGTCGCCGGCTCGTAGGCGATGTGCATCTCCATCGTCAGCTTGTAGAGCACGTCCCGGCCGCCGGGAAGCCCCTCGATCCACCCGCGGTCGCCCTCGCGCTCGAGGTCCAGGCGGTACGTCTCCGAGTCCGTCCGGTCCTCGTTCGGTAGCTGGAGGATGACCGTCGGGTCCGTCGGGTGCGCGCGATGGAACAGCACGACCTTGGGGAGGTCGGCGTAGCGCGGCAGGGGGACACGGACAGCCATCAGTAAGCCCTTACTGGAGCAGAACGTCCCACTCCAGATGCACGTCCAGCGGGAGGTAGGGGCAGGAGTGCTCGTAGGAGGCGGAGATGTTGGTCGCGGCGTCCGGGACGATCGCCGTCGCCGGGGGCGGGGGGCCGAAGTCGAGCGACCACTGCCCGGTGAGGTAGTTGATGAGGCCATCGGCCGTGGCCGTGACGTTGCCGTTCGCGTCGCGTCGGATGCCGACGAGGCGCCCCAGGCCGTCGTCCCGGATCGTGAGGGCCAGGGCGGTGACCGTGGCCGTGAACACGACCGACCCAGGCGCGATGCGCGAGTTGGGCGTCAGGTTCCCGAGCTGGCCGCGGAAGGAGCGCCGTATCCCGTCGGGCACGCCAGGCGTCATGGGCGGGGACGCCTGGACCTCGGCCACGACCGCCGTGGCCACCCAGCGGAAGCGGAGGAGGAAGGTCGCGCCGGCCGGGACGTTGTTTCCCGGCATCGGGAGCATGTGCTCCTTGCGGCCGCACTGGACGAGCGCCCCGTCCTGGACAGGAGCGAAGGCCGCGAAGGCCGGGACCTCCTGGTTGACCCAGAAGTGCCCGCGGCCGTCGGCCACGAGCACCCGCTGGCGCGTCCTGGGCCGGGCGAAGGTCGCGCCCCCGACGGTGAAGTCCGCCGGGGGCTGCGCCAGCTCGAAGCGGTAGGGCTGCGTGGCGCCGGCGGCCGCGCCGCCGTCGGATAGCTCCACGCCGAACAGCCCCGCCGCACCCTTGAGCTCCGTCGGGCGATGCACGTAGGCGTGCACGTTGCCGAGCGCCGGGATGTCGGCGAACACGAGGGACGCCCCCGAGAGCCGGGACTCCTCCCCGGAGGCCCCAGGCCCGAGGCGCAGTACCTCGTCGCGCGTTGTCCTGACGATCGCCATGGCTCCCCCTTCGTGCGGTGCCCGACGGTGCCCCGATCAAGCCCCGTACGGGGCCGGTCGCCCTTACAGGTGGGCGACCGCCTGGTCCACGTTGGGGTCGTTCGAGAAGCCGCCGGGCGGGAAGCCCGAGAACACCTCGTCCACCCGGTACGGCTCCTCGCCGTAGTGCGACCACTGGACCACGAGGTCCGTGGCCAGGGCCAGGACGTTCGACTCGCCCACGAGGCCGAGCCGGGTCTCGCTGTCCACGCCCGCCGCCCAGGGCCCGTTCGTGAGCTCGGGGATCTGGGAGAAGATGTCGAGCAGCTTCTGGCCACCGCCCGCGGCCACGAGCGCGGCGAACGGGTTGTACTGCATCACCGACGCGGCGGTCAGCGGGGCCGCGACGGCCGGGCCCGTGTTCAGGACGACGATGCCGGCGGCGTAGTCGATCGTGCCGCGCGCCAGGTTCGCCTGGATCATGTTGCCCTTGCCGTCGTCCACCCAGGTGGAGACGCCGTCGGTGAGCGACACGCTGCCCGGCACCACGCGCCCGAAGGGGAGCTGGAGGGTGTAGGGGAGCGCGCCCGCGGGGCCGGACACGATCTGGTTCGCGGAGGCGAAGTCCACGTAGTCGGAGTGCCGGTAGGCGATCGTGACGGGCGCCGTGAAGGCCGCGCCGAAGGTCACGTCCAGGGCGCCCGTGACGTAGTTGATCGTCCCGCGGAAGTTGGCCGCGACGCCCACGAACCCGATGTCGTAGAGCTTCCCGAGGCCGTCGTCCACGATGTCGGCCAGGGCGCCGGCCTCGGTGACGACGATCGAGCCCGGCGTGATCGCGCCGAACTGGAGCCGCCCGACGAAGCGGTTCGTCGCCGGCACGTTCAGGGCCGCCAGGGCCTCGGCCGCGATGGTCCGCTCGAGGCCCTGGTGCCGCAGGCGCACGTGGGCCGCCGCGCGGCCGGTGTTCGCGACGCCGACCTTGGACGTCCGGCGGATGCCGATGGTGCGCTGCAGGAGCGCCATCAGGCCCTTGCTCGGGACGCCCGTCCGGTGCTCGTTGACCCTGTCCTGCGCCTCGGCGAGGCCGATCCCGTTGAAGCTGTAGCCGATCTCGGCCATGTGGCCACCCTCCTGTTGAAACTAGGCCGCCCCGAGGCTGGCCGGAGACCCGTTCACCGTGCGATGGACGCTCACGAGTAGCGGGACGTTCCCGCCGGCCTTGAGCGCCAGGTGAGCCTTGGTCGACGTGATCTTCTGGCCGTTCGACGTGCCAGGGTTCACCGTCGTCGTCGTGGAGGCGATGTCCGTCCAGGTGGAGCCGTCGTCGCTCTCCTGGTAGATCACCGAGGCGGACGCGGTTGTGCCCAGGTTCTCCACGACCACGTAGGGCGGGAGCGAGCCGTTGTTCTTGAACTCCACGATGCGAGCCGCGATGGCGGGCGCTGTGTAGTACGCGGACTTCGTGCTCTGCATCCTGCCCTATTCCTGTGGGGAAGGGTACCAAACCGCCCTGGCGTCGTCTACACGCGCCCGGCGGTCAGCGCCATCCCCCGCATCGCCCGCGACAGCTCCGCCGCCAGGAGCCCATGCTCGACCTCGCCCAGGCACCGGAGGGCCCCGATGACCTCCTCCAGCTCGGCCTCGTAGACCTTGGCCTCGCGGCCTTCGGCCGTGGCCTGCGCGAACCGCCCGGGGGCGTCGGTGGGCGCCTGGCTCACGGCGGACACGAGCTCGCGGTCGGCCTCGGACAGGGAGAGCTTGTACACGCGCTGGGCCGCCAGGGCCTCGACGCCGGAGATGCGCTCGTGGACCTCGGCCAGCTCCCGCACGGACAGGCCCAGGTCCGAGCACTCGGCCCGCATCGCGTCCACGACCTCGCCCATCATCACGCCTTCCGCGACGCGGCGCGCGACGTTCGACCCGGTCAGGCGCCGGACGGCCTGGTCGGTCCTCGACTCCTCCGCGGCCGGCGCAGGGGCCGGGGCCGCGGGAGCAGGGACTTCCGCTGCAGGGGCGGCGGGAGCCGGTGCTGCAGGAGCCGGGGCGGGGGCTTCGGCCGCGGGGGCCTCCTCGGCCGGCTTCTCCGCGCCCGTCTCGGCCACGAACATGTCGTGGGCGTCCTCGAAGGAACCGAGCGCCTTCTTCATCTCGTCGTGGAGCTCCTCGAAGGTCTCGCGGAGCTTGACGGCCGCGCGCATCGCCTTCTTCGCGTCGAGGGCCTTCGACACGGCCTCGATCTTCACGAGGTCGTCCGTGACCAGCTTGAACACGGCGGCCTTCATCGCGCTGACCTGCGCGCGCGCGTCCTCCCAGGCCGCAGCACCGACGGCCTTCTCCTCGGCGTCGCCCGGCTCCTCGGCCTCGGCCACGGACCGCCTCGTGCGCTCCTCCACCCCAGCCAGCGCATCGGCGCCCTTCGCCGCCTGCACGAGCTCCCGGTTCATCACGAGCGCCTGGCGGAGCGAGACGGAGCAGTGGTCACCCAGGCGCTCGGCACGCGCCAGCATGTCAGGCCACGACTTCGCCGACGTGGGCTTCGTTCCGAGCTGCTCAGCGGCGCTGGATGCGTCCTTGGACGCCGTCTCGTAGAACGCCTTCGCGCTCTCGCGCATGTTCGTGAACCAGTCCTCGTCCAGGCGCTGGCCCTCGAACATCGGGCTGTACCACTCGACGAACACGCTGGCGTCCTTCATCAGCGACTCTTCGATGCGGACGTTGGGACCCCACTCGCCGCCCATCTCTGCGACGAAGCGCCGTGCGCTCTCGTTGTTGGGAAACCAGATCTGGAGCTGGTGCATGCCGCGACTGCCGCCCAGGTAGGAGCGCGTGGCGCCGTAGTGCTCCTTCGCGTTCGCGAAGATCCCGCGCGAGAGCGCCAGGGGGTCATTCAGGTTGGGGCTGGCGGCTTCGGTCAGCTCCGGCCGCCGGGCCGGGGCGACCGTCTTCGCCCGGTAGCGCGTGATCCACTCCTGGGCCGTGGCCTCGGTGAACTTGGCCTTGTCGAACACGAGCGACTGGATGCGCTCTCGCTTCGTCGCCGCCAGGCGCCCGACCTGGGCCTGGACGCCCTCGCCGATCGCCACGACCTTGAACGAGCCGACCTCGAACTTGGCCGGGTCGGCCACGGCCGCCATCAGGTGCTTGCGGCCCTCTGTGACCTTCACGACGGACTCGCTGCGGACCATGCGGATCTCGCCCGACTTCTTCGCGGCGATCATCTGATCCGCCGTGCGGTAGTCGTGCGACCATCCCATGAACAGGCGGTCGAGGCGCGTGAACTCGACGTAGTACACCAGCCCGTCCGAGCCGTTCCCCGTGATCCGGGCGCGCTCGCCCGCGCCGTCCGCCCAGACGCTGCCAGGCGGGAACTCGCGGTTGAGCATGTCGGACATCGGCGTTCCCTCGGCCACGACGGCCTCGGTCTGGGCCAGCTTGAGGACGGTGCTGCCGGGACCACGCCACTCGCTGCCGTCCGCGAGCCTGACGATGACGTCGTTGAACACGGACGTGATGACACGGCCCGTCCGGCCGTCCGGGAGTCGCACCTCGTCCCCGGTCTTGAAGCTGGGACCGATCGTCCCTTCGGTCTGGGCGGCCGCCTGGGCCGCGGGCTTCTCGGCCGGGGGCGCGGCGGGCGCGGGCGTCGCGCCGGCGTCCTCGTCTTCCCCTTCGTCGGCCTCCGCGTCCCCTTCCTCGCCCTCTTCGCCTTCCTCCTCGCCGTTGCCGTTCGGCTGGCCGTTTGTCCCGACGCCCTGCTCGAGCTGGGTCGAGAGGACGACGAGCATGCGGGCCAGGGCCTGGCGCAGCACGTCCTCGGGCACGATGGTCCCGTCGGGGAGGGTGATCTCGTCCGAGGGCTCGTCGGGCCGCATGTCGGTCGGCTGCTCGGCTTCCTTCTTCTCGCCGTCCTGCGACTGCGCCGGGGCGCCGGCCGAGACGTCGGGCTGGTCCTTCGCGACGCCGCCCTTGTCGAGCGGGGTGCCGGCCTGGGCCGGGGAGGCGGCCGTGTCGCCCACGGGCGCGCTCTCCGTCTCCTCCGTCAGGTGGAGCACGCGCGCCACGATCGGCCGCGCCGCCGCCGGGAGGCGGCCGGCCACGTAGAGCGCTTCGGCCAGCTCCACGTCCATGCCGAGCACCTGGCGCGGGCGGAGGTCGGCGAACCGCTCCAGGCGGCCGATGAACTTCTCCTCGGGGGCGTACTGGCCCACGATCACGAACGACTCGTCGAGCGTGCCCGCGCCGCGGGACTCGATCGCGCGGAGGATGGCGGACTCGACGCGCTCGACGGAGTTGCCGTCGTCCAGCATGTTCTGGAACAGGTCGTGGTCGAACGCCTTGTAGGCCGAGGCCGCGGTCTCGACGAGCACGCCCTGCGCGGCCTGGACGGCGCGGCGGATCTCCTCCTCGTCCACGTCGTGGACCTGCACGCACGTTTCGCCCATGGGCTCGGCCAGCATGCCCTCGGCCCGGACCTTCGTCAGGAACGCCCGCGCCTCGGCCACGCCGGGGAGGCGGACGACGCGGCCCATGGGGGCGAACGGCGCCATCGAGCGCAGCCAGGCGAGAGAGCCCTCGCGCGCGGACTCGCCCAGGGTCTCCAGGTGCTTGATGAGCCCGGGGCCGTGCGGGGCGGAGAGCAGGGCCTTGCGGACCGCGGCCCACTCCCACACGTCGCCGGGCGCCACCTCCTGCGTGCTCTCGGCCAGGTGGCGGTAGATCCGGATGGCCAGGCTGAGCGACTCGAGCATGGGTATCACTCCGCGGCGAGGACGTGCGCCAGGCCGACCTCGTTCGTCAGGACGTTGGGTGCGATCTCGTGCAGGCCCTTGCCAGTACGAATCGTATCACGTGCGGCCCTGGCCCCCAGAGCACGCACGAGGAACAGGGTGCCCTTCCCCTGCGCAGCGGCCTCACGGAGACCGTGAAGGTCGGCGCCGCCCGAGGCAATGCCCTTGAACCTGGGCACGCGGCTCTCGACGGCCGACCACAGGAGCACGACGACGCCGTCCTCGCGGGGCTGGAGCGCCTCGGGGATGACAGGGCCGTGCGCGCCGCACTCGCTGAGCATGCTCTTGTAGAGATAGGGCTCGACGACGGCGCCGGGGATGAGCTTGGCCAGCTTCTCGGCCTGGTCGCGCTCGTCCGTCCCCCAGGTCGCCGCGAGGTTCGGGTTCGCCGTGCGGGTGTTCGTGGGCGAACCCACGTACTTGCCGTCGACCTTGATGCGGTAGTAGACCCGCTCGGTCGCCTCGTTCTGCGCCTCGGCGCCATCGATGCCCTGCATCAGGGCCGGGATGTCGACGCTCATGGCCAGGCGGTCGACCGAGTTCTGCTTCATCACGGCCATGCTCGCCAGGGGCGCGGGCGCGCCATCGACCGGCTGGACCTCGTCCCCCGCCGCCTGCTGGTCCAGTGTCTCCTGGCCAGGGACGCACGCGGCCGAGTCGGTCGGCGGCGGGGAGAAGATCACCCACCAGTCGCTGTCCTCTTCGTCGGGAGTGCCGACGATCTCGACGCCCTCGCTGCCCTGGGCCTGACGGAGCGCCATCAGGATCTCGTCCAGGTCGGGCCCGCAGAGCGAGGGGTCGAAGAAGAGGTAGATGCCGCCGTCGTCGGTGAAGTTGACGTCCTGCAGCACGTCCGTCGACTCGATCGTGATGAGCTTGCGCAGGAACTCGTCGAAGCGGTCATCGACCGTGCGCTCGCCCACGTCCTCGCGCAGTCCAGGCAGTGGGTTGTCCTTGAGCGAGAACCAGAGCTCGTAGACCAGGCGCTTGAGGGCGGCGTCAGGGTTGTTCAGGTCGCCGGCTTCTACCGCGGCGATGGCCGCGAGGACCCGCCGCTCGTCGGCCGGTCCGCGGTCCAGACCCGAGCGGCGCTCCACCTCGACGGCCAGGCGAGCCCGGTCCAACCCTACCAGCGGGGGCAGATGGCTCTCGTTCAGGCGCGTCGCCTTCCCCGAGCCGCCGCAGCCCAGGCACTTCACGAAGTGCCATCCGTCCTCCGCCGGGCTAGCGGCCTCGGCCGCTTCCCAGGCCGCCTTGTAGGTCAGGTCGGGATCGGGGCCGATCCCACCCGCCTTCGCAGGGGCGTAGTTCACCGGGACCATGCCCGTGCCCTCACACGCGCCCAGGCACATCGTGGCCGGGTCGGGCTCCGCGAGGCCGAGGGCCTGGTAGCGGTTCGTGAACTCCGTCTCGCGCTCGAACAGGGGCCAGTACGACTCCTGGCGGAGGTAGCGGCCGAGGTCGCGGTGGTAGCGCCGGCCCTGGGAGCTCTGGTGCCACTTCTTCGCGGCCGAGATGCGCGACGCGAGCCCGCGCTTCGCGTTGAGCCGGTTCTGGATCGCGCGCTGCACGTCCTTCCGCGGCTTCCGCTTCTTCGACTTGCCCAGCTCGAACCGGAAGCCGCCGACCGCGCGGCAGGCGCCGCCACCGGCCTGGGGACCTTCCCCGGGGACGATCTTCCCGCCGGCCTCCGCCAGCCAGTACTTCGCCGACTGGTAGAGATGCCAGCCCTGGTCCCGGTCGGAGCTGACGTAGCCCTGGTCCTGGAGGCGCGAGAGCACCTGGCGCGCGAGATCCGTGTAGCGCGGGTTGCCGAACCCGAAAGCCGCGACGGCCTGGGTCGTGACAGGGATGACGCCCTTCTCCTGCGCGGCCATGATCCCGCGGATCGCGGCGCGGGCCTGGGAGGGAGTGTAGTCGTCCGGCATGTTGCCCTCCTCCAGCCCACGCCAGTCGATGTCGACCACGGCCCAGTCGTCGCCCACGTCCACGACGCGCATCCCCATCATCGCGTCGCGGGCCTCGGCCTCGATCTCGTCCATGTAGTCCATGATGGAGTCGCCCTTCACCGGGGCCTCGACCCACTTGAAGGTCGAGATGACAGCGTAGCGCGGCTGCTTGCGCCCGCCGCCGGCATCGGCCTGGTCATCGCCGTAGAGCAGCTCGAAGCCCTTGTTGTGGTACTGCCCCTTGAACCGGCGGTTCAGGTCCGCGCGCGACCAGCGCGTCTCCTCCAGGCGCGCCTCGTTCAGGCGCGAGGCCGAGCGCGTGCGCTTGAACTTCGCCATGAACGCGTCCTCGCCATCCGGGGCGGAGATGTCGACCGACAGTTCCTCGCCGGAGCGGTGCCGCCCCACGACCTTGCCGCCGGCGGCCGCGATGTCACGGAGGATGGGGGCTTCGTCGCCCTCGTGGCTCACGTCGTAGAACTCGAGCGAGAACGGGGCGTCCGGGCGGCGCACCGGAGGCACGTAGGGCGGAGAGACGATCAGGACCGGGTTCCCGTTCTTCGACTGCGAGAACTGGAGGCCCAGGCGCGGCCACTTCGCATGGATCGCGTCGTGGGCCATCTCAACGTAGCGGCCGTGCGGGAAGCGGAACTCGATCGCGGAGCCGCTCTTGGTGACTGCCGTCGCGCCGGTCGCCAGGTCCGACAGCTCGCGCTCCGAGGGCATCTCGGCGCTCTCGGTCAAGTCGATGTCGGCCATGCTCGGGAGGACGCCCATCACCGCGGCGCGGATCTGAGCCTTGTCGTCCTCAGGGGCGTCCGGGGGGACGATCGAAGCGGAGACGAGGCGCGCGCCCGCGAACACGAGCTCGAGCGCCACGTTGCCCAGGGCCATGGCGCGCACGTAGCCGACGTCGGGCGTCGGAGCGATGCCGCCCTCGAAGCGCGGCTGCAAGTTGGCCTGGCGCATCGCGCTCACGACGCGCGTCACGATGTCGTGGTTCACGGCCTCCGCCAGGCCCGCTTCCTTCTCCAGGACGGTCAGGCACGACGAGCAGGCGAACTCGCCCCACGGGCGCGGCGTGTTCATCTTCCACCAGGCGCGCCCGACGCAGGTAGGCCCCTTGAACTGGCACATCGGTCGCGCGGCCAGCGAGGAAAGGCGCGTCGCGATCTTGGAGTCAGCGGCCTCGGCCACGCGCTTGCCGGAGATGTCGCGCACCTTCGCCCCTGGGAACAGCTTCGCCAGGTTGATGAGGGTGACGATGTCGAGCTGGACTTGCCAGACGGGCATGTTGCCTTCGGGGTAGACCTCGACGTAGGCCGCCCAGCGATGATGGCCATCGAGCACATAGCCGTCGGCCGACGTGATGATCTTCCCCTTCGTGAGCTTCTCGGGCTCCTTCGCCATCGCGGCGATCTTGTCGGACTCCAGCTCGCCCTGGGACGGCAGGAGAAGGCGCGCCGTGGCCTCGGTCGGGTAGACGCCGATGCCCTGGACGCGCAGCCACTCCAGGAAGTCGTCGATCTTGTCCGAGTCGATCTGCGGGAGGTCGTCGCGCGAGAGACCGAGGCCCTTCGACGCCCTGATGACCTCCTCGTCCACGCCCTCGCGCATGCCGCGCAGGCCCCGGCGGAGCGCCGCATCATCGGCCGCGTGGATGGCGCCCACGATGCGGTTGGCCCACTCGCGGTAGCGGCCGCCGGCGGCCTGGAGGATCTGCTCGACGACGAAGGCGTCCAGGAAGATCCCGGCCAGGCGGATGCCCTTCCTGATCGGGTCGTCCTTCATCAGGTCGGACAGCGGCCAAGAGCCGTGGACCTTCCAGGTGTTCACGTCCTCGAGCTGGAACTTGTCGCCGGCTATACGCGCGATGATGTCGTGGCCGGGGTCGTGCACGTCGACCGTGCCCGGCCAGCGCGAGGACTCCGAGACGAGCTCCTGGCGCGGGTCGAAGCCCAGGTAAGTCACGGGGTCGACGGTCGCATAGATCACGAGGTCGCCGCCGACGTGGAACTCGCAGATGAGCACCGGGGCGGCCGGGGACTCGATGCGGAAGTAGCGGCTCTCGGGGTTCCCCTGCTCGAGGAACATCCGCAGGCCGGCCGCACCGCCAGGGCACAGCTCCTCGACCTGGGCGGCCGTGAGCCGGCGCGGGCGGGAGCAGCGGTCGGGGTCCGCGTTGTAGGGGTACCGCCCCTGCGCACCGGCCTCGATGAGGGCCTGGATGCGGCACGCGCGCGAGGCGAGCGGAATCGGGGCGCCCTCGCCTTGCCAGGAGGGGTAGTCCGGGGCGCCGACGAACCCCGAGCCCGCGCCGCCTTCGGCCGGCTCCTCCTCGGGCGGGTGGATCGTGGCGAGCTTGTCGTAGTAGGCCGGGTCCTCCGCCAGGTGGTCCATCGCGATCTCCATCGCCAGGGCCGCGTCGCTCGTGTGCTCCATCTCGACCCGGATGCCGGCGAGGAGCGCCCCGGGGTCGAAGTCTGACGGCTTCATGCCGGCCGCCTTCCCGCCGGGGATCTTCTCGGCCTCGGCCACCTGGCGGCGCTCGACCGTCCCGCCGCACTTGGGGCAGGCCGCGGGGTAGCGTCCGGGGTAGCGCGGCATGGCGAAGCCGCACCCCGCGCAGCCGAACTCCGAGAGCCGCCCACGCTGCGTCGCCCCGAGGAACCCCGGGGTCACGGAGGCAAGGCTGCCGCGGGAGGTCTCGTTTTGCGGCTGCATGGGCATGCGCCCATGCTACTCGTGGGCAGCGGCGGGGGTCCAGTCCTGGTAGGGGTCGATGCCGACGAGCTCCACCCCCAGGGCCTCGGTCAGCCAGCAGAGCCGCTCGGAGAAGGCCGTGTCCGCCAGGTGGTCCCCGGGCATGGCCGAGGGGATGCGCAGGCCCAGAGCGCGCGGGCCCTGTCGGGCCTCGCCCACGATCGCCCCGCCCTCGCGGGCGCGGGAGAGCAAGGACTCCGGGACGTCCTTCTCGCCGCGCTTGAGCCAGACCTGGCGCCACCCGTGCGTGGCCGGCCGGAAGGCGGGGAGGATGGCGCTCTCCCACTCGTTCAAGAGGGCCCGGGGGATGGCGAGGGCGATCTCCGCCAGGAGCCGGCCATGGGGCAGGGTGGGCGAGCAGGCGGTCACCGTGGCCCGGCGCAGGATCTCGCGCACGGGACCGACCAGGGCGGCCCGGAGGCGCTCCTGGACGACCTTGGCATCGCCGGCCGGTAGCAGGGCCCGGGCGCGGGCCCAGGGGGCGGACTCCTGCGAGTTCGGGCGGGGCATGACGGCCACGGCCACTTGAGGCACGGGTGCGCCCGCGGCCTCAGCCAGGGCTGGGGTGATGAGCGCCCGAACGTGTGCGTCGAGGTCGGCCCCGGACGGCCACTTTCCCGGCGCCGGGAAATCAGGCCGGGCGGCCTCCTGGGACGTGACGCGCAGGATCGCGCGTTCGCCAAGGGCGTCGTCGGCGTACCCGCGCAGGCGCAGCGCGGCATCGACGGAGGCCATGACCTGCAGGGGATGCGCGCTCTCCAGGCGCCAGTGGCACGCGCCCGGGCCGGGCTGCGTCTCGCCCCTGCCGTGGCGCTCGAGGACGGACAGGGCCGCTTCGAAGTCCTCCGCCAGGAACCCGTGGTCGATCGTGACGAGGCCGCTGGCCCCAGGGTAGATGGCCAGGGCCCCGTAGTCCGCATCGCGGTAGAGCGTCGCCGTCGTCACCGGGTCCCTCCCAGAGGCTTGGCGGTGCGCGGCGAGGGAGGCGGATCCACTCGCCGCGCACCGCCTCACCAGTATGCCGGACAGGCGGCAGGGGGGCTACTGCAGAACGTCTCCGAACAGATAGACGTCGCCCGTCGCGGCCGCGCCCTGGGCCACCGTCAGGGAGAGGAGCAACTGCGACGCGCTGAGAACGTCGGTTAGCGAGTTGAGCGTCAAGTCCAGAAACTTCGTGGCGCCGGTCAGGGCCGAGTAGACCTGCGCCGCGGGAACGACGATCGTGCCCGTCTTGCCGGCCCCCGTGTAGATACCGCCCGCCGCGAGGGTCAGGCTCGTGCTCGGGTTCGTGACGATGATCCGCCGCGGCACGTAGAGCCCCGCGCCTATGGGGATAGCCTGGTCGGCCGTCGTGTTGAAGTCCGCGCCGATGAGGCGCCCCAGAAAGAGCCCTAGCTGCTTTAGCTGTGGCCGTGTCGTCACTCCGGGAACTCCAGCCAGGCGCCGCGGAAGAGGATCGGCCTCTTGCGCGCAGGCTCATCGCCCTCCTGGGGCATGAACGACGTGAGCGCGAAGCCCGTGGCGATGGTCAGAACGCGCGAGCGCGCCAGGCGCCCGGCGGGAATGTGGAACTCGGCCAGGTCCCCGCAGGCGACGAGCGGCGGCGTGAACTGCTTGTGCACCTTCCCGGCCCTGTCGAGGTAGAGCGCCGAGACCGAGCACGACGGATCCTCCGGGAGCGTGTCCACGGATGTGAACTCGACCCGGAGGATGGCCGCCGTGAACTCGAAGTCGGGGCACACGACGCCCTGGAACCCGACGACGCCGTCCTCCTCTAGCAGGTAGCCCACGTGCATCCCGGACGTGGGCTGAACGAGACCACGGACGCCCTGGGAGACGTGGGAGACGGCCAGCGGGATGGAGTAGACCGGCGGGAGGCCGCCGATCTGCCGGAGGTCCAGGCGACGACGCGGCGCGCGCCTCGTCGGCGTCTCCTCCGGCACCTGGTCCACGATCGGTCCTGACCCCACCGGCCCCTCCTACTAGAACGCCTCGCCGTGGATGGAGACCTCGTCGGTGACCGCCAGGTTGAAGCCGGCGTTCGTGCCGTTCCAGTAGAGCGTGTCCGTGGAGACGATCGCGCTCATCGCCTTCGCGGTCGCACCGCCGTCGGCCGAGAAGTACGCCACGACGTTGTTCGTGAAGCCGCCGAGGTCCAGGCGGTTGCCGTCGCCCACGGGGTACTCCACGCCGTTCACGACCACGCGCACGTGGCCGCCCAGGGCCGGGGTGAAGCCGGCCGTGATGCCCGTAGAGGAGAAGTTGCCGCTCGTGACCGTGGGCGCCACGCTCTTGCGCAGGGTCGAAGGCGCCGGGGCGTCGTGCACGTGGTCGGAGCGCGAGACGGTAGTCGCCACGCCTTCGGCGTTGGCCGTGCCGACGGCGACCGGCATCCCGAACGTGAGGGCGCCGGTCCCCGTGAACTGCGTGAACGAGAGGGCCGTCGTGTCGACCACGATGGGATCGTTCGTGATGAGGACCCAGCCCGTGTCGGCCTGCGTGCTCCCCTCGGTGGCGAAGGTGGCGGCGCCGGCCGTGACCTCGGCGTCCTGGTCGAAGTCGGTCGCGCGAGTCAGCACGTACGGCGCCCCGGCCGACCCTGTGGCCGTGACGGTGTAGATGCCGTTGTTGGCCCCGGCCGCCTCGTTCTTCACGAGGACGCGATCAGCGACGGCGACGGCGACGCCATCCACCGACAGGGCCCCGTTCGCGTTGGCCGTGAGGGTCTTGCCGACGCCGGAGCCTGCGGGGGTGTTCGCCGGCAGGGCAGCGGCGGTCGCCAGGCGGACCGACTGCTTCCAGTCGATGCCCGAGGCGACGCCGTCGACGTACTGCTTGTTCGTGGCGTCGAGGGCGCCGGTGGGCGTGCCCAGGTTCGTGAGCTTGAAGCCGCCCATCGACTGGTCGGCCGTGAACGCCTGGCCGCCGTCCGCCTGGATGACCGCCTCCGCCAGGCGGTCGAGCGCGATGCTCGCCGCGGCGAACTTGTCGTTCACGGTCGCCAGGTCGAAGAAGCCGGTCGCGATCTTGGCCCGGCCGGCCGCGTTCGCGGAGAGGACGCCATCGACCAGGTTCGCGGTGGCGATGCCATCGGCCCCTGTCGCGATCTGCTTGCCCTTGATGCCTGCCACGCGAACCTCCAGGAAGAAGAATTGTATCGGAGAGAGATGCTGCGGGGACACGATGGCGACCGTCGTGAACTGCGCCGGCCCGAGGAATTGCTCGGTGAGCAACGGGCACGGGAAAGCCTGGATGGGCCCGAGGAACTGCTCCCCGATGAGGGGGGCCGAGATGAACTGCGCCGGCCCCAGGTACTGCCCGGACGGCAGCGGGACGCCGAGCGCTTGAATTGGCCCGAGATAGTCGGCCACGCCCTCTCCCTGCTACGTCGTCCCGATCCGTAGAGCGGCGCCCTCCGGGGCCCCGTTCTGCTGCCCGTCTCCCCCGGCATTCCAGTCGAACGTGAAGGTGGTCGCCCCGTCAGCGATGACCCCCTCGATCGTGTTCACGTTCCTCGTGAGCTGTCCGGCCTGGCCCGAAGGAGTGCCGCCCAGCGTCCCCTGGACGAGGTTCGCGTTCTCGTTGGGCGAGTACCAGAAGCGCAGGAACCTCGTCGTGAGCTGGGCCCAGGTGAGCGCCGTCGTCTCGATGGTGATCGTGGCCGTCTGGTTCATCTGCCAGAACGTGTTCGAGAGGGTCCCGCCGGCCGTGACACGGACCCAGGCCCCGGCCGCGACTTCGGTCGCGGAGACCTGGTCGAAGTCGGTCGCGCGCGTGAGGATGAAAGGCGCGCCACCGCTTCCCTGGTCGGTCACCGTATAGATGCCGTTGTTCGCCGCCGCGACTTCATCCTTCACGAGGATGCGGTCGCCGTTGACCACCGCTGTCCCGTCCACCGAGAGCGCCCCGTTAGCGTTCCCGGTGAGGGTCTTGCCGACGCCGGCCCCAGCCGGCGTGTTCGCCGGGAGGGCCGCGATCGTCGCCAGGCGCACCGACGTACGCATGCCGCCCGCCCCGGCCGTGTCGCCCGAGCAGAGCGCAGTCAACCGCGAGTGGCCGAGGGTCGGCGAGGCGACGGCGTTCGTGGCGATGGCATCGAGGGATCCCGACCCATCCCAGATGCGGTCCCCGCCTCCGTTGGGCAGGTACGGGACGACGACGTCCTGGTTGGGCCCAGCCGAACCCGGCGATAGCTCAGTCGAAGAATCCACGTACTCGTAGTACGAATACGTGCCCGCCGTGGCGCTGCTCAGGTGCCAGAAGAACACGGCAGGGGACCCGGGGCTCGTCTGGTTGTCCACGAAGGTCGTCCAGCGCTGCGAGGTCGCCGTCTGCGGGGCGCGCAGGCCGGATGGGATGACAGGGGTCGTGACGTCCGTCACGGTGAACGACGTGGGCCCGGTCGGCGTAAGGTCGAAGGCGCGCGAGCCGCGCGTCGTGTTCGTGCCGTCCGTGGACCCGATGGTGATCGCCACCATCTTCGTGTTGCCGATCGGGGCCAAGGCGTAGCACTCGTCCGGGGTGCCGGCTCCACTCGAAACGGCGAGGAGCGTGGCGCGCGAGACCCACGCTCCGCCCGTGAACTCGTAGAGGACTTGGTCGTCGCCGGAGGAGCCCCCTTGCGCGACCTGGTAGAGGCGGTTGCGGAACACGCACATGCCGCCCGAGTTCGGGGAGGAGGCAGCAACGTTGCTGATGCGCGTGATCGTATTCAGCGCGGGATCGACGATGTCCATTACGTTCGACGTTCGGGGGATGTACAGCTTGTTGCGGTACAACACGGCCCGACCTAGTTGGGCGGTCGTCGAGATCGTCGCGCCCGAGGTCCACGAGGTGCCGTCATCGGTGTAGAAGAGGCGGTCTCCCACCCCGTCCTGGAAGTCGAAGAAGAACATCCGCGGGGGGAAGTTGGCGATGAACAGGCCGGTGCGCTTGCCGGAGCCTTGCCCGGTGGCCGTGTTGGGGGACGTGAATACGATGTCCCAGGCATCTGTGACCGGGTTGTACCTGGACACGATCGCGTTGCTGCCCGCGCCGGTGTGGACGAAGTAGAGCCGGCCGCGGTACTCGACGACCTGGTTAGATCCCCAGTGGTTGGTGGCAGGGGCATACGCCAAGCCGGTCACGTCGCTGCCGACCTGCGTGAGGGTGGTCCCTCCCGTCATCCTGAACACGCGAAGAGGCGTTGTGCCGATCTTGGCGACTAGCAACGATGGCGCGACCACTACTTCCTCCTCGCCGGGATGACGGTAGCCCGGCCGGCCTCATCTACGACCACGAATCCCTGGGGCTGGCCATCCGGCCCGACGAGTGGCGCAATCGGCGGAGGACGCAGCCGAGGCACGGCCCTCGCCGCCCGCCTCTCCCGCTTCGTTCGCGAGGCGCGGCCCACTAGTCCACCGATCCTGTCACGATGGGCGCCTGCACGGCGCTGGGCGGCGCGTCGGCCAGCCAGCGCAGATTGTCCCCGGGCTGGATGTCGGCCGGCAGCTTCTTCGAGCCATCGGCCAGCGGGAGAGCCGGTCCGCCCTGGATGGCGTAGACCTTGACCCCGTTGGCGAGGGTGTACTCGTAGGTCGTGCTCGGCATCGTTGCGCTCCTACACCGGATAGATCGCGGCGACTTGATCCGTCGCCTGCATCGTGAAAGGGTTGTTAAGCCAGGTCAGGTTCACCCCCACGATGGTCAGGTGCCCTAGCGGCCTCATGTAGCCCACCCCATTGACGAGGAAGATCAACGCGTCCGCGTTCGCCGGCATCTGGGATAGCACGAATGCCACCTGGCCGTCCACGGGCGTGAAGACGTCCGTCTGGAGGTCCGACCCGCCGCCGAAGGCCGCGAGCTGCCAGTTGACGTTCGCGATGCCGCCGACGAGCTGGAAGAACTGCGCCGTCGCGACGACGTAGCAGAGCATGCCCTCCAGGCGCAGGTAGGTCGGCATCGCGTCGCGGGCCGCGACATCGGCCCGAATGTGGAACCCGCCCTTCGCCTCGTCGACGCGGACGATGGGACCTGGGGCGTCGTTCTGGATCGCGAGGGTGTTGATGACCGTGACGTCGCCCGGCTGGGTCATGTGACGACCACGGTGGTCGCGCCCAGGCCGAGGAGCGCGCTCTCGTAGAGGTAGTAGGGGAGGACGACGCCGAAGGGGTTCGTCACGTTGACGACGATCGGCGGGAGGAAGCCGCCGGCGAAGCCGCCCACCGAGAACGTGCCCAGGCCGAAGGCCGTCGGGTAGGCGTAGTAGATCTTCTCCGCTGCCCCTGGGGCGACGGCGAAGGTCCGGGCGCGTGAGCCCGCGAGGGCGTTGCCGGCCAGGGCCTCGATCTGGGCCTCGGTCAAGCCCCCGGCCGGCCCGACGCCGAAGAACACGCGCGGGAGCCACGTCATCGTGACCTGCGCGTTGCGCGTGGGGCCGCCGGTCTCGTTGGCGGCCAGGTCGAACACCGTCGTCGCGCCGATCGCGCTCTTGACGTAGGTGTTCGGCCGCGTGATGGGGTTCGGGAGGGCCGTCACGATCTGGGCCGGGAAGCCATCGGAGTCGGTGAGGATCGCCAGGGCGGGCGGGCGGTTGTAGGTGGCGTTGAAGGTCGGGTTCACGACGTTCTCGCCCAGCTCGCGCGAGGCCGAGCCCGCGGCGAGGGTCAAGCCGACCATGAAGGCAGGCAAGATCATGTCCTGCGTGATCGGGTTCCAGGAGGCGACGCCGATGGGGTTCTCCATCAGGGCCGCGAACTGGACGCCGATGAGCGGGGGGAGGCTCCCCGCGCCGCCGGACTTCGCCTGGTCGAACACGCGGTTGAAGTCGGCCGCGGTCAGGACGCGCGGGTCATCCGCGTTCTCGCCGGACGTGCCTGCCTCGAAGTTCGGCCACTGGTAGTCCTGGCCCGTGTTCGTGGGCGGGACGGCCGGGACCCAGAACGGCGTCTCTGCCGCGTCGTCGGCCGTGGCCTTGACGAAGCGGATGGTGGAGAAGCGGTTCAGGAGCTGGACGGGGAGGGCCGGGACGGTGAACACGATCTCGTCGTCGACCCAGGACGTGGCCGCGACCGCGATGGCCTGGCCCAGGGGGTCGATGATGATCTGGCCCGTGACGATGCCGAAGTTATCTCCGGCGACCGTGACGACCGTGCCGGCCGCGCCGCCGCGCGGGGTGACCGACGTGATCTCGAAGATCGTCAGCGGCATCCCGGGGCCTCCGCCGGCTTCGCGATCCTATTCCGTACTCCAGGGCCTGTCCACCGACTCCATCAGGCCGTACCAGCAGGACCGCCACGCTCTCGCGCGGCGCGGATGCCCGACAGGTCCGCGATGACCGAGACAAGGGGTTGCGTGAGGGCCTTCTCGCCTGCGGGCTCGGCCAGGCGCAGGACTTCCCCGACGCGGTAGGCGTTCTTGAAGCCCTGGACGTTGACCTCGACATCGGCGACACAGCGCCAGACCCGCGCCCCTACACGCTTGAAGAAGCCGGCATCGACTAGCTCGTTCATCGGCAGGCGCACGACAGGTAGCTGCGCGGCCTCGAGCACGGACTGGCCTGGGATCGCGGGCGTGGGCCCCAGGCTCACGAGGTCGCGCAGGGTCTGGAGCGTGAAACCGGCGATGACGGGGACAGGCACGATCGCGGCCCCGAAGCGGTTGTAGACCCGGGCCAGGACGATGACCCGGCCGCCCGTGTTAGGGACAGCGGTCTCCAGGACGGCCACGTCGTTGAAGAAGCCCTGCAAGAGCGTGTTCCTGACGTTGAGCTTGAGGCCGCAGAGGGGCGCCGCGAGCCAGACGTCGGTGGGCACGTTCACAGGGTCGAAGGTGAAGGCCACGAGCTGCCCCGGGTTCTGCCCCTGCGCGCGCACGAGGTCGAAGGCCACGGCCGGCGCCCAGACGCCGCCCGACCAGTTGGCCCGGAGCCGGGCGCCGTAGAAGCTCGTCGCGGCCTGGTCCCCCTGGAAGCCCAGGATGACCTCGTAGACGAACTCGTCCGCCTTCCCGTCGAGGAGGTCGGGCGGCCGCCGGAGCGCCAGCTCGAGCTCGCAGCAGGGCCCCAGGATGATCCCGACCGGGCTCGCCAGGGCTCCGCGCTCCTGGAACGGTGCGCCGAGGCCCGGAATGGTCGGCTGCCGCGTGTAGCGCCACCACCCGAGGCCGTCGGCCACGCGGAAGTAGTAGGTCGGGTCGGCCTCGGGCTGGGTCGTCTTGTTGCCGGCCCCGTCGTCCTCCAGGACAAAGAACTCCCAGGCGCCGGGGAGAGGGCCGTCCGGGTCCGTCGTGAAGTCGAAGCCGACGGGCGGATCGCCCACGTTCGAGCGGGGCTCGGAGAGCGGGACGACGCCCTCCCCGCCGAAGGCCACGGGGAACCCGGATCCGAACGGCATGCGCGCCTCCGGGGCCCAGTCTACCGCTACGGCTCTCCGCTGCGCATCTTGACCCACCACTCGTGTACACCAGGCCACGCGACCCATGCCATCGCCGCGCTGAGGAGCACGGTTGAGACGACGTCCTCGGCGGTTGCCTCCAGGTACCAGGCCGCGAAGGGAAACGCGCGCTCGAAGTTCACGCGGCCTATCCTAGAAGTCGTCCAGGTCGTCGGCGAGAGCGGCCGCTGACGACATGGCCTGGGCGGCCGCCACTTCGCCCTCGAAGTCGGGCTCCTCCGCCTCCGGCCGGCGCTCAAGGCGCGCGACCGCAGCCGCCAGCCGCGGGTTGCCCTTGGCCGCGTCCCGGAGGAGCCGCAGGAACTTCCCGCGCTCCTCGTCGTCCAGAGCCTCCAGGCGGGCGACGATCGACGCCGTGCGCCGCTCCGCGTCCTGGGCGCGCGCGGCCTCCTGGTCGACGAGCCCCGCCTCGATGAGGAGTGATGAGAGCGGCGCCGCGCGTCCGTCGCCGCCCATCGTCGTCCGGGAGACGTAAAGCCGCCGCCGGGGGCGCGTGACGGCCACGTAGAACAGGCAGCGCTCCTCCTCGGGCGGGGCCTCCGCGAAGGGGAACAGGCCGCCCACGACGCCGACGACGTAGACCGCGTCCCACTCGAGGCCCTTCGCCTTGTGGACGGTGGAGAGCGTGATGCGCGGCGTCCGCTCGGTCGCGCCCTCGTGGTCCTCATGCGCCGTCTTGCTCAGGTCGCGCGCGAACTTGACCAGCTCTGCAGCCCCGGGGAGCGTGCCTGCACAGTGCAAGAGGACGGTGCACGCCTCGTCCACGTCTGTCTCATCTTCGTCATCGGCACCCTCCTCTCGATAGTGCTTCCTAACGCCGGCTGTCTCGAACACGTAGCGCAGGGCCTCGACGACGCCGCGCTCCTCCAAGCGCCGCCGGACGTGCGCTACGACCTGCACGAGCTCCTCGGCGCCGCGCCTCCAGCGCCCGAGCTTGTTCGCCGCGGAGTTCGCGCGCACGGCGCGCAGGCACGTGTTCTCCTCCAGGAACCTCGCGCCCAGGTAGCGCGTGGGCACGTCGAAGCAGTAGCGGAAGCCCTCCTCGTCCTCCTCGTCCATGGCCACGGCCACGAAGCCCAGGGCCGCCCTGATCTCCCCCCGGGAGAAGAACGACGACCCGGCGATCTTGTAGTGGATGCCCCGCCGGATGCACTCCATCTCGAACGGCCCGCTCTGGGCGTTGATACGGTAGAGGATGGTGATCTCGTCGGGGTTCGTGCCGTCCTTGATGGCGGCCTCGACATCCGAGATGACGCCACGGGCCTCGTCGCCTGGAGACCCCCACTCGAGCACGGTGGGTGGCCAGACCTGGGGCCGCAGGAGGCCAGCGGTCAGGCGGCCGCGGAAGAGGCGCTCAGGCAGATGCTCGAGCACCTTGTTCGCCACGTCGAGGATGGCCTGGTCGGAGCGGAAGTTCGTCGACAGGGGGTAGACGCGCGCGTGCGGATAGCGCGTCAGGAACTCCCGCATGAGCACAGGCGCGGCCCCGCGGAACCGAAAAATAGACTGCGCATCGTCGCCCACCACCACGAGGTTCAGGTCGCGCGCGAGGTACTCGACGAGCACCCACTGCGCGATGTTGTTGTCCTGGACCTCATCGCACAGCACCTGCCAGTAGGCCGCGTACCAGGGGTAGATCCACGCGTCCTCCGGGGCGCGCCGGAGGATCGACCGGGCCGGGATGGCGAGCTGGTCGTCGTAGGTCACCCAGCGGTTGCCGATGTCGCGGGCGAAAGGCCCTGGCTTGTCCTCTCCGGCCTGGACGCCGAAGTCCTCGGGGCGTCGGCCGGTCGTCTCGATCGCCTGATAGCACTCGGCGATGACCTTCGCCGTGTCGGGCTCCAGGGGCTCGCGCGTGCGCGCGGAGGCCCAGGCCGCGTAGCCGGCGAACTCGGCCCCGTGCGCCGCCACCCAGGGCTCGGGCCAGATGAGCGCGGCCTTCGCCAGGCGGTACTCCCGGATCACGTCCTTTTCCCGGGGCAAGGAATCGGCCGAGTCGGGGCCGCGCTCGCGCTCGATCCGGCGTAGCTCCTCGCGCACGACGCGCTTGAGCTGCCAGTCCGCGGGCCGGGTGGGCGGCCGTTCGCCAGGCTGGCCCCTGACGAGCATGTAACCGACGGAGTTGAGCGTGCGGTACTCGACCCCATGCGGGACGCAGAGGGGGACGGCGCGTCGGCCCATGTCTGAGGCGCCCCGCTTAGAGAACGTCGTCATCAGGATCCGGGAGGGCGCGAACCGCCGCTCCTGGATCAGGCGCCGGACGAGCAGGAGGAGGCTCGTCGTCTTGGCGGCTCCAGCACCGGCGACGACTAGCGCCGGGCCGCCGGGGTGGGCCGCGATGGCCAGTTGCTCTGCGGTGGGCGTCATGGTCCCCCGATATTAGAAGGCCGCGCGGCCTTATCCTAGTTCACGACCAGGACGAGGTATCGTGCGGCCCTGGGCGCCGGTGCTAAACTGCCGGCGGAAAGCCCACCCAAGGAGTCCGACATGGCTCAGCAGCTCTCGAACGCTCCCGACGTCGGTCGCACCTGGCCCGTCGCGGACCTGGCCCCCCGGGTGCAGACCGACGCCGACTCGCCCGTGCTCGAGCTCGTGGTGGGTCCCGCCATCGCCGGCTTCGTCGACCTGGCGAACCCGGCCCTCGGGGACCCGATCCTCGTCGTGTCCTACGTGACCGCCACCCGCGCCTGGGAGCTGACCCCCGTCAAGGCCGTGGGCGTCGAGTACAGCTTCCTCAGGTCGGGGCCGAACGCCGGCAAGGCGCGCATCACGAACCTCGACGGCGTGAACCACGCGGACGAGACCTGGGCCGTCTGGTACAAGCCCGCGACCTCGGACGGGACCGTGGGCGGCCAGAGCAGCGTCCTCCGCTAGAACCCATCCTTCACCCCGATGGAGAGGGCCCCGCCGCTTGTGTGGAGCGACGGGGCCCTCTGCACGTACAGGCCACCGCGCGGTCGAAGCCCAGGAGGTCAAGCCTGGGCTGGCCGCGCGGTCACGGGACTTCGCGATCCCGACAGCGAGCACGGTGACTGGCCGCGCCCGAGGTTGCGACCCTCGCCGTTCTCTTACCACCCCCAGCCGGCCGCGTAGCGGAACACGCGGATGGAGAGGCCCCCCAGGCCCGCCCCGATCGGCAGGAGCACGAGCAGGAAGATCGTGGCCGACAGGAGGAGGGTCACGCGCGCCCGCGCGGCCGCCTCCCGTTGCTTGCTCTGCTCCGCCCAGGCGGCCTTTGCGGCCTCCAGGTTGATCTCCTGACGGACCTCGGCCTCGACCTCCTGCCGGAGTTGCTCCCGGGCGAGGGTCTCTGCCGGGTTGGTCACGCGCCGACGCCCGCCGGGACGGTCGTCATCAGGTGCACGAGGCCCGCGTCCTTGAGCGCCGCGTCCACGGTCTTCGCGACCTTGGGCTCGAAGCCGCAGGCGAACAGGAGCGCGAGCACCTGGCCCTCGTAGAGGCCCAGCAGCTTGTCGGCGTCGTGCATCTTCCCGGTGAGGGCCGTGATCTGCTCCGCCGTGTCGGGCGTCAAGGGCTGCCCCCTGACCTTCTCGAGCTCGGCCTTGATCGTGTCCAGCTCCACGCGGACCTCGCCCGCCCGCGCTTCCTTCTTCCGCGCCGACTCGATCCGGGCCAGCCAGGAGCGGTCCGCCCAGCCCGCGGGGACGCCCGTGGCCGCCTGACCGCCGGGGGCCGGGCCGGTGGACCCGTTCTCCGGCCGGTGAGCCGACGGAACGCGGCCGGCCAGGCGGTTGAAGATGTCGATCACCTGGGGCTGCGTGAAGTGCCCGTCAGGCGTGTCCTTCGTCTTGGGCTTGATCTTGCCCGCGCGGAAGGCGGCCCAGAGCTCGTTCACCGTCTTCACTTCGCCGGCGGCCTTCTGCACGATCTTGAACACGGACGCTTCCAGGCCCAGGACGTCGATGGGGTAGTCCTCGATCGTCTTCTCAACGGGCGCCGCGTTCGCACCGGGGGCCGTCGTGGCGGCCTGTGACCGGAGCTGACCGATCAGGCCCTCCAGCTCGGACGCCTTCGCCTTCGCGGCGTCGCGCTCAGCGACGACGCCCCGGAAGTCGGCGTCCACCTTGTTGAGGCGCATCTCCAGGTGCTGGGCACGCGCGGCATCGGCGCCTCCCGTCCCGTTCGCCGGGGCGGCCGCACGAGCCTGCTGCAGCGCCGCGTGCGCGTCCGTGTGGGCCGCCTGCCAGCGCTGGGCCTCCTCCCGCCACTTCGACGCCTCGTCGCGCAGCGCCGTGAAGGCCGCGCTCCCTGGGGCGCCGGGCTCGGGGCCGCCGGGGGGCGGGCCTCCGATCAGCATCACGGGCACCCCTGTTGCCTTCGCGGCCGTCATCATCGCCTGCCAGTCCATCTACTTCGCTCCCTTCTTCGTGTTCGCGCCCTGGCGCATCGTCTTGGCCAGCGCCTCGACGTTCTCCTGCGCCTCGCGGCGGGTCTGCTCGATGATCTGCTTCTGCTTGGCCTTCGCGGCCTTCGTCCGCGCGCGCTCGACGGTCATGCTCTCGTCGAGGCCGACCGTGACGGCCGAGGTCAGGTCGAGGCCCGCCGCGATCACGCCGTCGGCGAACTCGGCCGTCGGCTTGAAGCGCTCGGCCAGGAACAGGGCGACCTCCTCCAGGGTCTTGGCGGGGAACAGGCGCAGGAGGGCGGACGGATCGTGGACCTTGAACAGGCGCTTCGTCTTGAACTGCGCGTCGCCCCACTCGCTCGTGAGCTTCCGGTCGCCGTCCTCGGACATGAGCACCATGAGCCGCTTCTTCTTCTCGTCCCGGGCCTCCTCGATCGCGTCCTTGCGCAAGTCGAGGATCGCCATCTCGTCGATGAGCCGCAGCTTCTCCGCCGCGCGCTCGGCCTTCTGCACATCCTCGGCCGAGGGCGCGTCGGCCGCCGGCTTCGTCTTGGTCGTTCCCACGAGACTCCTCCTGCCCCTGGGGGCGGATAATGCCCTATCTTGTTTTCTTCCTCAAGGTGACGACTGGAACTTCGCCACGACGACGGCGCCCTCCAGGGTCGTGGGCGTCGCGCGCTCGCGGAGGCGGGAGAGAGCCATGCGAAGGGCGCGCTTGTGCGCGTCTGGGTTCTTCCGCGCCGCGCGCACGGACCAGAAGGCGTCCCGGATCGTCGCCCCCTGGCCCACGACGCCGCCCAGCACGACCTCGAGCGCTGCCTCGTAGAACGTGGCCTCGAAGTCGACCTCGTCGTAGTAGACCTCGCCGACCTTGACGACGCGGCGCCGCGTGTCCTCCGCCTTCGCCTCAGCCACGGGGCAGGGCCCTCGCAACGTCGCGGGCGAAGTGCGCCAGGAGGACCGCCACGGCCTTGTCGGTCGAGAGCTGGGACGAGCGCGGGCTCACGCGCAGGTCGAGCATGGGATGGAGCTCCTGGACCTTCTGCACCGCCAGGCGCGCGCCCTCATCCCGCCGGCCGGCCTTATGCTTCCTGTCGAGCTTCTCCCACTCGGCCTGCTCCGCCGCCGGGGGTTGCGGCCTCGCCTTCTTCCAGGCCCGCATGATGGACTTCTTCGCGCCCTTCGGGGGCTTCTGGGCGTGCCAGGCCCCCAGGGCCTGGGGGTCGGCCAGGGGCATCCCCGGACGACGTTCGATGGGAGGGGGCAGGACGCCGTGATGCTTCTTCCAGGTCTGGCTCGCGACCTCCAACGGGTCCAGGTGCGCACCGGCGAGGAGCAGCCCGAGCCACATCGCGTAGCCGAAGCCGGAGGCGTAGCCGGCCAGCGCGCCATTCCGCGGCATGACGTGCTGCTTCTCGATCGCGACTCCGTCGATCCCCGGCCCGGCGATCTTGTGGATGAGCACCAGCATGCCGTGCCGGTCGTAAACTCGTCTCGTGGGCTCCGTCGGATGCGGAAGTGTGGGAGTCGGCCAGGTGCCCACGAGCTTGCCGTCGCCATCCACGATGGCCGCCCAGCCGCCCAGGCCAGGGTCGATCCCGAGGTAGCGCGCGGGGCGCGCGGTGGCTGGCGTGTCGAAGTCGGCGGCCGCGGTGGCCCTGTCGGTGATGGGCATGCCCTGATATTAGGGCATCGCGCGGCCTTCTTCTAGCCCACAGGTTCTACGGGGCCGGCTCCTGCCCGAGCGTCCCGAGTCCTTCCCGGTGGAAGGGGTTGTGGACATGCTCACGACCCGCGCCGGCCGTGCGCCGCGCGTGGCCTGCCGCACGGCGCTGCCGGTGCGCCCCGTGGGACTCGTCCTTGATGCGCTTGAGCTGCCGGACCATGGACTCCCGCGCCGGGAGCTCCTGGAAGCGCCGGGCGGCCTCGTCCACGCGGCCGATCCGGATGACGACCTTGTGCCGACAGTTCGTGAGGCACGGCGTCTGCCCGTCGCGCGGAACGGCGGGGATGTTCGCCTTCACGAAGGGCGAGCGCTCCATCATGTACTGGCACCCTTCGCAGATGCCACGGTCCTTCGGGTCCTTTCGCTTGTCGGGGCCCATCCAGTAGAGGAGCACATCGGGCGGCAGGGCCAGGATGCGCGACGACTCGAACATGAACCGGAGGGCGCGCACGTACGCCTCGAAGCGCTGCCAGCCCCGCTCGTCCACGGCCGCGACGGTCTGGGCGCGCTCCTCACGGTTGCGCACGCGCGTCGCCGCCGCGCGCCGATCGCGCCACTCCCGGATGGCGAGCTGCCAGTAGCGCATCTCCTCGCGCACGGCCGAGCGAAACCAGGTCTCCTCCTCGGCCAGCACCTGGGGGTCGGGATGCAGCCGCTCGAGCGCCGAGGCGTGGCGCCCGATCTCGTGGACCTGCTCGTAGGCCAGGCGCCAGAGGAACGACGAGTGCTCCTCCAGGTCGGCGTAGGTGATGTTCCCGGCCAGCCAGCCGCGCAAGAGCGGGGCGATCGTGCCCCGAGCGTTCTCCTCCGCGATCTTCATCTCGCGCGGGGCGTTCGTGGCCGCCTGGCGGACGTGATAACGGACCGTCGAGCGCCAGCCGGCGCGGAGGCCCGCGTCGCGCACGGCCAGGTCGCCGGAGAGGTCGGCCGTGCCGACGGCCTTCGCCTCAGCCATGGGCTCCTTGCCCCAGCGCAGCCACTTCACCCACAGGTCCCGGTCCTTCAACTCGACGTACAGCCCGCTTCCGCCGGCCCGGGCGGCGTCCTCCTCCCCGCCCACGCGCACGAGCCCCTTGGCGGAGAGCTGCGTCACGATCTGCCTGGTCCGCGCGGGCGCCCACCCGAACGCGCCGGACAGGGAGCCGGTCGTGGAGGCCCCGTCGCGAAGGTCCGCGAGGTAGTCCATCACCTTGACCTGGTCGGGCGTCCAGCGCGGGACGGCCTCCTCGAGCGCCTGGCGGAGCTCCGCGGCCTGGGCCTCGCTCAGGCCGGCGAAGGGATCGGCCGGGTCGGCGCCGGCCGGGCGGCCGGGGTCGTCGACGAGGTAGAGCAGCGGGGGCAGCTCGTGGCTCACGCGTCCTCCGGGGGCGGCTCCGGCGTCCAGTCCGCGAGGCGCACGAACTCGTGGAAGGTGCAGCCCGTCTCGGGGCAGACGGCCGAGGGGCTGATCGTGCCGTCAGCCGCGACCTGGTGCCCGTTGGGGCTCAGGTCGAACGCAGCACGATGCCCGCTCGGGCACTCGATGAACAGGCTCCCCTTCCACCAAACCCATCCGAGGCCCTTGGGCAGGGTCCGGCCCTGCGGCGTCGGCGTGTACTGCTTGCGCGGGATGACGATCATGCGGCCGCTCCGTTGGTCACAAACCCGTGCCACTGGCATCCGCCGAGGAGCGCGACGGACGTGCTACGACCTTCCGAGGGCACGAAAGTGAGGTCGTCGAGGCCAGTACCCGAAGGCGTCCATCGCCCAGGCTTCGGCGAGACGCCCTCGGGCACGCCGACCCACCAGCAGATGACCGAGTGGGTACCGACGGAGCCCTTGTTCGCGACGAAGCACTTGGGGCATAGGAACAGGACACCGTCCGAGCCCGCCAGGACATCGCCGACCTCGGTGAACGACTGCCCCGTCCGCGCGGCGTCGAGGCGCAGGAACGTCGCTTCGAGCTCGCGCAGGCGCGGCACTCAGTCCTCCAGGAGGCGCCGGCCGCACCGCGGGCAGGGCTGGTCGGAGCGGAACGCCTCACCGCAGTGCGAGACGAACCGCGGCGGGGGCGCCGAAGGGGGAGGCGGCGGGGCCGGGGGCGGCGCGGGCGGCCGCTGGAGGTCAGGGGGCACGTGCGGGTCCGGGGCGGTCGGGTCCTTGTCAGGCACCGGCGCCCTCCTCCGGGAGCCCGGCCAGGGCCGTGACGAGCGTGAGGCGCGTGATCGTCGCCTTGCGGCGGCTCTCCATCATGGACTGCTTGACGAAGTCGGAGGCCAGCTCGCCGACTCGCGTCTCTGCGCCTTCCATCAAGAGATCCTCGCGCGGGGCGCCTCGCCCTTCCTCCACGGCCTTACCTTCCGCGGCCTCCACGAGCTTCTCGCGGTCCGGGCGCCACTGCTTCATCGTCTCCTCCAGGGGCTGGATCCCGAGGGAGCCGAAGGCCACGGACTCGACGATCGCCGGCGCCAGGCCGCCGACCTGGGCGAGTAGCGCCTGCTTGTCCTCGGCCTGGAGCGGCGGGTTGTCCGGGTAGGACGGCTGAGGTGCGGCCGCCTGGGCGACCTGGGATGGGTCGATCGCCGGCCCAGGGGAGGGCGAGTAGTTGACGTCGAGCGTCGGCGCCGGGGGCGGCCGGAAGCCCTGGGGCAGCTCGCGCTCCGGCTTCGGCTGGTAGAGCTTCTTCACGAGGTCGGGCGAGAACCCGCCGTGCTTCTCGAGCACGAGGGGGATCCACTCGGCCATGTTGAGCTGGGCGTTCTGACCGAGCGTGAGGAGCCGCTCCATCCGGTCCGTCTTGAGCTGGATGACCTCGTTGCGCTCGATCTCGGTGATGGGCGAGACGGACGCCATGTGGAGGGAGAAGGCATTCCGGGGGTGCAGCGGGTCGAGGCCCCGGAACGCGAGGTCGATCATCAGGAGGCGCGCGACCTCGGGCAGGAACGACTGCTGGAGGCGGCCCGCGCGCTTGGCAAAGGGGTGGTACTGGCGCGAGAGCGACTGCCCGGGCTGGTAGTCCCCGCCCCGGCCGATGAAGCCCAGGGGGAACCCGACGCCGGCCGCGAGGCGCGCGAGGAAGAGGTCCAGGTCGCGCAGGATGTCGTTCGTGTTCGTGGCCGGGAAGTTCGTGAACTGCGTCTGGTTGTTCTCGCCGCGCGGGAGCACGACGTCCTTCGCGATGTCGAGGGGCGTGCCGATGGACGAGAACACGTTCTGCTGGGTGTTGAGGTACCACTCCCGGTAGAGGCGCCGCTCCCAGTCCTTGACCGTCTGCCACGCCTCGTCGTGCGAGAGGCCCGTCGTGTCGATGAGCGCCAGGAGGCGGTCAGGCCGGCGCAGCAGGCGCTGGATCACGACCTGGTCCTCCATCAACTGGAGCTGGCGCCAGATGAGGCGCGAGCCCCACAGGAAGGACGCGGCCACGCCGTACTTGTCCGTCAGCTCGCGCGGGGGCAGGCGGAAGTGGAGCACGCGGTAGTGCGGGACGGCCGAGCGGTCGGTCTGCTGCGCGTCGCCCATCTCGTTCGCCGGGCCGAAGCCGATGAGGCGCCCGATGTCGTCGTCGATGCGGGCCACGGTCCAGGGCTCGTAGGGCCGGAGTGCCACGACGCCCTGGCCGCGGGCGACGGCGATGTGCATGAACACATCCCCGTCCCGGCCCAGGGCCCGGCAGATGGGGAACGCCCACTGCTCCAGGCGCAGGCGGTCCATCGTGGCCGTGACGAGCTTCCTGACCTCCTCGTTCTGCGCCTCGGCCCAGACGATCCGCTTGTGCTCGGGGTCGACCTGCGTCGCGTCCTCCGCGAAGGCGTCGAGCACGGCCGCGATCATGGGGTCCGTGTCCATCTCGCGGTAGTTGGCGTAGAGCTCCGAGCGCGACTCCTCGAGCGCGTAGACGCCCAGGGCCTTGTAGATCGCCTGGGTGCGCGAGGACCGCCGGAGGGGATCGGCGTCGTCCTGGCGCGCGCCCAGGTAGCGCTTGCGCGAGACGCGGCGATCGGGCAGGCGGTCGAGGCCGCCGACCTTGGCCAGGGCGGCCCACGGATGGACGACCATCTCGTCCAGCAACCGCCCAAAGAAGCCGCGCTCTGCCATGTGACGCTCCTACGCCAACAGGCTACCCGCTACCCGGGGCCGGCGACGAGGACGTAGATCTGGGCGGCGGCCCCGCCAGGGTTCGAGAACAGGAGCTGCGTCAGGGTCGGGCTCCCTGCGCCGGGCGCGCCGGCCTCCAGGCGGAAGCCGCCGGCGCCGAGGGTGTTCGCGACCGTCTCCAGGTTCCGCTTGTACGTGATGCCCGGGATGTCCGAGCGGATGAACACGACCTGGGGCGCGCCGACGCCTGGGACCAGGAGCGGGAGGTCGACCGCGGCCGGCGGGACCTTGAGCGACAGCTCCTGCGCGACGAGGCCGGGGAGGTCGAGGTTGTAGGAGCGAGGCCCGCACGCGCCCTGCACGTCGTTCGGGTCCGGCGTGCGGGTGAGCGTCACCTGAACCGAGTACGTCGCCGACATCCGACCCTCCTACCCGCCGTTGACGAAGATGCGCGTCGCCAGCCCGTAGTTCCAGTTGCGGGGGACCGACATGTCGTAGGCGTCCCCCACGGCGGCCATGGTAACAGAGACGACCCTGATCTCCGGGTAGACCAAGCTCTTCGCGATGATCTGCCCGCTCAGGTCGGGCAGAGGCATCAGGTCGGGGTTCGTGCCGGGGGCGATGTCCGTCGCCAGGACGCGCAGGTTGTCGTCCAGCATCAGCTTCCCCGCCGCCCGGAAGGAGCCGTCCACGAGCATGAACAGGTGCGTGGGCGTGCAGCGGATCTTCTCGCCCGTGTCGAGCTCCACGGTCACGAGGGTCACGTTCCGGCCGGAGACGCGCGGCTGCACCGCGTGCGCGCCGACGATCAGGCCGGCGAGGGTCGCGCCGGCGGCCGCGACCGGGATCTGCGGGTCCTGCACGGAGAACACGCCCACGGAGATGTGATCCGGGGACGCCTCCCAGGCGTCGGCCAGGTCCGCGATGGCCGCGTCCGTCCCGTCGAGCCGCCGCACGAGAGTCTCCGCCGCGAGGCCCATGCGTCACGCCTTGTCGATGTAGCGGTTGAGCGAGGAGAGCACGCGCGACTGCTGGGGCACGTGGCCGCCGGTGGGCATCTCGCCCACGGTGGCCGTGTCGGCCAGGCAGCGGTACGTGGCGCCGGCGAGGCCGTCGGCGACGTCCTTCGAGCCCTTCGAGCCATCGGGGTTCTCCGCGCGATGGTCGACCTTGTCCTTCTGCACGTCGTGCTCGAGGCCCGTGACCTCGCGGTAGAGGTGCACCCGCGGCAGCGCCTCCATCACGCGGTCGCGCGCGTCCTCCAGGCCCACGCGCACGGGCATGACGCCAGGAGGCCAGGGCAGCGCCAGCCGCCCCTCGGAGGCCGCCCCGCGCAGCACGCGGTACGGCTGGCTCGTCTTGTCTACGCTCTGCCGGTCCGTCTGGAAGCCGGCCTCGCGCAGGCGCTGCAGCATGTCGAACGACTGGAACTGGTCGCTCGTGACGAGCTTGATGTGGAACCCGCAGTTGCGGAGCCAGCCGATGAACTTGCGCACCTTGCGGAAGTCGATGCTCTCGCCGTACGGGCCGCCGGTGAGCGCAACGTAGAAGTCGACCTCCACGTTCATCACGACCTCGGAGGAGCCGACGCCGGCCTGGGCATCCGACTCGGGGTCGCGCTCCGAGATGTAGTGCCCCGACGAGTGGACCATCGCCATGCCCGCGAGGTCCGCCTGGCCGCCGGCGCCCTGGGCGAGGTCGAGGTGGATGTAGCGCCCGGCGTCCGGGTGCCGGAGCGGCCGGAGGCGGCCCATGTAGACGCGCGTGACGGCCTTGATGTCGAAGCTGTCCTGTAGCTCCGCGGCCGCGCGCTCGTAGCACGGGATCTTCTGGGCCGAGAAGGGGAAGGGCAGCGACTCGTCGAAGCACGCCGCCACGGCCTCGTGCCGGGGGAAGAACGGGGTAAAGGCGCCGGAGGGCACGTCGCCGAGCATGCGCAGTGCGCCGTGCACGTCGTCCTTGAAGGCCGAGTAGTGGACGATCGGGACCTTGAGCACGAGCTCCTCGGACGGCTTGTCCTTCGAGTCGATGGGCTCGACGAAGTACGTCCCATCGGGCTGGCGCGCGACCGTGTCGAGGATCTTCGGGTCCGTGACGTCCGTGCCCACGAACGTGCGGAAGAACGGGTCCCCCAGGTCGGGCCGGAACCCGCGGTTCCTGTCGCGGTGGTAGCCCATCGGGTTGAAGGCCCAGCGCGGCCCGCGCACGCACATGACGCCCGGGGCGCCGCGCTTCTCCCGGATGCGCTGCTCGAGGTAGTCGGAGCGGGTGCGGGTCTGCGACACGTAGATCGCGATGCCCGGCATGTCCCCGCCCTCCTGGACGAAGCGGCCCTCAAGACGCCGGGAGACCTCGGCCACGAGCTCGCGCGCGCGGTTGGCCGTGCGGGCGCCCTGGGCGAAGTAGTTCAGCTCGTCCGCCAGGAGGGCGAACAGCGAGCGGCCGATCGCGTGCAGCTCGCTCGACCCGACGAGCACTTCGATGGGCTTCGTCTCCCAGCGGATGTACTCGTTGCCGTGCGGCACGCGCGGGTAGACGTCCCGGAAGAAGGGCGACGAGTCGATGATCTTGTCGCGGAGGTCGTAGAACCCGACCTGCTTGACGAGGTTCTTCGTGATCGCGTACAGGCCGATGTAGATCTTCGTCCGGGCCTGCAGCCCGTAGAACACGGCCGCGTCCCGCAGGCAGAGGAGGCGCGCGATCTTGTAGGCCAGGACGAACACGGCCGCCGTCGTCTTGCCGAGCGAGGACGCGCCGGTGAGGTTCATCTCGTAGATGCCGGAGAGCGGCTCGCACGCCTTGAGCACGACGGGCCGCCAGGCGGGGAACAGCTCCTTCGCGGCCCCGCCGACGTAGTCGGGCGAGTCGAGGAACGTGACGGGGTCAGGCGGGATCCGCTCGTAGTCGTGCGCGTAGAGGGCCTCCATCGCGGCCTTGTCGCCGGACCCGGCGCGCACGGCCGGCTCGATCACGTTGTGGAGGATCCAGGCGCGGCCCGACGCCGGGAGGCGCTGGAAGAGCTCGAGCGACCCGGCCGCGATGTTCTCCAGAACGGCGGCGGCCTCGGCGGGGTTCAGCGCATCGCCGGCCGGCTCGAAGGGGCTGGGCATGCCCTCAAGTGTAACAGCGGGTCATGCGCGCCCGGCGGCGGCGCCTGACGATGGGAGGCCAGGGCGGGTCGTCCAGGTAGTCCATGCCGTCGAGGGACAGCCGGTAGTGCGCCCGGCCGAACAGGTCGGGGTCGACGCACACCAGGCCCTCGCGCAGGAGGCCGATCAGGACGCGCCCGGCGACGCGGGCTCGCCCCGGAGCCCGGGCACGGGAATGGGACTGGTCGGTGCGCGTGATGCCCCTGGCGCGTTCCGTCCGCGTCGGCCGGCAGTCGCGCCAGAGGCGCGCCGCGAACTCGGCGGGGGTCACCCCTCGCGCGCCCGGGTAGCGCTGGCAGAACTCGGCCACGACCCGAAGGGCCCGGACGGTCGTGGCGATGTGACGTTCCAGGTTGGAGGGCACCGGGGGAGATGCTAGCCGATGCACTTTCCCCTCGGGAGGCATCTGCATCGCGGTACACTTTCCCTGCGGAGGGCATCTGCGGGGCCCTGCACTTTGGGGCGCGCCATCATCTCCTTGTCATCGAGCGCGGGTTCACTAGATAAGTGTTTAGCTAGTAATGCTATATCCATGCAATTTTTTCGCGGTTCGCGGCCCTTCGGCGGCCCCCGCTTTCCCGGCGCCAGGAAAACGCGGGGCGTGCACTTTCCTGGGGCAAGGAAAACGGCGGGCGCGCACTTTCCTGGCGCCAGGAAAACGCGCTGTCATAACTCCTGAAACGTGATGTCAGGCGCAGAAGTGGCAGGGGCCGTCCGGATGGACCAGGCGCGCGCCCCCAGGACCGTAGTTCGTCATGGCCTCCGGGTCGGCCAGGTAGCGCCGGATGTCCTCGGCCAGGGCCTCCTGCTTCATCCACGAGACGGTCAGGCTCTCGACCTGGGCGCCGTCGCTCTCGCGGACCACGCAGAACTCGGCCGCGCCGTCCTCGCACGTCGCGTCGTTGAGGAAGAGGAGGCCGCGCCCAGGCGGCCCGATGCGGAAGCCCTGGCACAGGGTCCAGTAGTGCTGGGTGAGCTTCTCGGCCAGCTCGGCCGGCGTCCCGATGTCGGCGTTCTTGATCGAGTGGATGCGGCCCTTGTGGAACACGGCTACGCCTCGGCCTTCGCGGCCGCGGGGACCCGGCCGCACTTCGTGCAGTAGCGCCCTGCGCTGAGCCTTCCCGTGGAGAAGTTGTGGGTCAGGCCCTCCTCGGGCGTGAGCTCGTGCGCGCACTTCTCCGAGCAGGCGCGGCAGACCTTCCACTCCGCCGAGGACTCGTCGATGAACGACGCGCCGCAGAGCTTGCAGTAGCCGCCGGAGACGAGCACGTAGGCGAGGGGGCGCCGCACATCGGCCTCCTGGAACGCCCAGTCCACGAGGAGCAGGCCGCCGACCGGGCCGAAGAAGCAAACGTTCCGCAGCCCGTTGACCTTGAACTTGTCGGCCTCGTCGTCGCCGCGCACGTTGTGCCGGACGCCGGCGGCCTCCAGGACGATCGTCCAGAACTGCTCGTCGCCGTCGCGCGGGCCCTGGCCCTTGTAGCGCAGCCGCGCGCCACGTTCGAGCTGCGCGACCCACGCCCCGAAGGCGCGGCGCTCCTCGTCCGTCGTCGGCGTCAGCTTCCCCATGCCGTCCTGGTGCTCGATCTTCATGCGATGTCGCCTTCCCTGTAGAACCTCGTCGCCCCGGGGCACTGCCGGCGCTCGCCAGGAGGGCGCTCCTCCATCGTCGCCGGGTCGTAGACCGTCAGGTGGCAGGCGAACTCGCCGCACTTCGTCACGTCCAGGCGGACGTTGAAGCGTGCAATCGCGATGTCGCCCTGGCGCACCGGCGCCGTGATGCCGTGCTTCTCGCGCAGGGCCTTCACGACCGCCCCGAACGCCTCGTCGTTGTCGTCGCGGAAGGGGCAGGACGCGCACTGAGTCGGTGCCTCCGGCCGGCGCGGCTTCCAGAGGTCGCGCGCCCTGGGGCGCCGCGGGGCGGCCTTGGGTGCCATGGGGAGTCTCTTCGGCCTGGGCATCACGGACCCTCCAGGATCAGCGCGACGTCGAGTCGGACTCTCACCGACCAGTTGTGCCAGCACTTCTCGTCGCGGCAGCAAAGGTGGAGGTCGAACGGCTCGCCCATGACCGGATAGCTGAGGTAGTGCTCACCCAGGTCGTGCTCCAGCGCGGTACTGCACCTGGGACAGGTCGAGTCGACCACGATCCCCGGCAGGTAGAAACGCTTCTCGTCCGTCTTGCCCGCGCCTCGGCCTCGGATCTTCGTCACGTGCCCTCCCACTAGAACACCACGACGCTGAACCCGTAGCTCGTCGAGGCGAGGCCGGCCGCGAGGTTCGCGGGGCGGCCGCCGACGAGGTAGTTGACCTCGGCCGGGATGACGATGTCCGCGGTCTCGCTCCGGTCGCCCATGAACGTCGTAGGGCCCTTGCCGTCCGGGCCGACGAGGAGGAAGGCCCCGTCCGGGCCCCGGTCAGCGCGCACGGTGCGCAGGTAGTGGAGCACCTGGTCGACGCGCCCCATCCATCCGCGGCCGCTCACTCGCGCCCCGACAGCGCGGCCTGGGCGCGCTTGATGCGGGCCTCGGCGTGGTCCTTCTGCGCCGCCAGATGCTTGACGTGGCGCTTCGCTTCCTCGATGCGCTTCTCCGCGCTCTTGAGGCCGATGTGGTCGGTCTCGAAGCCGTAGGCGCGCCGGAGGTCGTCGCCCAGGAAGTCGAGGAGCGCCAGCGCGGCCTCGGCCCTGTCCTTGTAGGCCCTCTTCCGCGTGGTCATGCGTCCTCCAGGGCGCAGGCGTTCGTGCAGTAGACGGCCGGGTGCCCCTGGGGGAGCAGGGACCGGCACCGTTCGTTCTCACAGACGCGCCGGCGGCCGCACGTGCAGCGCCCTTCCTTCACGTCGTCCGGCTGTCCGGCCTCGAAGCGGGTACAGGCCACGCAGGGCGCGACGACGAGCGGCCGCGCGCCTGCCACGACGATGCCTGCCGACACGGGCGGCGCGAGGCGAGGGACGGGGATGTTCTGCAGGGGCGGGTCGCGGAAGAAGGCCGCCCGGCCTGTCGGGCTGGAAGGCGGCGGGAACGCGGCGGCCTTCTCCATCAGGACGCGCTCCGCCAGGCGCCGGCCGACGTCGATCAGAGCCGCCGTGCTGGGCATGCGCTCGCGCAGATAGAGCGCCCAGATCTCGGTGTCGCCGTCCTTCCACAGCTCGATGTAGCGCCGGGCCAGGTCGTCCGAGGTCTCGTCGGTCATGCCTTGCGGCCCTCCTCGGCCATGTCGAGCTCGATCTCCTGCTTCGTGCACAGGTGGCGCTGGTACTCCGTCTCGTGCTCGTGGCCCTCGACGCGGCAGTAGAAGGGCCCGTTGCGTCGGGGGCCCGGGTGGTCGGTCGCCTTGAAGGAACGGAACACGTTCATGCCCGGCACCCAGCGGCGCTTCTCGCCGGCGGGGGCGTCCCAGGCGAGGAGGTACTCACGCGCGCCGACCGCCTGGCCGCGGACGGCCTTGACCGTGCCCTGGCGCTCGGCGCCAAAGGCCCGGAAGTGGACGTAGTCGTCGATCTTCGGCTCGGGCATCAGAAGCCACGCTCCGCCTGGCGAGCGCAGGCGTTGCACTGGTAGCCGCGCGCCGCGTCGATGGGCGTGAGCACGTTCTCCGCCTTGCACGTCGGGCACGGGAGGTTCCTGGGGTTGTCGGGCGTGGCCGCACGCAGGGCCGACTCCCCGCCGGGCTCGGCGAAGCCGACGCCGTCGATGAGGCCGTCGTCTTCGTCTTCCCAGGGATCGCGCTCCGCGATCTCGTCCTCGTCGTCGCCCTCTTCGTCGCCGTCCGGGTAGGGCTCGATCTCGTCGGGCGCCTCCTCGTAGTCGTCGAAGTCCTCGGGGCCGGTCATCACTTCCGCCTCCTGGGCGGCCGCGAGCCGCCCCAGATGATCTTGCTGGCCGCGCGGGCGCAGGCGCGGCACGAGACAGCGGCCGGCGCCTCCGTGGCGTTCGCGGCCGTCACGACGCGCCCGCAGGCCGCACGCCCAGAGCGCCACTCGTCGCGCACCCAGTGCGTCACGGCGCCGAGTCCTTCTGCTCCAGGCGCGCCCAGCACGCGGGGCACGTGACGAAGTCGGGGTGGCCCGTGAGGTTCCCGGCGGGGCCCTCGCACTCGTCGCCGAAGTCCTCGTAGTGCACGGGGGCCGCGCGGCAGGAGTCGCACAGCGCCCGGAACGACTCGCTGCGCTCGCGCGTCAGGGCGCCGCACCCGTAGCACGTCCGCTGCAGCCGCTCCAGCTCGGCCGCGTGCCCCGTCTCGAGCGTGGCCTTGTCCTTCTTCATCGCCATGGTCGCGTTCCTTTCCCGGCGCCTTCGGCCGGCATGGGCGATATTAGCCGCCCGTCCTCCCTTGCGCAAGGTGGACGGGCGGCCGTTGGGGCGCCTACGCCACGAGCTCCGCCACGGGGATCCAGCGGGGCTCGTACTCGCCCTGGACGTGGACGCGCGCCGTCTGGACACCCGTCCGGCCCCGGCCGATCCAACCGATCCGGCCTTCCTTGCCGTCGGCCAGGACGACGACGTCATCCACGGCCACGGTGCGGGCCTCGGGGGAGACCTCGCGGCAGGCGGCCAGCAGCTCGCGGCCGCCGCCGTTCGCCACGGCCGTCAGCAGCGCCGCCAGGTCGCGGGGGCTGAGGACGATCGCGCCCTCGGCCAGGCCGCGCGCCGCGGGGGCCACGCCCAGGGGGGCCATGCGGCCGGCCAGGAGGCTCGCGCCGGCGACGGGGTCGTTCGCGAAGCGCTCGTTCTCGCGCCGCTCGGCCCACAGGAGCAGCTCGGACACCCGGCCCTCCTCGCGGTAGCTCGCGACGCCCTCGGCCACGACCACGCTCACGTTGTGCAGGCGCTCGGGCAGGCGCTCGACGGCCGCCGACCAGGTGGCCTCCCGGCCCGCCTCGCGCTCGGCCGCGAGCCGGCGCTCCTCGGCCAGGGCGGGGAGCATGACGCCGCGGGCCAGGTCGAGCATCCCGCACGCCTTCTCCCACAGGTCGAAGGGGAACTCCATGGGGGCGACCATCAGGCGGCCGACGCCGTCCATCAGGCTGCCCGAGCCCGTGCCGTTCACCCGGCGGTAGAGGGCCACGGCCAGGGCGGGGAGGAGGGGCATCCCGACGTCCGAGCGCGGGGCGTCGTCGAGCTTCGCGCAGTTCTCCATCTCCTCGGTCAGCTCGCGGCGCACGTCGAAGGCGTAGACGGCCGCGTTCGGCGAGGCCGAGGTGTAAGCCTCCAGGCAGGAAGCGCCGACCTGGGCGACCTCGCCCGTCTCGCGGTTGCGCACGACGTAGGTGTAGGTCCGCAGGCGGCGCGCCTCGCAGTGGTCGCAGACGGGCCCACGGGCGCGGTACTGCTCGAGCGTCTCGTCGCTCAGGTGCTTCGCGCCGGGGGCGCGGCGAAGGATCGTCCCCGAGGGGAGGTGGTGGAGCTGGGCCACGAAGCCCCAGGCGCCGGCGTCCGGCACGTCGCCCAGGATCGCGACCTCGCGCACGCGGATCAGCGCCGTCGTGCCGTCCTCGCGGGCCCGCTCGATCCACTGCGCCTCGTCCGCCTCCCACAGCGTGAGGGGCAGGCCGCCGCGGGCCACGGCCACGCGCGAGAACTTCGCGACCTTCTTCCGCAAGGGCTCCAGGTGGAGGGGATCGAGGACGAGGTAGCGGGCCAGCTCGGGCATGGGCTCCAGGCCGGCGCGAATGCGCGCGTAGCGGGCCCGCGCCATCGCCACGGGGTCCTGGGTCTGCTCGGCCTCTCGGTCCAGGGTGCGGATCGTCGCGTCGCTCACGGGGTGCTCCTTCGCGGCCCTTTCGCCGCTGCCCTGATATTAGCCGCCCGTGCTACCTTGCGCAAGGTGGGCGCGCCGTAGGCCCAGGCGTTGAGCGAACCGTCGGCCCTACACGGGCCTCCACGAGGCAGGGGCGCGGCCGAGGTAGGTGCACAACTCGCCGTAGCTGAGCCCGCCGCGAGCGGCCAGGCGCTCCGCGGACTGGCCTGGATAGCGGACGGAGTAGAGGCCGTGCGCAAGCAAGTACTCCTCCCACAGGATCGTGCCGTCGCCGCGCGCCGGCCACGCGATCTCGAAGGCCCCGTCCCTGTGCGCGCCCGCGGCCGAGGACTGAACGGGCGCGCGCCGGCCGCACGTGCAAGAGGGGCAGTGCGGAGGGGCGGTGGTACGGGCCACGACCTCGGCACGCAGCCGCGCGATCTCGTCGTCCCGCTCGCGGCAGGCTTCCTCGGCGCGCGAGGGCTCGTCGCTCTCACCCACGCTGCGCCCCCATGCTTGACAGGACGATCTTCATCGCCTCGACCTTGTCGAGGCCCAAGCTGTCGTTGCAGGCATCGGCGACGGCCTGGGCCTCATCCAGCGAGGGGTAGGTGCCGCCGAGGTCCGAGTCATCGGCGACGGGCGTGTAGCCGGCGACGTTCTCCTCCGCGATCCCGAGGCGGTAGCCGCCCTCGTGGATCACGGCCGTGTAGGCCAGGCGCTCGCGCGGGGCGCGCGTGTCGGGTTGCTTCTGCCGCCACACCGTCATCGTCTCCTCCTCGCCATGTTGTCGGCCTCGGCGCGCAGCTCGCGCCCGAGGCGCCGGACTCGCACGGCCGCTGCCTTGTCGGCCCTGCCGTCGGGTCCCAGGCGGCGGCCCACGTGCTCGAGCATCGCCGCGATCTTGTCGCAGTCCTGGGCCAAGAACCGCATCGTGCCTTCCTGGATGAGGGCCTGGGCCTTCTGCCGGTTCACGGCCGCCTCTTGAACGCCATGCAGCAGCGCCGGTGGCGCGCACCCTCCTCGGGGCCCGGGCTCACGGACATGCGGCCCATGCAGATGGGGCACGTCCACTTGTCGTCGAGGTCGCGCGCCCAGCCCTTGGCCTCGGCCTGGCGGGCCGTCAGGCCATCGACGCGCGAGGGCGGCGCGTAGCCCTGCATGCGGCCGCAGCACTCGCAGACGAACGCGAACCAGGGCGGCTCGGAGAGCGGGACGACCCCCTTCGGCAGGGTCACGCGTGACGACCGCCGTGCATCGCGCACTTCCCCCGTCGGCGCGCATGGCAGTCGCACCAGCCGACGTAGCGGATGGGCCCTAGCATGCGCGCCCAGACCTCGGCGCCCTCCTCGATCTCCCAGCCGTCGGCCAGGGCCTTCGTCAGCGCCTCGCCGGCCGTCTCGGCCTCGACGACGCAGCCCTCCTCGTCAACCTCGGGGGAGTAGAGCCACCACTGCTTCTTCGCCTCGTCCTCGTAGGGCGCCTCGTGGATGGGCTGGGGCGGAGTCCGGCGCCCGTCCTCCTCGGGGGTGGTAGCGCCCTTGAAGCGATCGTCGTTCCTCTCCAGGAAGCGTTCGGCCGCCTGGCAGCGCGGTAGGTCCGTGTCGATGGACCAGTCGTCTAGCTCCGCCATCACATTGCGCAGGCGCCGGATCGCTTCCGTGCGCTGGCGGAGCGCCTTCTCCATATGCAGGCGATGCGCGCAGCAGTGCGCGGACCGGCACCGCGCGAAGGCCGCGCGCTTCTCGTCCTGGTCCCGCTCCAGCCGGCGCAGCGCATGGTCGGCCATCTCAGTCCTCCAGTCTCAGGCAGCGCACGCGGTTCGCGAGGCGGAACCGGAGCGCCCCGGGCGCCTCGTCCGTGACCTCGACGAGCCAGTAGGGCCTGCTCGTGCCGTCGATCAGCAGCTCACCGAGCGTGGACCGCGTGCCGCCTTCCATCATGGCGCCCGGCCAGGGGTGGGCCTCGCGTTGCAGCTCACGGGCCTCCTCGTCGGTGACCTCGCGCACCCAACCCGGCGGGGCCTCGGCCTTCCCCTCGGCCCCCAGGAACACGAACGTGCGGCCCCTGTTCCTCACGACCGCGGCTCCGAGTCGTGGGCGTCGCGCACGCGCAGGTTCCCGGCCGGGTCGTCCGACCAGCGGCCGAAGCGGGTCGGGATGCGCCGGCCCGCGACCTTGTGGAAGAGGGAGTGGAGGGACCCGATGAGGAGCGAGCGCCGCCCGGCGAGGGCCATGCGCCGCTGCTTGTCGTAGCACTTCTCGATCATCGTGAGCGGCCCGCTGATGGCGTCCCGGGCGATGGCCGTCAGGGCCAGCTCGCGCAGGTCGTCCGGGAACTCGCGGTCGCCTGTGTTGAGTAGCACGTCGCGCTTGAGCGCCTCCTCCAGGGTCTCCAGGCCGCGCAGGAAGGCCGCGTCATCTCCGCGGTGCGCATCGGACAGGTCGATCGTCTTGCGCTCGAGATCGTCGAAGTAGGCCGTCATGGTCTGGCTCCTCTCACGAGTCGAAGTTGAAGATGAGCCGCGCAGCGTGCGGGTCGCCCGCGGCCTGCAGCACGGCCTGGAGGAAGTCGAAGAAGGCGGCGCCCATGTCCTCGCGCAGGCCGCCCGTCCACTCCACGAGCGTGTACCAGCGGCCCGGGTCAGGCAGGGAGAGGCGCCGGTCGGCCTCTGCGTTGTCGATGATCTCTGCGCCGCCCACGCCGCCGCACCACTCCTGGGGGCGTCCGCCGCCCGCGGCCTTCCACTTCGCGTAGACCTCCGAAGAGACGAAGCCCTCGTGCGTCGTCGAACCGCCGCGCCCGACGTAGTCCAGGATCTCCGCCACGAGGAGCCAGGAGGCCGAGTGGTCGCCTGGGCCGTCGACGCGGTTGCCGTAGGGGCCGTCGTGCGTGCTCTCGTACGCCCCATCCCAGTCGAGGACCTTGCGCAGCTCGTCGCTCATGTCCTGGGGCCAGTCCCGCGGGTTGGCGATCGGCGGGTAGCGGTCCGAGCGGACGCCGGCGAGGACTCCGAACAGCCAGTAGCGGCGCTCGCTGTAGCAGCCGGTGACGATCCCCTTCCCGCCGCAGTTGGGGCAGGCGCCGTGCTCTGCCGTGAACTCGGCGTCGTCGTGGTAGCGCCGCCAGGCGCACGGCCAGGGCGGGAGCGCCAGGAGGAGGCGCCAGGGCCCCCAGGGGGCGAGGCGGTCGAGCGCGGCCCGGTCCTGCCGGCGCTCGGCCTCGCGCACGCGCGCATCGCCCGCGGAGCGGCCGCGCTCCCGGACTTCAACCCACATGTGGATGTCGGTTCCCACGCTAGACCTCGCTGCTGTCCGTCGGCGCGCCCTCGAGCGTTTGCACGTACTCGGAGGGATCGAACTCGGTCAGGGCCTCGGGCTCGTCGACCTCCACGGGCCCCGGGGCCGCGAAGTCGCGATCGTCGGAGACCGCGTCCGAGAGCTTCCCGTCCCGGGCGCTCTCCCACTCGCCGACGAACGACCGCGCGCGCTCGCCGGCCTCGCCCTCCTGCCAGCGCTCGCTCTTGTCGTCGATCTCGGCCTGGGCGTCGTCGGCCTGCGCCCCGGCGAAGTCGGCCGCCGCCTGGAGGGCCTCGTCGAACTTCTCGACGGCCGCCTGCACCGGGACGTAGAGCTCCTCGACCTGCGCGTTGAAGGCCGAGAGCGCGGCCTCGACGAGGCCCCAGGCGGTGGAGCGCGCCCGGTTGAACTCCTCCGTCGCGGCACGCAGCGCCCCGCCGGCGTCGTCCAGCTCGCGGACCAGGTGGTCCCGCTCGGTGATGTCCTTCTTCGTCAGCTTCATTGGCTGCTCCTCAGTCGTTGAAGATGGTCAGGGTGAGGGTCCCGTCGGCGCTCTGGAAGAGGAAGGCGCGGACCTCGTCCTCGTTCCGGGCGACGTCCGCCAGGACGAAGCGCACGACCTTGCCCGTCCTCTCCGACTTGACGTTCAGCGCCGAGGGGACCCGCTCCCGCATGCCGGGGAGGTCGCTGGCCTCGGCCGCGCCGCCGACGGGCTGCCAGGCGAAGAGGTCGCTGCTCAGGGTGGGGATGATCTTCGTCGCCATGTTCCGGGCTCCTTCGGCCGGGCCTTGCCGGCACGCCCCGATATTAGCCGCCCGTGCTCTCTTGCGCAAGGGCGGGGCCGAGGCCGTGGGCGTCCTTCGCAACAGCCTTGTCCAGCGCGGCCTGGGCCAGCCGGGACTCCTGTCCGTTCCAGTAGACGACCGCGCGCCGGCCGCCGGGGAAGGTCGCGACGTAGCTGCGCGCGCCCTTGGGCCCGACGAGCTCGAGGCGGGCGCGCCGCGTCTGGTGGTCCGCTCCCCAGAGGTCGCGCCAGTAGACGTTCTCCTCGGGGAGGGTCATCCCTGGCTCTCCTCGCTGACGTGGTCGGTCTTGCGCTTCGAGGGGTAACCCCGGTACGCCTCCTCGGCGCAGCGCTCGAGGCGGCGGATGACGCCGCCCAGGGACTCGGCTGCCAGGGACTCGCCCCAGTTGACCGCCTTGTCCAGGCCGCAGCACTCGCAGGACTGCGAGGACGTGTCCAGGTCGTCCCGGACGGACCGCACAAGGCGGGCGGCCTCCTCCAGGCGGGCCTTGTGGCCGGCGAGGCGATTCGAGGCCGGCAGTGTAGGGGGTCTGGTCACGGGCTCACGCTGTCCTTGTCCCAGCCCTCGACGGTCGGGTCCTTCGAGTCCGCCGCCTGCGTGCAGCCGATGAGCAACTCGCAGGCGTCAAGCACGACCCGGCCGTTCTTCGTGAGCACGAGCGGCTCGTCCAGGTGCTCGGTGAGCTCGTGCTCGGGGATGGGCACGCCGAACGAGAGGGCCGGGCCGGCGACCCCGCGCTTCCGCTCGCCAGGGATGAGGTCACGAAGGGAGGAGGGCGGCTCGCCGATGAGCAGCGTCTCGGCGATGCGGCCGGCCTTGTGGGAGAGGAGCAGGCGCAGGGTGCGCAGCGTGACCTCCCCCTTCGCGTGGGTCACATCCGCAACGAGCTGCAGCACGGCGTAGGCCGCCGCCAGGTTGTCGCCGTTGATCCGGCCCTGGGCATGGACCCAGGCGCGCGCCACGGCGTGTTCCTTCGACAACTTCATCTCAGCCCTCCGGCTTCGTCTTGGGGTCTGCCTTGCAGGCGCAGGCACGCACGCGCCTGCGCGGGTTGCTTCCTTCCACGACGGCGGCGCGCACGACGACGCCGCCCTTCTTCGTCAGGCCCACGGTCTCGGCCGGGCGCTCGCAAGTCCACCCGGGGGGCCCCTGGCTGTGCCAGAGGACCGGGTGCGCGCACCACCCGCACTTCTCGCCAGGCGTCTCGGCGATGAGGGCCTCGAGTGCCCCCTGCATCACCGCGCGGTAGAACTCCGGCCGCTCCTCCGGCGGCACGCGCATCTCATCGGCGATGCGCACCGGGATCTTGAGGGGTTCGCATCCGGCGCGCAGGAGGTCCCGGATCGTCGCTCGTAGCGTGGCGTCGGCCATGGCGTCCTCAGTTGGCCCCGGGCTCGCCGGGGTCGGGTGCGGTGTGGCGGATGACCTGCTGCTTGATGTTCTCGACCGGCGGCGCGCCCGGCGTCGGCGCCCAGGGCTGGCGCGAGCCCAGGGCGGGCAGGAGGCGCGCATACATGCCCAGGAGCTGGGGCTGCAGGATGGCGCGCAGGGCCTGGCGCGACTCGCCGGTCAGACCGCGCCGGGCCAGGATCCGGCGCGTGACGTAGTTCGCCAGGATCTCCGGGACGCGCTTGTCGATCACCCGCGCGCAGGAGGCGCAAGCGAGCCACTCGGGGTCGGCGACCGTGTCGAGCGTGCCCTCACCCGCCTCGTAGCTCGTGCTCGTCAGGAAGTCGTCCGGGCCGAAGTAGGAGCTCGACGGGTTGGGCCCGTAGCAGAAGTCGCAGCGCTCCTCGCCGGGAGGGACGATCTTGACGACCTCCTCCGTGCCGGGGATGCGCGTGTAGCGCGGCCGCTCAGGCGAGGCCATCGGCGGCCTCCGGGACGAAGTAGAGGCGGACGACCGAGTCGTGCAAGGCGTAGAGCCGCTCCGGGATCAGCCAGTCGTGCGCGCGGCCGTCGTCGGGGCGAATGCCCACGGCGGGCCAGCCAGGCACAGACTTGTCCACCGCCAGGGCGCCCGAGAGGGGCGCCAGCTCGTGCTCGCCCACGGCCGGCAGGGTCCGCTGGCGCAGCCCGCGGAAGAGATCCCCCATGTGCGTCGACTCGCGCGGCTCGACTACCTCGACGACGAGACGACCGCGCGTGCCCTGGAGGCCGACAGCGGCGCGCAGGTCGAGCGTGCAGGCGCCGCCGCGGTCCTGCACGAACACGTCCGGGTCCTCGGTCGTGCTGAGGTGCACGAAGCCATAGCGGTCGGCGCGCCGCTCCGGCGAGTTCCAGCCGAACGTGCCCTCTCCCAGCAGTACCCGCTTGCTCACGCCAGTCCCTCCTCGCGCAGCATGGCCTCGACCTCGGCGCGCTTGCGCAGGTTCTCGGCGGCCGTCTTGGTCAGCTCGGCCTTGGTGGGGACCCGCGCCCCCGCCTGCTCGAGCACGCCGCGGGCGGCCTGGGCGATCTTCGCCAGGGCCTCGCGCGAGGAGTCGCGGATGCCCGACCAGTCCCAGCCCTGGGGCGGGACCAGGCCGACCTCGCCGTAGGCGTCGGTGTGCCGCCAGGTCTCGATCAGCATCCGGTTCTGGGCGAACGACGGGAGTGAGTCGTAGCCGGGGCCCCGGATCGCGTAGACGATCAGGGCCCAGTCGAGGTCGTGCTTGGTCGGCTTCGCGGGGCGGCTCACTGCGCATTCCCCACGCCGGCCTGGGCGGCCTGCGCCACGAGGGCCTGCTGGGCCTTCGCCCGCTCGATCCGCGCCGAGACGCGCGCGATCTCCCCCACGCACTCCTCGACCTGGCCGGTCAGGCGCTTCGCGCGGGCCCGGACGAGCGAGGTCCACTTCTCGTGCGCCTGGTGGGCCTTGACCCACGCCATCCGAACCTCGCTCGCGGCGCCGTCCGGGTGGGGGCCCTCGCTGGGGGCCCGGGTGTAGGTCACGAGCTTCGTCGCGTGCTTCTGGCCGTAGCGGCGCGGGGCGTCGTAGTCGATCTCCTGCTGGACGATCTCCTCGGGCTCGCCGGCCGCGATCGTCTGCTCGAGCGTCGCCTTGTGGGTCTCGACCTGGGCGAGCCAGGCGTCGAGGCGGTCGTGCGCCGGGAAGGGCGCGTAGCCGGCGCCGTAGCAGTCCCCGACGATGCAGCCCCAGCCGGGGCGCTTGTAGCCGTGGTGGACGAGGGCGCCCGCGTGCGTGGCCTGGACCTTGGCGCAGACCTGGCACTCGGCCCGCTCCTTCGTCGCGGCCTTCTTCGGCGCGTAGCCGGCCTGCCAGCGCTGGCAGCCCTTGCAGCGGTGGGTCTCGGGGTCGAACCGGTGGGTGTAGTAGGGGCAGTTGTTCCGCATTCGCCTCGCTCCTTTGCCCCGGCCTTGCGGGGACATAGGCGATATTAGCCGCCCACCCTGCCTTGCGCAAGGGTGGGCGGCCCATGTTGTGGCCTCTACGGTTAGTCGCTAGGGAGGTAGTCGCCAGGGGCTTCGAGCATCTGGAAGCCGGGGATGTACTCCCACCAGGGCGCCGGGGCGAAGTCCATCATCGCCCGGACCATCTTCTCGTGGATGTCCGCCGGGAGGCCGTGGACGTTCCGCGCCCAGGCGCGGTCTGGCTGGCAGGGGACGCGCACGATGCGCGGGGCGGCCTCGAACGCCTGGGCCATGAGGATGTAGGGCGCGATCTCGAGCGCCGATAGGTTCGTGTTGTCGACGATGATCGACGCGCCCTGCGCCAGGGCTTCCCAGGCCCGGCGGAAGCACCAGCCGTGGGCCTTGCCCTGGAGGGCGCGGTCATAGGTCGGCGGCTTGCCCGGGCCCTGGTCGTAGACGTAGAGCCCCGGGTAGCCGTCGGCCGAGACGACGACCGTCTCCGGGCTGGCCAGGCGCCAGCGGTGCGCGACGTAGCTTTTCCCGGCGCCAGGAACGCCCTGCATGATCGTGACGGTGAGCATGGTCTACCTCCTCGTGCGGGTGAGCGTGCGCATGGCCTTCGTGCAGGCGGGGTCCGTGCACCACAGGCCGCCCTGCGACTGATCGGCGCGGGTCTCGGTGTAGGCCACCGGCGTCAGCAGGCCGCCCATCTGGGGGTCGCCCACAGGAGCGTCGCCAGGAAGCCGCCGGTCGCGGTGGCCTGGGGCGACCAGTCCATGGACTCCGGGCCCGCGGCGCGGATCCAGGAGGGAATCGGGGCGTGGCAGTGCGTGCAGGTATCCACGGTTCCTCCTCTACGCCGGGCCGCATGCTAGCATGACGGGGCAAACGCCCCGGAGGCTCGCATGCGCGCTGTTGGGCTTACGCCTGTGTCCAAGTTCTGCCGTCGATGCGGGCGGCGGACTCGCCATACGAAGTGCCTGCGCACAGAGGCCGGCCGCGAAGGCCAGGCGGCCGCGAAGTGTTCGGAGTGCGTCAGCCGCTACAACACCAGCAGGGCGCTGCCAGATGGCTACCACTGCTGGGCCTCGATGTGGGCGCGGTGCACGAACCGCAGGCACAAGAACTGGCCGGACTACGGCGGCCGCGGAATCGCAGTCTGCGCCGCCTGGCGCAGTTTCGCCGCTTTCTGCGCGGACATGGGCCCTCGACCGCCCGGCGCGACCATCGAGCGCGAGAACAACGATCGAGGCTACGAGCCAGGGAACTGCCGCTGGGCAACCCGGCGCGAGCAGTCGCGGAACCGGCGCGACATCGTGCGCATCACAGCGTGGGGGGAGACCAAGACACGCTCCGCCTGGCTGGAGGACGCCCGTTGCGTTGTGGGCCTCGGCACTCTTCGGCATCGGCTGGCGCATGGCTGGTCTCCCGAAGGTGCGCTGTCTACGAAGGTCCAGTAGCCTCGCCGAAGGCCCCGGCGGGCATCCGCCACTCGCCCGCGGCGAGGATCACGGGCTCGTCGAACGACTCGCTCCGGCAGGCGGCCAGGTCGGCCTCGCTCGTCGCGTAGGCGCGGCCCTTCGCGGCCATGGCGCGCACCGACTCCTTGCGCTGGATCGTCAGGCCGAAGGTCTCCTCGTACTGCGCGACACGCACGAACCGCTCGGGGGAGATCGCGGCCGCCGAGGCCCACTGGTCCTTCGAGCCGAAGATGCAGAACTGGCAGGAGACGCGCCCGAAGCCGGCGCGGTAGGCGGGGTGGGGGTTGACCGAGAACTTCTCGATGATCGCCCACACCTGGGCCTCGCTCCAGCCGTGCACCGGGCGCCAGGAGTCGACGTGCCGGGCCTTCGCGCCGTCGCGGATGTCCGCGCGGTGGGGCTCGAAGGTCTTGTACTTCGCCCGGGCCGCGCTCTCCTCCGCGCGCTCGCCCGTGACGACCAGGGTGCGGGTCCCGTTGAAGCGCGCCTGGCCGCAGATCGCCGCCGCGCAGACGTCGATCTTGAGGTAGGCCGAGCACCAGCGCTTCGAGAGGTCGGCCGTCACCTGGGGGAACTTCCGGCGGGTGTTCTTCGGCCCGCGGCCGCCGCTCCGGCCGATCGTCCCGTCCGCGTTCTCCCAGACGGTCTCGGCCTTGGACGAGTCCAGGCGGTTCATCTCGCGCTCGAAGCCGCCCGAGAGCCAGGAGAAGTAGATCCGCACGCCGAAGGCCGCCGCGACCGCGCGGCAGTAGGCCCGGGTCGGGGCCCAGTCCATGAGGCTCGAACCCTCGCGGCCGTCGACGTCGTGGTGCCAGAGTTCGATCTTCTCGACGGGGACGCCCTGCTCGAGGAGGTGGAGCAGGCAGGCGAGCGAGTCCTTGCCGCCCGAGAAGGCCACGATGATCGCGTCGTAGGAGAGGAGGTCCGGGCTCGCGACGTTCACCACCGGCAGGGCCTTCGCGCTCATCCCGGACTCCTTTGTCCTGGCCTTGCAGGACTCCCCGATATTAGCCGCGCGTGCTAGCTTGCGCAAGGGTCCGTGCACGTAGGAGCAACCGTCGGCCGGGCAGGCGGTACAGAGCACGGGCCCGAGACGGCCGTGCCGCCCCGGGCCCGTGGAAGGCGCCGGTCTACCCCTTGGCCGTGGCCAGGCGGCGCGCCCGGCGGATGGCCTCGGCCTTGTCCTTCGCGGTCGCGCGCTGCTTGAGCCGGAACATCTCGCGGAAGCGCGTGGCCTTCATCTCCAGGGTCTTGTAGCCGCCCGTCTTGAGCGGAAGGCCCAGGTTGTCGACCTGGATGTTGCTCTGCGCGCGGTCGGTGAACCGCACGATGCGGACCTGGCGCGCGGGCGCGCGGTCTGGCTTCGTCTCGACGTAGATGTCTCCCTTGCGGATCTTCGGCGTCTTGGTCGCCGGCATGGCTCCCCCTTTCGTTGAGGAGCGCCTAGACGAACAACTAGGACGTCGCCTGTCAAGCCGTGGGCTTGAAGGTGGAGTATGCCCTGCTAATATCGCCTGGTGACCGACGCCCGCCTTCGGGACCTCGAACGCCGCGCCGCCCTCGACCCGCTCGAGCGCCAGGCCCTCATCGTGGGGCGCTTCCGCGCCGGCCTGATCTCCCCGGGCCGTCTGCGCCTGGCGGCCTGGCTGCAGGACCCGCACGCGCTGGCCATCGCCGCCGAGCAGGGCCTGGCCGAGGACCTCGTCCCCCTGCCGGGCGAGGACGCGGTCCCCGACAAGGAGTATCGCCGGCATCCCTTCCCATTCGAGAAGCCGCGGCAGATCACGACGTTCGTTCGCCATCTCCGGCCGGCGGCCGCGCAAGGCCGCGCCGCCTGGGCGATGCTCTGGGCCGCCCGGCACGCCTACGCGCGCCAGGCCATCCAGCCCGAGGAGCGGACGGTCGCGCGCATCCTTCTCCCAGGGAGCTTCGTGCACACGATCGACGATCCGCATGCCGCCGCGCGTGGCCTCATCAGCGGCCTGATGACCTCCCTCGGCCTGGCCATCGCCGTCCTGGAGGAGGGCGGGACCTTGACGAACGGCGACGAGCTCATCATGGACATCGATGCCCTCGTGAGCCGTTGCCGCGGGACAGGAGGCCAGGGCGACGAGGGGCACTTCTGGGTCCGCTTCGCCGACCCTGTGCGCCTCCTGCGCGTCTGGCTCATCGCCGGCGACCCGAACGCGGCCGCTGAGGTCGCCAGGAACTGCGGGTACGAGTACCTGGTCACGAGGGACGTGGATCGCCGGATCGAGCAGAACCCGCCGCCGGGGATGAGCTACGCCGACTTCCTGCGGAGCAGGACCGGCCGCTACGCCCTGGCGCGCTGCTCTCGCATCGTCCGGGCCTACCTCCTCCCTTGGGCCCTCGGGGATGGCGACCCGCTCATCCACAAGGCCGCCCGGAACATCGCGGACATGGAGGCGAACGCATGAGCGACCGCGACATGCGCACGCGCGCCAGAGCGGTTCAGGCGGCCCCAGACAGCGAGGAGGCCCAAAGCCGCGACCTGGCCGCGCGCCTGCGCGCCGGCACTATCCTGCCGAAGCACCTGGGGGCCGCTGCCCTCCTCGGGTACATCCCGGCCCGAGCCGTCTTGGGAGGGACGGGCGCCTGGTGCAAGGACGACACGCACAAGGGCACAGGAGTAGCCGGTTGCCCGCGGCGCGCACACCACCATCACGACGATAGCTGCCTGCGCGCCTGGCCCGACGCCCCTCGGTGGATCCGGTTCGTCGCTGGCCTGGGATGGCGGGTCGCCGCGCGGGCCGCATGCGCTCTCACGGAGGCGGTCATCGAAGACGCGAGGAGGGCCGGCTGGCACTCAGTCCCGCGCGGGACGCCGGAGCTTCTGCCGGGAGACCTGAGCCAGGCAGCAAGCGCCCTGGACATTGCGCGCCTCTGGCTCACGCGTGACTGCCGCGACTACCCCTCCGAATTCACGGTCACACCGCACGAGCTCGAGCGCAAGACCCGGGCCTTCTTCCGGGCCTTCTTCCGCCATGGCGATCCCGAGCACACCTGGTATCTCGCGTCGCTCGCCCTCGCCGCCCGGCCGCTGAACGACCTTCTGGACCCGAACCCTGGCAAGGTCAGGTGCACGGACCGCGACTTCCTTGCGCTGACCTTCACCGCGGCGAACAACCGGGTGAACCGAGACGTGCGGCGCCTGATGAGCCAGCGGTCCTTGATGGAGGCCGTCGGGGAGCGGCTGATCCCTTGGCTGCTGGCCGGAGCACCGAACGAATGAAGCCCGCCGTGGAGCACCCCGAGCTGGGCGGTAGCTTTGGCCTCCACTTCCCGTTCATGTACAGGGAAGAGGGCCCGTTCTTCCTCGTCTACCTCCGGGCCTCTGGCCTGATCGTGCATCGCTTCGCCGGGGCGCCCCGCTCGCGCTACGGCCGCCGGACCCGCGGCGAGCGCCGGTGCGAGGCAGAGTGGCGGGCGAGGGAGGCGTGCATGCGCCTCAACGGCATCACGGGGGCCGATGTGCGCGCGGCCGGCATCGCCGCGGACGCGACGCCGTGAGCCGCCTCGTCGCCAGGCTCGTCAGTGGAGGCCAGGCCGGCGTTGACCGCGGCGCCCTCGACGCGGCGCTGCGCCTGGGCTTCCCCTGCGGCGGATGGTGCCCCAAGGGCCGGAAGGCCGAGGACGGGAAGATCCACCCGTCCTACCCGCTGCAGGAGACCGAGACCGACGACTACATCGAGCGCACGAAGCGCAACGTCGAGGACGCGGACGCGACCCTCATCATCACCCTCACGCGGAAGATGACCCCCGGGTCGGCCGCGACCGCCGCCGCCGTGAAGCGGCTCAAGAGCGTCCCGTGCATGCTGCACCTCGACCTCCAGGGCGACCCCGACGCCGCGCACGTGACGAAGCTACTCGGGTGGATCCGCTCGGTCGTCGAGACGCGCGGCTTCCTCTACCCGCCGCCCAGGCCCGTCGTGCTGAACGTCGCCGGCACGCGCGAGTCGAAGGCGCCCGGCATCCAGGCGCGGACCGAGGGCATCATCTACGGCTTCCTCCTGGGGCTCGCGTGAGGCTCTACGGGCAGAAGAGGGTCGGGTGCCACTTCCCCGGCTGCCTGCGCCGCGCGCTCTCCTGCGTCCCGTTCATGCTCCTGTGCTACGCCTGCGAGCAGCGCCTGCCCCAAGCCGTGCGCGACCGCTACCGGAAGGCCCTCCCGCGGCCGGACTGGGAGAGGCGCTTCTGGTCGCCCTGGCGCGACAAGGACTGGAACGAGTACCTGGCCGCCCGGGCAGAGATGCTCCGGGCCTGCGCCACCATCGCGGCCGCGGAGCGCGCGGCGAAGGGGAGCCCCGCATGAACGCCTCGCGACGTTGCCCCTTCGCCGGCGGTCGGTGCGCCGACGAGTCCTGCCTCGACGCCCAGGTGCGCGGCGACCGCGGGCCCTACGGCTGCCGCCTCGCGCGCGCCTTCGATGCCCAGGACGGCGCCAAGACGCCCGACGCCTACTACGAACGCCTCGTCCAGGGGGCCGGCCTCTACGGACAGGCGTTCTTCGGCCACAAGGCCGCCCCGAAGGAACGCGCGACCCTGCGCCGGCTCTGGCAACGAGCCCGGCGCCTGGCGGAGGCCCGATGAGCGACGCCGGCCTGCGGGACCTCGAGCGCCGCGCGCGCGCCGGGGAGGCCGAGGCGCGCGAGCCCTGGCTTCGGGCGCGCCTCCGCGTCGGCCAGGTCTCCCTGCTGCGCGTGGAGCTCGCGGCGGCGTGCGGCGACCTGGCGGCCCGGTCGGCCCTGGGCCTCTGTTCAGTGCACGACTTCACTTCGGCGCCCGAGGACCAGCCCTGGAACAAGTGCCACGAGGGGCCAGACGGATCCCCGACGCCATCGCCCATCCACGTGCCTGGGCGCCTCTGCCTTGACAAGACGAACGTCGAGTTCGCGACTGACCTCGTCTCGCACTTCGCGCACCTGACGCGCCGCCCGGATGAGGCCCTCGTGCGGGCGGCCGCGGCTGTCGCCTCACACATGGGCGGGGAGGGAGAGGGTCTAGCGCGCGTCGTCGTCCTGAGTCTGGCGGACGAGGCCCTGGTCCCCGAAGTTCGCGACCTCGCGGCCGGCGCCTTCAACTGCCCGCTCCTCCGCGCCTTCACGGCCATCGGCAACGAGGAAGAGGAGACGAACGCGCTGATCCACTTCATCGAGGACGCCGCGCTAGGAGTCGGCTGGGGATGGGATCCCGACTACGCAGAGGCGATGCAGGCGACGCTCCACCGAGCGATGACCGAGGCCCTCATCGCCTGGGCCCTGGAGGAGCCGTGAGCCGCCTCTGCCCCGAGTGCCGGCACCTGACCGAGCGCCACGGCGCCGATGGCTGCCTCGCCTACTACTCCACCGGGCCCTCCGGCACGTTCCGCTGTGCCTGCAAGCGGCCGGGGCCTCCCCGCCCGGCCGCGCGCCGCGAGGCGGGCTGGGCCCATCCGCCGGGCAGTCACAAGGTCCACTTCTTCGGGGGCGTGAAGGCCCCGCGTTCCCTGTGCGGCCGGCACGAGTGGGACGGCGGGTGCGACCGCGACTACGCAGGAGACGACAAGTGCGCCATCTGCGCGCGCATGCTGCAGGACATCACGAGGAGGCTGTGACCATGGAGTTCGCCTGGAAGTGCAAGATCGAACACTTCGCCGAGGAGCCTGCCTTCGACCTCGTCGGCATTCCCATCACGAAGCGCACGCCGGCCCGGGCCTATCTGGCGAAGAGGGACTCCGTGTTCGGGTGCGCCTCCTACCTCCCGACCGAGGAAGTGCTGGAGACGCCCGAGGCCGCGCTGGAGAAGGCCATCGCGGACCACGAGGACCAGCTCAAGCGCGAGGAGCGCGCCGTCGCCCGGATCCGCCAGCGCCTCGCCCTGCTCAAGGCCATCTACGCGCGGCCGACCGACATCGAGAAGTTGATCCGCCGCCGTGGATGAGGCCGCCCGCGCCCTGGAGCGCAAGATCACTTACCAGCCGCTCGAGATCGACTACGAGGCCCTCGACGCCACACAGCGCCGCCTCGGCGGGCCGGGCATTCGCCACGAGAGTCGCGAGAGGCTCTGCGCAGCGCTGCGCGCCCTCTCCCGGCGCCGCTGGCGCGCGGTGCTCCTCCGCCTGCGCACGCACTTCTACGAGGCCGTCCAGCTAGACCCGACGGAAGTCAGTGCGCAGTACCATGTCCTCGGCCGCGCCCTGTGGGAGGAGATCGCCGGGGCCCTTGGCCGCGATTCGCTGACCTCGACCGAGGTCACCCGCATCGGCGCGTTCCTCGCCTCTCCAGGGGCTGACGTGCAGAACGTACAGGACCGCGCGGGGATGATCTTCTCCATGTTCGAGGAGGCCGCGGAGCGCGGACGCTTTGACGTGGTCCGGGAGATGGCCAACTACATCGTGGAGTCTGGCCACGACCCGGCGGCCGCGATGAACCTCGACTACGTGGGCCATGGGATCATCGACGCGATCGATGCGGACGCGCAGGGAGAGGGCACCACGTGATCGTCGGTTGCTACTCCCTCGACCTCTACTGCGACGGCCAACCCTGCGCGGCCGCGGGCCCCGAGAAGTGGCGGACGCCCGTACTCCTGGGGCTGACGGCCGAGCGCGGGGAGACGTGCCGCCGGCGGGCGCGCCTAGCCGGGTGGCGCCTCTGGCTCAAGGACGGCGTCGTGCTCTGCCCCGCCTGCGTGCAGGCCGGCCGGTCGAAACCAGTGCAGGCCCGAGCACCACGGCCGCAGACGATCAACCCAGACGCCCCCTGGCAAGCCATCGACGCAGGAGAGGCGCCTTGATTGAGCCCGAGGCACGGCACGCGATCGACCTGTGGTGGCACGGCTGGGCGCGCGCGGCCCGCGGCGAACCCGGCGTCGTCCTCGTGCCGACGCAGGGCATCCCGCTCGTGCCCGTGTTCGAGACGCAGGCCGAGGCCATGTTCGTCGCGGCCTGGAACTACCGGAAGGTCGCCCCGACGTGGGAAGGTCTCGTGGCGCTGGGCTGGACGCTCCGCGCCGTGGCCAGGAGGGAGGGTCGATGACGGGTTCCGAAGTTCCCACCGGGGATGTGAACGCCTCCCCGTCTCCGGCCGCGACCCCACCCCCAGCGAAGAAGCGCGGCCGCCCGCGGAAGAAGCCTGGGCCGGCCGCAGGGCGCCGAGGCCCCTGCGGCCCGACCTTGCCCGCGAAGCCGGGCCCGACGAGGCTAGAACGCGCAGAGGAGCGCTTCCTCAAGGCCCAGGCGATCTACGTGGCGATGCTGGAGAAGCGCATCGCGAAGGCGAAGGTCGACTGTGCCCTGGCGAAAGCGCAGATGGAGCGGACGAGGCTACTCCGGGAGTTGGCGAAGGCCGAGGCGGGACAGGCGGTCCTCCTCCAGGAGCTGGCCCAGGCGGAGGCCGCGCAGGCCCCAGAGGACGAGGCGAAGCCGTGAGCATCACCCTCTGTGAGGGCCTGCGCCGCATGGCCGCCACGCTCGACTCGGCCGTTGCGGCCTCGCCCGCCGGCGCCGCGGAGCTCGTCGCCTTCCTGGGGACGCAGGCCGAGAACTGCCGCAACCTGGCCACGTTGCTCGAAGGCCACGATGAGCGCCTGGGCGTCTCGGGCGATGGCCTCGCCGCGGGCCTCCGGGACATGGCGCTCAAGTTGGAGTCGAAGGTCGGGACGGCCTGGGCGGTCGACAGGGCCAAGGACTGCCGCGTCGTGGCGAAGGCCATGGACGAACTCGCGAGCGCGGGGAAGAGGCGAAGGAAGGGACCATGAGCGACGAGAAGCTGCGCGAGCTGGAGCGGCGATGGCGGGAGACGCAAGACGCGGCCGCGGGGATGGCCTGGGTCGAGGAGGAACTCCGCGCCCGCGGGGCGCCGATCCTGGCCATGATCGCCCAGGGCGTCACGAGCGCGCGTACTATCAACGAGCTCTACGTGCACTGCCGGGCCGGTCCCATCAACGCCCGTGAGCTGGCGGATGCCCTCATGGCCGCATACTCCCGCCCGGTCCTCCCCGAGGACATGGTGGCGTTCATCCGTGGGGATGGGGTACCCATGGTGCCTGCCGCAGGAGTTCCCATCGTGGAGGCCGCCGCCCAGGGCCTGACCCCGGCGGCCGCCGCACGGATCGCGGTCGGGAACTGCCCGCGCTGCGAGCGGGCCGCGCACCTCGGATCATGCAGGTTGGTGCACCTGTGCGTAGATGATGGCCCAGCGGTCTGCTGCGGGGCGGACTACGACGTGATCATCGCTGACGAGGCGCAGACAATCACGAACGTCCTCGGTCAGGTGAACTGCGCGGCCTGCCTTCGTGAGTACTATCCTGACGCCGCGGAGTTGCGCTGCCTGTACTGCGGGGTCCAGTGGCCGCGGTCGCCTGGGACACGCGACATGCCCTGCCAAGCCTGCGGCGGGCGGATGGTGTCCCTGGAGGAGGCGCGCTGCCGCCGCGAGGGATGCCTGGAGCACGGAACCCTGCGACAGCACAGCGGTCGCGTCTTCTGCGACGCGCACGCCCATCTCTCTGCGCCGGTCTGCATTCGCGTCTGCAAGGTCTGTCACGCGTCCTGCCGCCCGCCCGGCGAGATCGAGCACGGCCGGGGCTGCTACCAACTCCGCGAAGAGGGCGGCGGCCTCGAGCGGTGCGAAGAGGAAGTACACGATGCCCACGATGCCCACGCCTGACCTCCGCGATCCCTACGACCGCCTCGACGACCTGGCCGCCCTCAAGCCTGGCTGGGACTCGTACGGCGCCCACGCCATCTCGCCCTCGGCCATCGAGCACGCCCGGAAGCTCCTGCGCGGCTTCGCCGTCGTGCCCTGCTGCGACGGGTCCCTCCAGCTCGAGCTCCACGCCCTGGGCCTCGACCTGGAGATCTACATTGACGAGGACGGCATTCGCGGCGCCCTCTTCTGGCGCCCCCAGGAACCGAAGGGAGAGGGCAAGTGATCGTCAAGCTGACCGCCCCCGTGGACGTCATCACGCCGGACATGGTCCCCGTGTTCGCGGCCGCGGGGGACATCTACCGCATCGTCGGCCGGTGCTTCTTCACCGACACCCTGCCCCCGCCGCTCGCCTGGCGCGAGCTGCAGGCCGCGCTCGGCACGGCTCTCCGGGCGGCGCACAACCTCACCGAGGGCGATGCCATCTGCGACCCCTCCACGAACGACCCCGAGTGCGTCGAGCGCCGGCAGCTTCGCGCGATGGTCCTCGTGAAGGTCGTGCGCGGCGTCGAGTCCTACGGAGGGATGTTCACCTTCTCCAAGGGAGAGGTGGAGCGCGAGAGGGTGCTCGTCATGGAGTACCGCCGGCTGACTTCGTGAGCGACGCGCGCTTGCGAGACCTGGAGCGCCGCGCGCAAGAGCGAGAGGCAGGCGCGCCTCTGGCTTACCTAGCGGCCCTGCGCCGGGCCTGCCTGCCCTTGCCGCTTCCCAGCACGGATCTCGTCCTCGAGCAACCTACATCCGCCGGCATCTGTTTCCGCGTGAGGTTCCACGGCGGCGGCCACATCCCCATCCGGGTAGCGGTGTACCGGCACGACAACGGAAATTCCCTTGCTCGCCGGACACCTCGGAGCGCGTGCGTCTACGCCTGGCCTGATGAGTACCTTGCGGCCGCCCTCGTTGAACTCCAGACGCCGAGCATAGACTTCGGCGTGGGCAGGCCCTGGCCGTTCTCGGCCGATAACGGCCAGACAGTTCACTTCGCCGCGCGTGTCTGGGCCGCAGACCAGGAGGCCCCGGACCCCGGGAGGCGCTGTCTGTGACTGATCTCTTCCTTCGCTCCCTTGAGCGCGCTTGGCTGGCCGCCGGAGGCCGCCGCGGACAGTGGTCCCCTTGGGACGCCGAGGCCCAGGCCAGGCAGGCTGTCTACCTCGCGGCCCTCGACCGCGCCTCGCCGCCGCTCCTGCCGGCGCTCGATCGCGTGCTCGTCTACGTGAATGGCGTTGCCTACGGCCCGGCCCCTTGGGCGTTCCACCCCGAGAGCATGAACACGGTGCGCGTGGACCTCGCCGGCGTCCTCGGCTTCCCCTTGCATCCGTTGGACGCGGTCGCCGTGCAGATGCCAGTACCGTTCTACGCCCCGCGCGGCTACACCTGGGGCCCTGACGAGATCTACGTCTCGAGGTTCGGGCCCCGCGCATGAGCGACGCCGAGCTGCGCGGGAAGGAAAGGGCCTGGAGACTCGCCGGCGGCGGGACCGGGTGGGGCGCCCCCATCTCCCCCGATGAGATTTTCCTCTCGCGCGCCTACGTGGCCGCCCTCGACCGCGCAGGGTTCTGCCTCCTGCCGGCGAAGGTCTACTGGCCTCCCAACCATCCCCCTTGGGACCGTGCGCACCTCCCCGGCTGGGTCAGGAACGCGCTGGGCCTCATCCGCTCCACGCCCTACGGCCCATCCCTGACGGAGGTGTTCGCGCCCGCCATACAGGGCGTCCTCCAGGAGGCCCTTGCGAACCATCCCGGCCTCGCCGAACCGCCCCAGGTAGAGGTCCACCAGGATCCAGGCGACACGGCTCAGGGCCTCCTGCGGGCGACCGTCCGCTTCCGCCCTGCCCAACCGGTAGAAGTCGAGTCCGTCACCGTCCCTTGCCCCGACGGCATGGACCCGGAGGAGTTCAGGGCCGCGCTCGAGGCTGCGCTCGCGGAGTCCCGCGCCCAGGCCGAGGCGCAGGAGTCGTACGACCAGGAATAGGCCCCCGCCCCGGCCCTACGTCTACGGGTTTCGTCCACCGCACCTACTGCTAGTCGTACGATGCGCCTGCGCCCTAGCCCGATCACAGCTACAGGTTTCGCCCATCGCGCACTACTCGTGGCGCTCCCCCCGGCCACAACTTACGACCCCACCCCCCTCCGGCTCGTTGACGTCCGTCCCTCGTACGAGCGCGAGGGCCGCCCCCATCACGGCCGCCCGTACGCATTCTGGAGAGGCCGCGTGAGGGCGATGCGCGCATGCATCGCCGCGAGAGAGGCGCGCGAGAGACGCCCGGGCCCCTCGTTCCTGCAGGGCGTCCTGATGAGGCCCCAGGAGGCCGTTCCTGGAGGGACCCCCGGGGTAGGGGTCTGGAGAGGGCCCACCTTGATGCGCATCTGCATCGCGTGCATGATGCACATCTGCATCGAGGAGGCCCTGTGCGGATAGTCGCGACGGTGAACGAGGCGGTCGGTGCGCGGGCGCAGGCAGCAGCCGAGGAGGCCGACCAGTCCCTGTCAGCCTGGCTGGGCGCCCTGGTGGAGGAGCGCCTGGCCGCCGGCTGTCCCTCCTGCAAGAGGCCGTTCGGCGAGGTCAAGGCCGCGACGCCGGCGAAGAAGCCGGTCAAGGCGCCTCCGAAGAAGGCCCGTGCATCACGGGTGCATCAGAAGCCCCCTCGCCGGCCGAAGCCTGATGCGAATGTGCATCGCGCCGAGGAGGCCGCGGACTTCTCGCCGGCGCCCGCCCCCGCGAAGCCCTCCCCGCTCGCTGGGCAGCTCTGCAAAGGCATGTATGGCTGCACCGGGCGCCTCGACGCCCGCGGCGTCTGCGCAGGCTGCAAGGTGCAGTTCGCCTAGTCGGCGTCCTCGCCCTGGCGCTCGGCCGCGACCGCATCGAGAGAGCGCCTCGCGGCGATGCCCTTCTGCAGGAGAGCAGCCAGGTTCCGCATCGCCTCGCGCTCCGCCGGCGTCAGGTCGCTCGGGATAGCGGCCGCCTCCATCTGGCCGGAGTAGCGGACGCCGTCGAGCGGCTGCGCGGCCGCGGATGGGTCCTGGCCCTTCTTCTCGTCGATCGCGAGCTTGACCGCCCGGAGCACTAGATCCTCGGCCGTCTTGAGTTCGGCGTTCGCCGCGAAGTGCATCCCGGTCAGGTCGCGCGTCGGCGTCGGGCCGCCATCGTCGCCACCCTGCTCGATGCGCCAGGTCTGGCCCAACTCGCCGCGTACACGCTCGAGGAGCGAGAGGGCCGCGCCGTGAGTCTCCAGCCGCGCGGCGAGGATGCTCGCGAGGGCAGAAGTCAGGCGCGGCCGCAGCGAGGACGTGACGATCGTCTGCTCGACCTCGTCCGCGAGAGTCTGCAGGAACTCAGGATCCCCCACGAGCTCCTCGGCGATGCGACGGGCCAGGAGTGCGCCTTCCGGCCCCGCGTGCCCATTGGCGATGATCGCCAGGACCTCGTCCCGGGCCCTGCCGGCGGGAACCGTGGGGGCGCCTGGGGAGGCCGCAGAATCGACTCCAGGGGGCGGAAATGGGCCCCGTGAGGGCTTGAACAGCCCCCTCTGGACCCCAAAGGTGATGCAGTACCGCTCAATCGTGTAGCCGTGGAGCGCAAGGTGGGAGCGGGTCAGCTTCGGGAACGAGTCCTTGCAGATGAGGCACTGGACAGGCGCGTAGACCGTGCGCTTCTTCCGCTTCCGACGCGCGGGGGAGGCCGGGGCTGGAGCGGGCGCGGGCTCTTTCGGCATGTGAGTCGTCATCCCTCCTCCCATTCGCTCGGCAGGGGCGCCGCGCAGATGGGCGGACTCAATAGGGTCCTGGAGGAGGGTAGCGCAGCAGGAAGTCGCGGGGAAGAGGCGAGTTGTGCGCCATACCGTGGACTGGAAAATCCCGTGACCTGGGAAGAGACTCAGGGCATGGCCGACTTGCGGGGGAGGGAGGCAGAGCGGCGGGCCCTCCTGGAAGGGACGCCGGAGGCGCGAGGGAGGGCACTACGCGAACGCGTGAGGGCCGGCGACCTGGCGGAGGCGATGCTCGAGCTGGCCGCCTACTGCGGGGACGCGGGGGCGATAGCGGGTGGGGGACTAGATAGCTGGTCCGTGGGGCGCGGGGTCGATCCGCGAGAGCGGCCGCTCGGCGAATGGGCGGAGGGCCTCTCGCTCTGGGGGCGGCCCGTGATGGTCAGGGCGGGATGCGCGGCCGCGAGGGCCTGGGTAGCCCATGGGGGCGCTCCTCCGCCCTTGGTCACGCCAGACGGGGCCGAGGCAGTCGTGCGCGTCGTCGAGAGCGCCGAAGCCTGGCTCGCCTATCCGAGCGAGGAGCACCGTGCGACCTGGGCGCTCGTGAGCGCGGCGAACACGCCGGACGTGCACCCGATGGAGTGGTCGCGGGAGGCGGACATCGTGAGGCAGATAGGGCTCGCGGCCACGTGGCCCGGGGAGGCGCCGGTCCGTGCGGCGATGGAGAGGGCCTTGGTAGCCTGGGCGCTAGGGGAGGGCGCGTGGCATCCAGGGCGGAAGGCATGACCGACGTAGCTGAGGCGCTCGCCGCACCCGATACCGACGGCTACTGCTTCACGCCAGAGGACGAGGAGCTGGCGACCTGGACGCCGACCCCGATGGCGGACCTGCGGCCTGGCGACTTGTTCAAGTTCGTCCCCGAGGCCGAGCTGGCGAAGGTCGGGGTCCCCGGCGAGTTCCGGGAAGGGGAGGCCCTGAACGCGCAGGCGCGGGCCTTCGAGGAGTTGATCCTCATGTCGCCGATCATGCGCTACGTCGAGTCGCGCGAAGGGGCGCCAGGGCGGTCGGGATGCCGCGCGGAGGTCTGGTAGGTGGCGGCAGGTGGGAAGGGCCCGAAGAAGCGCCGGGCGCCGGAGGTCCCCTATGCCGGGGAACGGTCGCGGGTGCGGGTCTGGCTCGACGGCGAGGCGCGCGTCGTGCCGGCGTGGGTCGTCTCGTCCTGGGAAGGGCGCGGGGCGCTCGAGGTCCCGGCGGGGCGATGCGTCGCGCGCGAGCTGGGCAAGAGCGGGAAGCCGCGGCGAGGGATCGCGGGGCGGTGCGAGATGGGCGGCGGGTGGCGGTTCCAGGACGGTGAGCGGTACGTGACGCTCTCGCGCGGCGAGGCCGAGGCGGCGGGGATCGTAGGGCCCAGGCGCGCACTTGAGGCGGCCGGGGCCATCGAGAGCGAAGAGGAGCGGCCGCCCTGGGAGGCGGACTCGGACGAGCTCGAGGCATGGCGGGGCGATGTGCACCGCGACCCCGAGACCGACGGCGACGAGGACTTCTGGGGCGGGGACCCCATGTGGCCATGAGCGTACGCGGCATGGACGGTCGAGAGCCAGGGGCAGAGCAGGCCGCCGAGCCCTGCACGTTCTGCGGGATGCCTGGCGGGGCCCGCGCGATGCACCTGTGCTGGGCGCTCACGCCGCCCTGCCGGTTCTGCCTGCAGCCGGTCGGGTGGACGGGGCACATCTGCCCTAACCTGCGCTTCGAGCTCCTGGGCGGGACGGGCGACGCGCCTGCGCCGCCTGGGTGGGTGCCCCTCGCGCCGTGACGCCCACGCTCGTCTTCCTGCTCGTGCTCGGGGTCGTGACCGGGATCCTGGCCTTGCTCGACTACTGGATGAGCCGGGCCGCGCAGAACGAGGGCGACGAGCAGGAGGGTCCTTGAGCGGGGGCCCAGGCGAAGGGGCGGAGGTCGAGTGGATCCGCGCCGGGTCGGGGTGGGTCTGCGGCTACGCCATCGGATGGCGGGACGCGGAAGGGGATGACGCAGACGCGCCGCGGGTGCCGGTCGCATGCGGAGGCGTCGGGCTCATCGCCTTCCGGTCGATCCTGCCGCCGCGCGGGAAGGTCACCGAGTGGTCGATTCGATGCGACCGCCACACGCCGCCCTCGCTCAAGGCGCAGATCAGGGCGGAAGGCGGGAGCTAGCCGGCCGACCGGGCCTTCCACTGACTCATGCGCCCATAGAGGCTCGCGCCGGCGGCCCAGCAGAACCCGGCGACGGGCGCCATGAGCGCGATCCAAGCGAGAGTCCGTGCGACGGCCTCGAGCGAGAACTCGTAGTTCAGCATGGAGCCTCCTGTCCAGATGGTAGCCCAGGGTCCGGGCGCGGCCGCGCGTCGAGGCATCTTCTACACCTCCGTCTCGGGCACGTCGTCCTGGTCTGCCGGCTCGCGCTCCTCGGCCAGGCGCACGACCTCGCCCTTGCGCGCCCAGCGGCGCCAGTGCGCGAGGGAGCAGAGCATCGGGCGGAAGCGGTAGCAGAGGCCGGCGCCTTGCTCCTCACCGTAGAGCCAGAGCACCTTGTGCCAGACGATCGTGACCTCTTCGATGGGACGCCCGGAGGGATAGGCGATGGTGGGGTGCGTGTTCACGCGACGCACGAGGCGCGAGAGTCCGGCGACGCGGATGACATCGCCGGGTTGTGGGGCCTGCCGCGGGTCGCGCAGGCGGAGGAGGCCCGCCCGCCAGCGCCGGCGAGCAGAGGTGTCACCGGCCCGGGCCTGGCGCTCGAGCTCGCGCAGGGCCGCGTCGCTCATGCAGGCCAGACCTTCCCGCAGCGCGGACATCCAATCGCTAGCCCGCGGCCGCCGCAGCAGAGGGCGAGCGCGCCGGTCTCCTGCCAGCGGATGAGAAGCCTCGCCTCGATCCGATACCGGTTCAGCGTGGGCTCGCGCGGCGTGCGCCAGTAGTCGCCCTTGCACCATGGACAGGAGTCCTCTTCGCGCAGCGTGCCGGGGTAGTCGCTCCAACTCGACCCGCACGAGAGGCAGATGACCTCGCGTCGCGCCGGCGGCCCGGTGACAAGATGCCCGCGCCACTCGATCACCGCGCGCGCCCGCAGCGCGGGCAGAAGGCCCAGACAGGGCCTGGCCGCGGGCGCCGACCGCACCGGGCGAAGGCGCAGAGGAGCGCGCGCAGGAACTTCATCGCTTGCTCTCCTCGTGGACCCAGAGCAGGTAGTCGAGGCGCCGGCGGTCCCAGCCCGGCGTCCGCGAGGTCTTGGGCGATGCCTCGATGGCGCGCGCGGCAGCGCGCCGGACCTTCGCCCAGGCGCGGGCGGCCGCGTCGCCCTCGGCCTCGCACGCGTCGAGGTAGAGGCCCTGGATGTAGTCGTCCTCCTCGCGCGGGGAGGCGAAGGTCTGCTGGCACTCCAGGCGCCGCGCGGTGAGGGCGCGGCGGGCGCGCTCGATGGCCTGCGCGGCCGCGGGCGAGGGGTCGCGCTCGGCGGCTTCGATGGCCTGGCGGTAGCGACTGGCCGCGCTCACGCATCAACGCTTCCGCGGCACCAGCGGGCCCATGGCCTTGAGCCACGCCTGCACGTCGGGGTCGTGGATGAGCACCTTGAGCGCCTCAATGTCGAAGGGGTGGCCCTTGATGCTCAGGGCCTCCTCGATGTGCACAGCAATCGAGCCGAGCTTGCAGAGCAAGGCGAGCGGAACTTCGCGCGAGTGGGTCATCAACTTCTTGGCCATGTCCTCTTCCTTCTACGCCGGGATGGTGGCGTTGCGGCGGTTCCCGGTCAGGTAGGCCGGGTCCGGGCACCGCCTTCACACCACCTTGGATACGGAGTTTTTGGGCTTCTATGCCCCTACCCGACGCCCCCGCAGGTGACTGCCCGGAGTCATGTCTTCTCGTCCGCCGGCGCAGCCGTCGTGCGCTGCTGCTCGAGCCAGGGGCCCAGCCGCTCCTCGACCAGCGCCCGCACGTAGGCCCGCCAGGCCGCGTGGTGCGGCCAGCACAGGATGACCTTGGGCCCCACGTCGAGGAGGGTCGCGACCTGGGGCGAGAGCTGGCCGCAGGCCGCGCACGTGTGGTCACGCGTCCAGGCTTCGTGCGCCTTGCGGGTCTCCTCGTCGCGCAGCTCTTGATGTGGGTCCACGGGCACGGAATCACCTCCAGCGGGTGCGCTCTTGTGCGCATCCCAGTAGTCCACGTACTCGTGCACGAGGCGCGACTCGCCATCGTCCTCGGGCGGCCGGCAGCGCTTGCAGCAGTAGGGGATGTACTCGCGGGTCGGGACGCCGCCGTCAGGGCGCGGCGGGTCGATCTCGATGATCGCCGTGTGGCCGTGCGGGCAGACGCCCCCGGTGCGCCCACGAGGCTTCCCGCAGCGGTCGGGGCAGGGTTCGGGCGAGAAGGTCACAAGTAGTCCCCGTACTCGGAGCCATCCACGAGGCACGCCCCCTCGATGTCCCCGGCCATCACTGGGTCGAACGGAGCGGGCCTCTCGCGGCACGGCCGAGGGAAGCCATCTACGTAGTGCCTGTCAGCCGCCGCGCGAGAGTACTCCCCCTCGATCACCGCGCCGCAGGCCGCACAGCGCCAGCTCACGAATTACGCCCGCGCAGGAGCTCGAGGGCCTTCCAGGTCGGGATGGCCTTCGCGAGGAATGGCGGGCCGTAGAGCGGGGGCATGGGCGCCAGGACGAGGCCGCCTGTCCCGCCGCAGCCTGGGCAGTAGCGGATACCGCCAGGGCCGTCGCGCAGGGCCTCGGCCTGGCCGCGCCAGCCGCAGGCGCAGAGCCAGCCGGGCGAGAGCGCAGCAGGAGTTAGGTGGTGCGTCGGGGCGAGCGCGGCGCAGGGCCTGGGGCGGCCCTCCGAGTCGCGCAGGGGGCCCACGAGGCACTCCGGGCAGATGGGACGGCCAGAGGACGCGGAGGGCAGGTAGCGGCCGCCGGCTTTCGCGGCGACGCCCTGGCCTGCAGCGGCCGAGGAGGCGACGGGCAGGCCGTGGGCGCGGCGGCCGCAGCGTGACCAGGTGCCGCCGGCGGTCGGGATGTGCACGAAGTCGTCGAGGTTCATGGGGGACTCCAGCCCTCGGGGTGGCAGCGCTTGACCTTCTTCCCGCTCCCGCAGGGGCAAGGCGCGTTCCGCGGGGGCGCCTTGGGCGCGGCCTCCTCGGTCTCGCCCTTGGCCTTGCCGATGACCGCCGCGCGCTGCAGGAGGAAGGTCCGCGCGCGGTCGCGGCGGGTGGCGGAGGTCGGGACGCGGCCGCCCTTCGCGTTGCCCACTTTCCGCCTGTCGAAGGGCGAGTAGCCGGGGCCGCTCATCGCAGGCCCAGCTCTTTCTCGATCTCGACCTGCTCCTTCCGCTGCGCCTCGACCTGCGCGGCCGGGACGCCATCGCGCAGGCGGCAGGCACAATGCGGGCAGAACTCCGGCACGACCGGCGGGGGCGTGCGGCTGGCCTTCGAGTTGACCGCCAGGAGGATGACCAGGAGATGCTCCACGGCCTCGTCGTAGTTCGTGTGCTTGGTGCCGTGCTCCTGTTCCCAGTGCACGACCTCGACGATCCAGCGCGCGAACAAGCGGCGCGCCCTGGGTGCCGCCTCGCGGTCGCTACTGCCGCCGACGTAGATCGCGTCGAAGGACGCCACTCGGTCGAAGCCGTGCGGGTCCTCCTGCAAGGTGGGAGGAGGATACGGCAACGCCTCGGTATCGTTCTCGTGGAACAGGCGATCGAACTCCCGCTGGACGTCCTCGAACGCCTTCGCCTTCGCGCTCACGCCTCGGGCCTCCAGGGCTCGGGCTCGCCGGGCCCGCGCTCGCCGCCCTTCCAGGTATCGGGGTCATCCCCGTACTTCCCGTCCATCTTCTCGCCCAGGTTCTGCATGACGTCGAGCACCGACACGCGCACGAACTCCATCCCCTGCTCGAACGAGAAGCCGCCGGGGTCGTCGAACGCAAGGGCTTTCGGCTCGCCGCCCTTGAGCCACACGCCCTCGCCGCGGGCCAGGCCCAGGGCTCCGCGCGCCGCCCAGTGATCGGCGACGTGCCAGGGCACGTAGACGGGCTGGCCATCAAGCATGACCTTCACGGTCGGCATCAACTTGACCGGCGTCTCCACGAGCTCTTTCAGCACTTCGCCGGCCGTGCGGCCGTCGGGCGGAGGCCCGGCGGGGAGGCGCCCGAGTCGCGAGCGCCACGCGGCGATCTTCTTCCGCGCCTCCTCGCGGTCGGACTCGCGCTCCTTCTCGCTCAGCTCCGCGTAGGGCGTGCCCATCTGGCGCCGCCAGCGCACGACGCTCGGCAGGTTGTCGAGCAGCGTCTTGGCCGCGGACCGGGCTACCGAAGGAAGGGCCTCGATGCCGAAGTTGCTCCGCACGTCCGCCAGCGCCCGCACCGCGCGCTCGAGCTCCAGGCCGGCGACCGCCGCCAGCAGCTCGGCCTCGATCTTCTCCAGCATCCACTTCGTCCAGCCGGTCCAGGAGTCGTGCTCCGCGGCCGCGAGGGCCTCCAGGGCCTCGCCGTCGGGCTTGAGCCTCTTCTCGGCCATCGCGGCGGCCGCCTCGATGGCCTCCTCGTCGGTCGCGCCCTCTCCCTTGGCCCAGACGCCGCTCGGATGCGTGAGCAGCCAGAACGTCCGCGGCTTGCCGTCCTGCCTGTAGTCGTTGTGGACCGCGACGGCCCAGTCATCAGCGCGCAGCAACTCGAGCATCGTCCAGTCCATCTTGCGTCCCATCTTGCGTCCCTTCTCTCGACTCATGGATGGTGTTCGACCTTCACGCGGCCGAGCACCATCATGATGCTCGTCGAGGTCTGCTCGTCCTCGGCCCTCTTCGCTGAGTCCTGCGCCAGGGCCTGGGCGATGAGCGCCTCGAGCATCTCGGCGGGAGGCAGGGCCGCGATGCCCTTACGCGCCTGGCGCTTCACGTACTTCGTCCAGACCTTCTCGTCGATCGTGACGGCGAAGCGCAGGTCGGTCATGCTTTCCTTGCCCCAGGAACGCGCGCGGGGCCCTTCGCGAAGATGATCTCATCGTCTAGCAACCGCAGGTCGCACCCACAGACGTAGAAGGGCCGGCCAGGCGCGGCGACGGCCAGGACGACGCTCTTGCGCTGGCCGAGTCGGCATCCCCGATGCCTACCGACTGCGCGCGCGGGGAAGCCGTCGTACTCGAGCGGCCACCTCGTGCGGTGCGCGCGCTCCTGCTCCTCGGCCTCGGCCAGCGCCCGCCGCGCATGGCAAGGTCCGCACAGGCAGACCGTGCCGCAGTTGCGCCGCCGGCAGGGCTGGTCGGCCGCCCAGGCCAGGGCCTCGCGAGTGTGCCGCCCGAGCTTCACTCGGCCTCCACCAGTTCCAGAAGGCCGTCATCCTTGATCCAGGCCAGAACCGCTTCGCGCTCCTCGTCGGTGAGAGGGCGCGAGAATCGGACCTCGGTCTCGGTGACAAGCGCCTCATCCATGACATCGGGCCGCTGCACGGGTGGCGAGTCCGGGATGTTGCCGCGCCCCGCGCACGCCGGGCACTCAGGCGAGATCCAGCAACCGCCGTCGGGCGTGGCCCCGCGCCGGTTCTCGCCCTGGCCCCAACCTGCGCATGCGGGGCACGCGCGTACCGCCGTCTCTTCCACGAGGCCGCGGTTGCTCAGGCGTGCCGCCCTCAACCTGGCCATGGGAAGGTGCTCGGGGCAAGCCAGGACGAAGCCCAAGCGCGTCGGGGCCTTGCCCTGGGAGTATCTCTCCACGAGAGAGTCGGCGCCCCAGACGTTGACCGGCGGGGACTTCCCATGGCCTTTCCAGCGGAAGGCGAGCATCTTCATCGCCTCCATCCCTACGCAGGCGATGGGCTGGCCGTTGCCACCAGGCGGATGGTTCGCGCAGCAGATGAACTTGTTCACGGCGGGCTCCAGGGCTGGGGTAGCGCGTCACCGCGCATATAGAGAGGGTGCTTCGGACTCCCGTCTTTGTTCCGGGCGAGGCAGTAGAGCTTCCGGTCAAGGGCGAGCAGGCGCCCGGCCACGGCCTTCGCCCTGGCAGCCGTCGCCGGCCCGCCCGAGCGCCCCCAGGCGCAGAGGACCACGCGGCCGTCACTCTCGCGCGCCAGGGCCTCGTCGTTCATGGGCCCGATGGGGTCGGCCGCGATGGCCAGAGCCTTCGGGTCCGTCGCCCGGAAGGCGAAGAGGTTCAGCATGAGCAAGCCGCCGCAGCCCCAGAGCTCGGCGAAGCGGACGCACCGCCGGATCGTAGGGTCGTCCTGCGTCTCGTCGGCCGTCGAGGGGTTCAGGCCGATGACGACGAGCGGGTTCATCGCCGCGTCCCAGCGCCTGAGCAGCCAGTAGCGCCAGGTGCGACAGGCGGAGAGGAAGGCCGCGCGCTCCATCGTCGCGGCCATCAGGGCCTCCAAGCGCGCAGGGGCGGGAAGAGAGGCACGAAGGGAGGCTCCTCGTCCACCAGGAACAAGCTCAATGGGTCGATGGATGGCCGGTCTGGCGTCAGCAGCCAGGCGTGCAACCAAGGATCATCGCGCGGCCAGGAGAGCACCGAGGGAGGCAGCTCGAAGCGCTGCGCCAGCCACCAGGTGATGTGCGCCTGCACCGTGTCGAGGACCGCGGCCTCGCCGGCGAGTTGAACCTCGCTCACGAGGTCGAGCATGACCGGCGAGGCGCGGGCCCCGCAGGCATAGTCCTGCGCGATGGCCTGCGCCCCCGTGCTCCAGGCCCGGCCGTATCCCAGGGCCCACGAATCGGGCGCTGGCCCGGGCTTGCGCAGCCAGTTTGCGACCGCACGAAGGTGCAGGCGCGGCTCTTGCGGAGGGGTGCCGAGCGGACCTACGAACACCTCGAGCAGGGCCTGGTCGGCCATCGCCTGGCGGGGCAGAGCCGCCCACCCCGCGGCGAGCTTGACGCGCAAGGCGACCTCGACGATGTCCGCCAACTCGGGCGAGCAGGCACGACCGACGCTCATCTGCGCGGCCAGCCAGGCACCGCTGCGTGTGACGTAGGGCTCGCCGCGCCTCGCCTCCTCGGCCTCGCGGCTCGGCGGCGCATCCACACGCGCAGCCTCTCTGTTGATCGAGATGGAGAGGGTCTCGTGCGAAACGCGCGGCCGGTGCGGGTTGGAGTGGAACTCGTCCGAGAGCCCGTCGCCAGTCTCGGCGCCCGCTCGCGCTCCAGGGTCGCCCAGCATGGCCAGGAGCCGCACGACCCAAGGGGGCAGGCCCGCACGCACCCGCGCGCGCAGGTAGGCGCCACGGGCCGCGTCATCGCCCTCCTGGGCCTCGCGCTCGAGGGTGCGCAAGCGGGCGTCAGCCACGGCGGCGCGCCTTCCTCGCTTCCCGCGCCCCCCGCCGCCGCTGGGCCTCCTGCGCGCGCAGTTCCAGCTCGGCCGCGTCCGGGGCGAGGTCGAACTCCACCCAGACGCTCTCCTCGCCTGCGCGGTGATGCTCGTCGCGATGGTAGCGCAGGAAGCACCGGCCCTCGCCCGGTAGCACGGCGCGGCACCGCCAGGACTCCGTGCCCTTGGCCTGGGGCTTCGTGCGCAGCCAGTAGGCGCCGGGCGTGGCGTCGACCCGGGAACGCTGGTCGACGATCTTCGCGATGGCCTTCTTCGCCGCGGGCGAGGGGATCGGGACGCCGGCGAGCCCGGCCGCCCAAGCCTCGCGGGCCGTGGCGTAGAGCCCTGGCTCGGCCTCGCGCGGGATCTCGCTGGCCAGGACTCCGCCCAGGGCGACGAGCAGGCGCATGGCGGGATGGTCGGCGTGTACCGAGAGCCAGCCCCGGCAGACCGTGGGCTCCTTCGTGACGTGCTCCTGATGGCAGTGGAAGATCGAGAACGCCTCCTGGACCTTCTCGGGCCGGAGGCGCCCCGGGTCGGCGTCGTAGATGAGGAGCTTCTCGTACTCCTCGGCGCTCCAGATGCCAGGCGGGGTGTCCCTCCGGTAAGGGCACGTCGTGCAAGGCGCAGGGGCGACGCGCAGGCGCTTCATGCGCGACTCACGACCTCCGCCCTACTCGTCGTCTCGCGCCAGCGCGTCAGAGAGCGGGCGTCGAACAGGCGCCCGTCGATCTTGTAGATCACGGATGACTCGCCCTGCATGGTTCGAGAGGGGCCGACTTCCTCGACTGCCAGGCACTTGCCCAGGAGGCGCAGGACGTCGCCCTTGACAGGGTCGGCGCGCGGGTCGCGCTCGTTGCCCAGGGGCTCGCCCCACTCGCCGTGCCCGTCGATCCAGCGGCACCAGGCGTCCATGTCCCACCCACTCGTCGGGACGGGCGGGACGGGGAACCGTGGCGTGCCCTGGAGGTAGCGGGCCCGATGCGCGGGCGTCACGTCCCGAAGGAAGGGGCGCGCCTCGTGCTCGCGCCCACACGTGATGCAGTAGTCGACCCGCGGCGCTGGCCGCATCTGCTCCTCGCGGTCCTCGACCCAGCCCATTCACTTCCCCCTGGCGAGCTTGGTCGCGAAGGCGTCCTGCTCGCGCGCCGTCTCGACGCGCGCCGCATGACCGGCGTCGAAGTAGACCCTGCGGCTCCAGACGAGCACCTCGCCCTGGAAGACCTCGTAGGTGTAGGCGGCGCGCCCAGGCGTCGTCAGCGCGCGGACGCCGTGCTCGTAGACCTCCTCGATCTGGTAGGCCGGCCAGGTGCGGCGGACGAGGCCCTGGGCGATCGTGGCGCGCTTCCTCATGCTCCGGGCTGCCTCGCCACGCGCCGGAAGTAGGCGCGCGCCGTCCGCAGGTTGTCCCGGTCCTGCGCCGCGATCACGCGGAGGGCCATCTGCCGATACCAGCGGGCGCGCTCGGCCGCGAGGGGCACGTCGGCCGCCTCGGGGATGGCCTTGCCCAGGGTCTCCGTTGCCCAGGCCCGCATCTCGCCGCGACCGACGCGCGTCTCCACGAGCACTTCGTCGATGCGGGCCGCCGGGGTCCGGGACTTGAACCGCCGCTCCATCTCGGCGCGCAGGGCCAGCTCATCTCGTTGGGTCCAGGGGGCGCTCACGAGCAACCGGCCCGGTGCCAGGCGTAGGCCGCCCTGACCTCTTCGCGCAAGGTGCCGGCCTCGGGGCACGCGATCGCACCCGAACGGAACCCGGTCCCGGTCAGGTAGTTCAGGACGCGGCGCACGCGCAGCGGATCCTTGAAGTCGCCCACGTAGGCCCGAAGGCGCGCCGCGTTCTCGGGGCCCTGGGACTTCCAGGTTCCCACTAGCGACTCACGCAGCGCCTGCCACTCGGGGTCGGCCACAACCTCACGAATGTCCATCCGCAGGGCCTCGCGCAGGGTGGTCACGAAAGTTCCTCGGGCTCGGCGGAGAGGACGTCGGCGAAGAGGTCCCAGCCGCGCAGCTCATCGGCCAGGGGCCCAGAGAGGACGAAGCCGGGCGAGCAGCCGCAGGAGCAGCCGGCGTCGCGGGCCCAGGTGGCCACGAGGCCCAGGGGCAGGGACTTCGGCTCGGCCGAGGCCAGGCCGAGGTCGGCCAGGGCGAGGCGCATGGCCAGGCGGCGCGCCTTCGGCGAGTCGCCGCCCTTGAAGAAGAGGTAGAGGCGCGCCGCACGCTTCTGCTGGGACTTCCAGGTATTGCCGTTGGCCGCGCGCTTCGTCACGCTGACGCGCTTGGCGTTCGAGTCCTCGCGCTTGCGCGTGCGAATGACCGCGACGAGGGCGCCGGCCCTGATCTTCGCCAGGGCGAGGCGCTCCCGCAGGTCGCCGCCGCTCTCCTCGCCCGCCACCGCCACCGCCGCCTCGCGCTCCAGGGTCCGCACCATGCCGTCCATTCGTCGCTCCTTCGGCCGGGCCTTGCCGGCACTCCGCGATATTAGCCGCGCATGCCCTCTTGCGCAAGCCCGTGGGGGCTGGCCAGGCGAGCGTTGCGGGGAGGCCAGTTAGGACAGGGTCGTCCGCTCGAGCAGGAAGGCCGCCCCGGCGCCCTGGGCCGTGGGCGCGACAGCCTCGACGGCCACGCCGACGAGCAGGCCCTCGGCCTCCGCCATAGCACCCCAGGAGAACGAGCGGCCGAGGCCCTTGACCGAGCGCAGGCCGTGCTTTCCGGCCCGGGCGCCGTTCTCCATCTGGATCGCGCGGCGCAGCAGCGCCGGGTGCTTGGCCGCCAGGTCCCGGATCTCGGGCGCCTTCATCGCGGGGCAGAAGAAGCACGAGCTCTTGCGGGGCACGGGCAGGCCCGCGGCCGCGATCTCCTGCTCGCACCGCGCGCGGTCCCAGCCCCAGTCCTGGAGGGGATACCAGAACAGGTCGCGCTTGTGCTTCTTCGCCTCGCCCGAGCCCCGGCCGGCGCGCTTGCGGTCCTGCTTGCCGTTGTCGTAGCCGATCGCCCGCACGCGCTGCTTGACGCCGGCCCTGAACAGCCAGCGGTCCATGGGCTCGTGCTTCCAGCGTGCGCTGCAGGCGCCGCCGCCGGGCTGGCCGCCGCGGAACGCCTGGGAGGGGAGCGTCTCGTTCGAGCAGCAGTTGACCTCCAGGCTCACGTAGCCCGTCCGGGGCGAGCGGTTCCGCACGATCGTCAGGCGCGGGAAGCCGACGGAGGCGAGCCAGGCATCGATCACGGGCAGGAAGTCGTAGGTCTCCGGGTGCTCGGAGCCCGTGTCGGCGAAGAGGACGTAGTCAGGCCGGATGCCCCGGGCCGCGAGGCCCACGAGGACGGCCGTCGAGTCGACGCCGGCGCCGTAGCTGACGACGAGGGGCAGGGAGGGATCGGGGCGGGCGGGCCCAGCCAGGGGCAGGAGGCGGCTCACTGGCCGGCCTTCGCCTGGAGGCGCTCGAGGATCGCCGCGACGCGCTCGGGGTCGCTCTCGGTCAGGTCGGTGCTCCAGTCGTCGCGCAGCTCCTGGCGGATCTTCTGATACGCCTCGGTGCGGCGGCCGCGCGCCGTGGGCACGAGGTCCAGGGAGAGGCGGTAGTGCCCGTAGGGGTAGACGGCCTGATAGGTGCGGGCGCGCAGCGCGCACTCGATCCCGTCCTCGTCCTCGGTCGTGATGACGGTGCCGTCGAGCTCCAGCCAGAGGGCGTCGTGGTCGGGCGAGTAGAGGCGGCTCATTCGAGGCTCCTTCCCGGCTCTTGGCCGGCAGAGGCGATATTAGCCGCCCACGCTAGCTTGCGCAAGGGTCCGTTGACGCAGGCTCGCGGCCGTTGCCTGCCACTACCTTAGAAGGGGCATCCGACGGCCGCGCATTTCAGGGCCTCCGCCGGTGTCCAGCCGCGGTCCAGGCGCCTCGCGATCGTGCGGCGGTCGATGCCCGTCCGCCGGCCCCACTCCGAGCAGGAGAGGCGCAGGGTCTGGCCCGTCTCCGGGCACGGGCCCTCGACCCAGCGCGTGTTCGAGCGGTTGGCCGCCTGCTCCGCCGGCGTCGCCCAGCGCACGTTGCTCGGCCGGTAGCCGAGGCGCGTGCGCTTGCGGTCGAGCGTGTGCTCCATGCTCGGCGGGGGCCCGACATCGATGGCGAAGCGGAGGAAGCCTCCGGGCCCGCGCCAGCGCCGGCAGACGTGGATGCCCTGGCCACCGTAGTCGTTCCAGGAGGGGACGCCTGGGCAGAAGGACCATCGATCGCAGCCGCCGTGGCAGCGCCGGATCATCCCCTTCCAGGTGTCGTAGAGCTTCCGGTGCAGGGCCCGCTTCTCGCGCCAGGCCCGGGCGCGGTCGGCCTCGCAGTCGTTGCACGCGCGCAGGGTCTTACAGTCCGCGCGCGGCCGGTGCGGTCCGTCCTTCCCGCAGAGCCGGCAGCGCGCGACGATCACCGCTTGCGCTTGGCCTTCTTCTTCCCGCCCTTGGTCCTCTTATTCTCCAGGGCGGCGGTCGCGGTCTCCGCCGCCTTGCGCACCTCGGACATGCCGGCCTCGAGCGCGATTGTGGCCACGTCGGTGGGCGTGACTTCGATCCCACGCGACTCGCGCAGGGCGTCGGCCAGGTGGACGAGGTTGTCCCAGACCTCGCGCCTCATCACGATGCGCCGCGCCACGTGGTCGTCCTGCAGCTCGTCCATGTCACATCTCCTCGTCGGTTGTCGCGTCGCAGCACGGGCACGTCCCGTCGTAGTCCTCGGGGCCGAGCCAGACGCCACAGCACCAGCAGTTGTTCGTCGAGGTCATGCCGGGCGGCTTCACGCCGCCGGACAGGCGGAAGAGAGGCGAGAGCGCCTGGCCATGCGCGCACTCGACGCGCGCCCGGCAGAGCGCCAGCTTCTGCTCCCGGGAGAGGCGCTTGACTCGCCGCTCCTCGCGCAGGGCCTGGCTCCTCGTGAGCCCTCGGCGCTGGTAGCGCAGGTGCACGGGCCCGCGGCCGCGCGTGTACTTCGCGCCCAGGCCCTCGCTGTGCGCCTCCACGCGCAGGAGCAGGTCCGTCGTGATGCCTGTGTACAGCGAGCCGTCGGCGCACTCGACGATGTAGAGCGTCCATCGGGCGCGCCGGGTCACCTCGATCACGGCCCCGGCTCCTCCGAGCCAGGGATGTCATCAGGGATGGCGTGCGCGAGGGGATCGTAGGTCAGCGCCCAGGCCAGGACCAGGAGCGCAAGCAGGTAGACCCATCCCTCGCTCACGCGTGGTCCTTGCAGCGGAAGCGGCGGGCCGTCTTGACCTGCCCGTGGCGGTGCACGTGCCACCAGCGCACGCGCGCCGTCGCCTTCCGGTCGCAGTTCTCCAGGACACCATCGGCGTCACGCACGCGCTGCGTGCAGCGCCGCCGGCCCGAGTACTCTGCCACGTCGACGTTGAGCCCCTTCGCCCCCATGCCTTACCTCCAGGAGTGATAGCCGGCCTGATGCGCCCGGGCCGGGTAGTGGCCGGCGGGCAGGCCGCAGCGGATGACCTCGTTCCTCGGGAGCTGCTTCCAGGCGCCGCACAACGGCCGCGGGTTCGCCTTGCAGGGGCCGCAGAGCCAGCGCTCAGGCCCCGGCGCTTTCCCGGCGCCAGGAACGACTGGCGAGGTCACCGAGGGCGGCGCCCCGCAGCACTCGCAGGGCTGGGGCCGCGGGTCGGCCTTGGGCCCATAGGCCGTCTCCTGCTGGGAGAAGGCGTCGATGGCCTCGTCCAGGATCTCGATGAACGCCCCGGGGTAGCAGAACACCGACAGGGCCTCGGCGCTCAGTTCCGGATGGTTCTCGAGAACACGAGGCGGGTCACGGTGGTAGAGCTCGCGGAAGCGGTTCGCGGCCCTCGTTCCGATGTCGCGCATGGTCTCGCGGCCGAACGGCGCCCCGCGCTTCCCCAGGACGCGGACCATGACGGTCGCCTGGGCGGGCTCAGGGCCTGGCGCAAGGACGCCCTGGACGACCGCCGGCGTGAACGTGCGCGCCCCGGTGAAGGCGCAGCAGGCGGCGCAGTAGCCGTGCTGCGCATCGTTCGGGTTGTAGGAGGTCCGCTGGCAGGCAGGGCACGTGAAGGACATCGTCACGACGACGCCTCCAGGTCATCGCGGACCTTGACCTCGCCCTCGACGCTGAGGTAGGCCGGACACGCTGCCTTCTCGCACAGGCGATAGCCTCCGCCACGCTTGGGCCCCCATACGTGATCGTGGTCCTTCATCGGGAAGTCCGTCAGCCCTCTCAGTTCCTCGGCCAAGGCCGAGAGGTCCACGCTGGCAGCGCAGCACCCTCCGATCTCTCCAGTGCAACCCTTGCCGATGAGCACGCCGCTACGCAGCTCCGCGCAGGAGGCATCCGAGCGCTCGCCGGCGGGGCAGTCCTCGTCGAGATGGCGCCCCATGAACAACAGGAACTTGCGGATCACTTCGCTCATCGTCTGTTCCCCTTCCGCGCCCGGGCCCGGAACAAGGCGTCGACGAACGGGACCTTGCGCAGCCAGCGCCGGGACCGGGCCTCGTGCCCGAGCTTCGTGATGTGGTAGCGCGGGGACTCGGCCGTGCATCCCGGCGCCAGGCGCACGAAGCCGGCCTCCAGGAGGCGGGCGAGGTAGGACGCGGCGGGGCGGGTCACGTAGAGCGCGGGGCGGCCGGGCCACATCGCGGCCGCGAACTCGATGGGCGCGATGCCGTGGGCCGGCGCCCGCGCCACGATCGCGAGCGCGTCCCTCGTCTTGCCCGTGACGTTCAAGCCGCCTCTTACCCGACGTGCCTGTGCCTGAGCGTCATCCCCTCCGCGCGCAGCCGCCGAGCATTCGGCATCAGGTGCTTCGCGCAGAGGTTCATCAGCTCATCCACGCCGCCCTCGCCCACGTACCAGAGCTTCTCCGTCGCCGGCCGCGTGCAGGACTCCTCGTTCAGGCTGTCCTCGCACCGGACCGGGTCGACCATGGCCAGCTCCAGCTCCTCGCTGGAACTGAACTCGCGCTCGTCCGACTCGCTGTGCATGACCGCCTCCGCGTGGCCGCCGGGACCCGATGCCCCGGTGCCACTGTCAGGAATATAGGCGGTCATGCTCCCTTTATCTAGTCCACGGGAGCAGGTTGCGCTTGCCCTCCCTTTACGGGCGTGCTACCCGCGCGACTCTTCATGCGCGCTTCGAGCGTCTTGTAGATCTCCCCAGCCAGCGTCCCGTGGATGGGCACCCACGCGCGCCCCACGCCCATCACCTCGGCCTGGACCTTGTGCAACTCGCACGCCCGGACCTTCTTCTCCCGTACCTGCATGACGCCGGGCCCTGCGGCCGACTCGTCCGGCAGCAGTCCCTCCCACTCCGCCGGGAAGATGCATCGCTTGCCCTGCGCGTCCTTCTGCCCGCACTGCGAGAGCATCGAGCGCTGCTCCTGCGCCCGCCAGGCGCGCCGCTCGGCCTTGAGCCGCGACTGCCGGCCCATCAGGCCCCCCGCCGGCCGGCCAGGGCCAGGAACTCCGCCCGGACCTCCGGCCGCGCCCGGAACTCGCCCAGGAGGCAACTCGTCGTCATCTTCGCGCCCGAGGCCCGGACGCCCCGCGCGCTCATGCACGTGTGGGTCGCCTCGATCACGACGCCGACGCCGATGGGGTCCAGGTGCTCAGCCAGGGCCTGGGCGATCTCGCGCGTCAGCGACTCCTGGACCTGGAGGCGACGCGCGAAGCAATGGACGAGGCGCGGGATCTTCGACAGGCCCACGATCTTCCGGCGCGGCACGCAGGGCTGGGGCGCGATCAGGTCCGTTCCCGCGAGCGTGGCGAAGTGCGCCTCCTCGGGGATGAGGCCCGGGATGTAGCCGACCGTCGCGAGCCCATGGAACGGGAGGAGGTGGTGCTCGCAGAGGGACGCGAACTCGATGTCCGTGACGAGGACCATCTCGTCGTTCTCCGTCTCGAACGTGCGCGCCAGGATCTTCGCCGGGTCCTCGCGGTAGCCGGCCGTGAACTCCCGGAAGGCTCGCACGACGCGGTCGGGGGTGTCCTTGAGCCCGCTGTCGTTCTTCCAGTCGAGGCCGGCCGACTCGAGCAGCGCGCGCACGCCGCCGGCCGCGATCTCCGCCAGGTGGCCCCCGTTGTCAGGGCACGTCAGCTTGTGGCTGGCGTCGACAGGCGCGCCACAGCATCCGTAGGTCAGCGTCCGGCTCATCAGCGCACCCCCAGCAGCTTGTGGACCTGCATCGAGACCCGCCACATCGGGTTGTGACGGCACCACTCGACGGCCCAGGCGCACGCCTCGGGGTCGAGGTCGGCCGGCGAAGCGCTCCAGCCGGCGAGCTTGTCGGCCGTGGGAGCCTTGAAGGCTGGCGAGACGAAGTAGTGCTTCGCCCGAACGCCGCGCGCGTCGGGCGCCTGGCCGGCCTTCACGACGCACCGGACTTCATCGGCCTCCTCCAGGCCGACGCGCGTGCCTGGCTTCGGCGAGCACGAGATCCAGTCGTACATCGAGTGGAATAGGGACCAGCTAGCGCCCGTTCCGTTCGTCTCGATCGCCAGCTTGTAGCCGGCGCTGCGCAGCCACCGCACGAGCTCGCCGTCGACCTGGAGCGAGGGCTCGCCGCCCGTCAGGATCACCCAGCCGCAGCTCCCCACGTCGAGGCGCTTGACGAGCTCCACGATCTCCTCGGCCGTCATCCGGCCCTTAGCCTGGGCAAAGTCTGTGTCACAAAAGAACTTGGCGTCGACCTCGCGGCCCTGGAGAGGCCGGCCCAGGGCCTTCCCGTCCACGCACTGGAGGTTGCACCCCGCGAAGCGGACGAACACGTTGATCGTACCCACGCGAGCCCCCTCGCCCTGGGGCGACAGGAACGCCTCGACGAGCGCGTACTGCTTCACAGGCCCGCCATTCGAGGATCGTGCATGCGCTCCCCATCGTAGACGCAGGCGCTCGTGCAGGTCTCCTCGATCGTGACCTTCGTCACGCTGCAGACCGTCGGGAACAGGCCCATCTGAACGAGACGACCCTGCACGTAGTCGTAGATGAACCTCGCCAGGTTCTCGCTCGTCGGCGGACCAAGGTCCGGCAGGGTCTCGTTCAGGTAGTGGTGGTCGAGCTTCTCTTCCACCAGGTCCGCCACGAGGCCCTTGACGATGCCGTAGTCGAGGAGCATGCCCGCCTTGGGGCCTTCCTGCTCGAGACGGTGGCCGGAGACATGAACGACGCCGCGCCAGGAGTGCCCGTGCAGGCGCGCGCACTTGCCGTCGTGGTCGGGGAGGCGGTGCGCCGCCTCGAACCGGAACTCCTTGCTCAGGTGGTACACGTCGTCCTCCCATCGAGTGCCGCGAGCTCCCGGCGCCAGCGCCACTCGGCCCAGCGCGCCCGCTTCTGATGCTCCTGGACCTCGATCCAGAAGTCGCGGACGCCGCGCGTGCGCATCGGCATCTGCTTGCCCGTGAAGCCCGCCCAGGCCCCGTACTGCGCCGGCGCGAAGGTCCAGGACGAGGCGTCGACCGAATGGAAGGGACCGGCCTTGAGCGCCCGCCAGGAAGAGAGCGAGAAGCCATGCACCTTCTTCGGCCAGACCCGGCCCAGGCAGGCCACGGCCCAAGCGACGCGCCGCTCATCCGTCGTGTCGACCGACCCGCCGAGCGCGATCTTGTCGGCGTGCCTGGCGCACCAGTCCAGGGCCTCGGGCGGGGAGCCGTAATGGAAGGTCGGGATGGCCTTGATGCCGGCCTCCCACATCACCTCCAGGTTCCGGCGCGTGGCCTCGGGGTCGCCGACGACGTCGAGGCCGAACACCTCGCACGCATCCGTGTCGCGCGCGACCGCCATGTAGTCGGCGAGCTCGATCTTGCCGCCGCCCTGCCACACGGTGAACGCCCCGGAGTCAAGGCACCACGACCGAATGTTGAACCTGCCCCGGACCTTCTCGAACTCGCGCAGGAAGGGGTAGGCCACGAGGAGGTCCACGGCCTCGCCGTCCGCGTGGCGCTCGAGCGTCAGCGTGCCTGGGCTGCACCAGGACAGGTAGACGACCGTCACGCGTTCGCGCCCATCCCCAGGAGAAGCCCCTGCTGGACCTTCCCCGTCTTGTAGGCCGCCTCGATCTCGGGCAGCGCCTTCTGGTAGACGGTCACGCCGCCCGGGAGGACGAAGTAGGGAAGCCACTCCTGATCGAAGGACGACACGCCCGACTCGACGGCTTCGAGCTTGGCCTTGATGATGAGCACGAGCGCGCGCCAGCGCTGCTTGACGAGGCGCTCGAACTCCTGATCGGCGACGGTCGACTTCCTGACCTTCCCTGTCGGGGTGCGCTTGGCCTCTGCCCTCTCCGGCAGCGGCAGGTCCATCCGCACGAAGCGCTCGCGCATCCGGAAGCCCACGACGACCAGGTTGTCCTGGGGCTGGCCGTAGACGAAGCGGTCCCCGCCGTACTTCGCGATGAGCCGCTCGACTTCGCCGCGGCTGCGCTCGACCGGCACGGCCGTGCCGTGGGCATAGCGGGTCACTTCGGCGCCTCCGCGAACACGGGATCGACGACGCCGTTGCGCGCGTGCGCCTCGCGACGCATGAAGCACGGACCACACTCGCCGCAGTGATGTTCGCCGGCGCGGTAGCAGCTCCAGGTCAGGTCCAGCGGCGCCTCCAGCTCCAGGCCCAGGCGCACGATCTCGTGCTTCATCAGGTTGCCGACGGGCGTCAGTAGCTCCAGGCGGTAGCCGTTCTGCGTAGCGAAGGGGAGCAACGCGTTGAAGCGAAGGGTGAACTCCTCCTCGTTGTCGGGGAAGGCGCCGGCCTCCTCCAGGTTGATGCCGATGGCGAGCGCGTGGTAGCCGCGCGCCTCGGCGTAGGCGGCCGCGAGCGACATGAACAGGAGGTTCCGCGCCGGCACCCACTCGTGCGCGTACTCGGCGCCGGCGATCTGGCCAGCGATGGGCGCACCGTCGCGCAGGAGCGGCGAGGACTCCTCCGCGAACGAGTAGCTGAGGGGCATGATGACGTAGCGACAGCCCAGGCGTTCCGCGATGAGCGGGATCTGGCGGGTCTCGCGCCGCTCCGCCCGGCACCCGTAAGCGAAGTGGATGAGGGTCACGTCCCAGCCCTCGCGCACGAGCTTCGTCGCGACGACGGTCGAGTCCAGGCCAGCCGAACAGATGACGAGTGCCCGTCGGGCGTACTTCTGCGCCAAGGGCGCGACCTGGCCGGAGAGGAGGTCGAGCGTCGAGTAGGGCGCCACCGCCGCAGGCGCCACGCCGCGGGGGAGGAGGCCGTCGAAGTGCCGGGCCATGGACGAGAAGTAGAACGACTGCTCGTCCGGGTCGGCGCCAAACGACCTGATCCGGGCGTAGTAGAGGGGCTTGTAGTTCGTCGAGAGGAGGACCGCCCGGCCGTTCCAGGCGGCCAGGGCCCATGACCCCACGACGGCCTTGAGCGACTCGGCCAGGGTGAGCGCGGACCGCCTGTCGATGACGCGCGCGAGCACCTCGGAGTCGATCTCGCCCTCGCGTTTCCCCAGCTCCTCGTCGTTCGCGATGGTCCCGTTGTGGACCATGCCGCCGTAGGGCTGCAGCCGGCCCTGGGCGAGCTCAGGCGTCGGCGTCGCGCGCCAGTTCCCCAGCGCGGCGCGCACGTGGACGCCGAAGTCGTAGCCCTCGTAGTACTCCATCCGGCCGCCGTCGCGGCCGCGGTCGCGTGCGTTCTCGCGGAGCTTGGCGAGCAGGCCCTCGTCCAGGATGGCCCCGCCGATGCCCGACGCAACCGCGCCGAAGATGCTGCACATGGTCTACCTCCAGGCCGTGCAAGTAGGGCAGAGGATGTAGGAGTGCCCGCCGATCACGACGAGCAGAGACCAGTCAGCGGCCTCGCGGACGGTGAGAGGCACCGGCGTGCGCTGACCGCCGGGCCCGGCCGTGCAGGACGTGCGCCCGCAGCGCTCGCGTGTCCCGCTCAGCTCGAAGCGCTCGACGCACGAGGCGATGGTTCGGGCGATCTCGGCCTGCAGCTCGGGCGTGTGGCTCACGGCCCCCCGCCCATGGCCTTCGTGACCTTCTTGTCGAGCGAGTTCCCCTTGCCCCAGATGGGCAGCGCCAGGCGCACCGAAGGCGCCGGCGCCGGCGAGAGCTGCTCGAGGAGCGCCATCTCACGCCGCCAGCGTTGGCGGGCCTCGCGCTCCAGGCGCAGGTAATGCTCGATCTCGACGCGCAGGTTCTGGGACGAGCCCCGCACGGACAGCTTCCCGAACGTACGCCACTGCCCGAACTTGCAGGGGCCCAGCTCCCAGTTGGTCGCGTCGACGGAGTGCCAGGGGATCGCCAGGATGGCCTTGCGGCCGCCGAAGCCGAACCCGTGCACCTTCTTCGGCCAGACGCGCGCGAAGCACTGCCCGGCCCACTCGATGCGCACGTCCTCGCGGAGACCGACGACGCCCCCGAGCGCGATCTTGGGGTAGGTCTTGGCCAGGCGGACGAGCTCCTCCTCGGGGGAGCCCATGTGGAAGCACGGGACGGCCGGGATGCCGGCCTCCCACATCTTGTCCGTGTTCGCGGCCGACGCCTTCCAGTCCCCGATCACGTCGAGCGCGAATACCTCGGTCAGGGTCGGGTCCGTGGCCAGCAGCTCCTGGCACTTCGCGATGTAGGCGTCGAGGTCGATGGGCTCGCCCTGGGCGTTGGCCGTGAAGGCGCCGGAGTCGAGCACCCAATCCCGGTAGGCGTAGTCGGCACGCCGAGCCAGGAAGGGCTCGGCGTAGTAGTAGCTGACGAGGAGCGCCGGGCGGCCCTCGTCGGGGACCTTGTCGACCCCGCGCTGGCCCAGGAGGTTGTTGTCCCCCTGGGCGCCTGGAACGTGCGCCAGGCGGACGTGCGGACCCAGGTCGGTCACGCTAGAAGTCCTCGGCGGCGGTACCCTTGCCGGCCGGCTCCGGCTCCTCGTCCTCCTCGTGGGCCGCGAGCCAGCTCTGCGCGATCTCGATGAGGGCGGCGCCCTCGGCCAGCTCCTCTCCCCACAGGTCGCGGGCCTCGACGAGGGCCTTCTCCCAGACCACGCGCTGCTCGGGCGTCAAGACGACCGCGCCGGCGGGCGGGGGAGGAGGCACATCACCGGCGCCCGGTTCCTGCCCGGGCAGCGGGCCGATGGGCGGGGGCGTCCACTCGGCCGCGAGCAGGGGCTCGAGCTCGTGCGGATCGAAGCCCGTCAGGAGCCGGCCGGCGTCGGACCCGAAGCCGCGGAGGATGTTCGCCAGGGCCTCGTAGTCCCACTCCGCCTCCTGGCCCAGGCGGTTGTCGGCGATGGCGAGCTGGTCGGCCTCCTCGTCGCTGACGGCCAGCATGCGCACGGGCAGGCGCCGCTGCTGGAGGAGCGCCAGGGTTGCGGGCTTGAGCGTCGGCCACCACTCGGGCGGGGCCTCGGCGCCCTCGGGCCAGGTCTGACCGGGCTGGGGCGCGCCGAACTTGTCGAGGAGGCCCAGCAGGTAGTTGAAGGCCAGGAGGCGCGTGTGCCCGGCGATCACGCGCTTCGTAGGGTCGTGCGCCAGGAGCGGCGCGCCGAACGCGACCGTCGCCACGATCCGGGCGACCTTGAGCACGGCCGACTCCGGGATGCGCCTCGGGTTCTTGTCCCAGGGCGTCAGGTCGGCCGCCGGCAGGTAAACCGCGGCCACGTCGTCCTCGAGCTTGCCGGAGGCCGGGATCGACGTGTCCACGGCCTGCCCCTTCTTCGTGCGCGCCATCCGCCTGGCCTCCGCTGGGCGATATTACCAGCCGATGCCGACTTTTCAACGCGGTGGCACCCACGACCGCGGCGGCTGGGGGAACATCGCCCGGATGACCTCGCACAGGACGGACTCCAGGGTCGCCCCGCGCAGGACGCGCGCGGCCGGGGCGCCCGCCTTGAGCGCGCGGTCCATGTCCCACCGGTAGATGCCCACGCACGTCCCACTGAGCACAGCCGGGGAGACGAGCTTCGCCACGATCTGGAAGCCGCCGGCGTGCCGGGCCAGGGCCCGCAGGAGCTCCTCGTGGCAGCGCGCCATGCCGCTCAGGCGGGCGCCGGCGACCTTGAGCGCCTCGGCCATCCCCCGGGGGTCCTTCTGCGCGTTCCAGGCGAGCTGCTGGGGGTCGTTCTCGAACCGGGCCTTGACCGCGTCGGCCATGGGCTGGATGCGCCGCATCAACACGTCCGGCCGAGCGACCGCATCCGCCGAGGGCGGAGCGGCCGCGGGCTCCTGGAGGAAAGGCGTCGCCCCAGGCACGTTGTGGGGCCCGTGCGGGATGATGCGCCGCGGGTGGTACCGGGTCATACAGCGCCTCTCACGCGGGTGCCAGCCAGTCCTCGAGCGCCCACTCGGCAGCCGCGCCGTCGAAGGCCACGCGGAACGCCCTGGGCGTCCAGCGCCCACGGGTGTCCTCCAGCTCAACGACGGTCCCCGTCTTTCCGATGTAGGACTTCGGCGCCGCGCTCCAGTCGGTCTGTTGCCATCGCACCATTCGCACGCGCTGTCCTACCAAGAACGACGGGGCGGCCTCGGCCAGGCTCGCGCCCCGCAGCACGCCGCCGATCGCCCTGGCGTGGAGCGCGGCGTAGAGGAGTGGGTCCCCGTCCTCGTTGTGCTCGGCCAGCATGTTCCCGCGAGGCGACTGACCGCCCTCGACGGCCGCGATCACGATGTCGTCGACGGCCTGGGCGGGCTGGATGGACACGCGCGGCGCGACCCCCAGCGAGTCGCCGGCCTGCTCGAGCAACGCGGCGTAGCCGGCGAGCCAGGAGGGATCCTGCACCCCAGGGGTGAACAAGAGCACGATGTCGTGCTGCTTGAACCGCTCGGCGTGGTTGGGGAAGGAGTGCACGTCGAGGAGCAGGCGCGCTGGGAGGCGCTCTGCCACGGCCTGGCGGAACGTCGTGTCCCGCGAGGTCGGCCGGTTCATGTCGACGACGTCGAGGCGGTCGGCGTAGTTGATGACGAGGCCCGCGCGCCAGCCCGCCTCCTGCAGGAGCCCGAGGAGCGGCCGCGCCACGAGGGGCGCGGCCACGTCGTTACCCTCGGCACCATGCGGGACGGTCAAGAGGCAGTCGAGCACGGCTCACACCATGTAGGGCACGGCCAGGCCCTCGACCAGGAGCACGGCCGAGACCTTGCGCTCGTCGGCCAGGATGACGTCCGCGAGCCAGCGGCCGTACTTGTCCGTCTCGTAGGGCTTCTCCGTCCGGATGCGCACCCGCGGCGCGCCGGTCATGCCCAGGCCCAGGAGCTGGTACAGCCGGGTCTTGGCCTCGGCCGCCTTCGCCCGCAGGGCCGGGTCCGGCGAGTTCATCTCGGGCGTGTCGATGCCGCGCAGGCGCAGCGTCTCCTGCTTGGACACGCGCAGCCCCAGGTCGATCATCGCCACGAACGTGTCCCCGTCCACGACGCGCAGGGGTGTCGCCCAGTACTCGTACATGTCAGGAGTCTACATCAGAACTCGGACGCGCCAGCGGGCAGACCTGCCACGGAGAGGAGGCGAGCCCGCAGCGCCGCGATCGGGGCTGGGAGATCCTTCCGCGGCCGCTTACCTGACCGGCGCACGGGCTCGATGAGGGGCGGCCCGGCCGTGCAGCGGAGGGCGAAGCACGCGCCCTGGGGGCTGTGCGTCTTGGTGAACCTGTCTACGTCGACGTTCCACCCCAGGTACATGTTCGCGTAGGTGTTCCCGGAGACGGCGTCCCCCGTCGAGGCGCGGATGAAGTTCACCCGCTTGCGGATCATGCACACGGCGTTTGCCTGCGCGAGCGCCGTCTGGAAGTAGCGCTGCTCCCACCGGGCGCAGGGGAGGAGGGAGATGATCTCGCTGCCCTTTTGCGCCGCGTCGGCCATCTTGAGCAGCCAAAGGCGCAGGCCCTTCCCGTAGGGCGGGTTCACCCACAGCGCCTTCGGCCACTCGCGGGCGAGGGCGTCGTCGATCGCGGTCCAGTAGCCGAGGGCCGCCGTCGGGTTCGTGATCGAGGTCGCCACGTCGAAGGGGATGGCGCCGCCCCAGTACTCCCTGGGCGGCACGAGGAGCTCGGGCGGCGTCTGCCACGTCGTGTCTAGCGCGCCGCCCTTGGGGCCGATGACGCCTGCTGGGGCCTTCCGTTCCGTGCTCATGGCTCGATGGCCTTCGGCCCGCGCCGCCGGGCGTAGCGGCGGGCCCTGCGCGCGGCCCACACGATGACGTCCCACACCGAGCCGCCGCCGGCGCGCGAGTAGCGGTCGTAGGCTCGGCCGCAGGGGTCGCACAGGCTCGTGCCCTTGTGGGCACGGACGCGGCTGTGGTCGCACACGATGCAGCGCCTGTTCACGCGATCCTCCGCGGCCGGGCGGTCGGCTCGTCCGGGCCGAACAGGGTGCGCTGCATCGGAGGCAAGGCGGCCAACTCCTCTGGGTAGGGCTGGCCGGGCGCCTGCCACTCCCAGGCGCCTTTCGTCGCGTGCGTCTCGGCGCCCAGCTTGAGCACTTCTACGCTGCAGGGCCAGCAGCCCAGGACGCGCCAGAGGATCCCGCAGCCCCACTCCCAGCGCCAGATGTAGCCGTGCGCGCAGGCCGGCGTCACGCCAAGTGCGTGCACGCGTCCCCTCCTGGGCACTCCACGCGCTCGGCGACGACGTTGCCCTCATCGTCGAATAGGTCCCCGCCCTCGACCATGTAGTACGTCGGCGGGTAGCCGCAGTGCCCCTTCGCGATGTGCCCCGAGGCGTGCGCGTCGCAGTTCCCACAGAGGGTGATGGGCGCCTTCACCAGTCCTCCCGCTCCGCATCGGCCTTCGGGAGAGGATCGCCGGCGTAGATGACGCCGCACGGCCTGAACTGGCCCTCGGGAGGAGGCCCGATCAACTCGATGCGCCAGAAGCGCCGGACGTCACCGCCGACGATGTAGCGCCGGCTCTGGAAGAACTCGAGGAGCCTCCAGGGAGCTCGGTCGCCGATGCCTCGTGCGCGGGCGGTCAGGCCATCGGGGCAAGCATCGTAGTAGCGGATGTGGCCTGGCTTCTTGCACCAGGTGCACGCGCGCTGGGCGAGCGTCCGGGGGTCCTCCAGCAGGCGGCGCGCCAGGACGTACCAAGCACAAACAGAGTCGACCTTCGCGACGTCAAGCACCTCCCAGAACGTGCCCAGGTCCGGGGAGTAGTAGAACCCCGCCTCGTCCTCTCCCGAGCAGGGGGTCCGCGACATCATGGCCTCGACGGCGTGGTAGCCCAGGTCGAGCTGTACTATCGCGTCCTCGCTCAGCTCCTGGAAGTTGTCCGTACGCTTGGCGACGACGTCGCGCGCCTCCAGGTCGCCGTCCCCTATGGACACGATGTCGCACGAAACCTCGACCTCGAACTCCGGCTCGTGCTCGTCGTCCTGGTCGACCAGGTGCGTGAACTCGAAATAGCCGGGGCTGCTCACGACGAGCTCTCGTCATCAGGCAGGTCGCGCCTGATGCGGACCTCCCCACCGGGGCCCGGTGAAGGCATGACGGGTAGCCCGGCTTCCCGCGCGATGTCCTGCAGGGTCTCGCCGGCCGCGATGGCCACGCGATCGGGCCCGCTCTCGCGGAACTCGGCCGCCACAAGGCGCAGGCCCAGGGGCGCGGGGTCGAACAGGATCGGCTCGCCGGCCAGCAGGCGCTCGACGTTCCGCCTGTCCAGGCCCATGAACAGGAGCGTGCCGTTCTTGCCGCGGGCGCTCACGTGGCGGATCACTGCGCGCCCTCCTGGGCGCTGGGGCCCTCGTCCTCTAGCATCATGTGACGCAGATGCGGCGGGGGTTCGCCGCGCATCTCCTCCTCGGTCGCGTGCCCTTCGTCGAAGGCCCGGGTCAGCTCCTGCTTCCAGGCGGACTCTCCCGTCGTCGGGTGGGTGCGCGCCGGGAGAGGCTCGAGCTCCACCTTGCGCTGGCGGATGTCGGCCAGCGCGACGCACATGAGCGCCTCCCAGTGCTCGATGTCGTAGACCTTGTCGATCGGCCGGGGCTGCTGGCAGGCGACCTCGTACTCGTCGGGCAAGATGCTCACCGCCAGGGGCGCCCACTCCGACACGTCCTGGGCCGGAAAGAACTTCTCTGCCTCGACGCCGCGCATGATGAGGTCGGCCCGCTTCACGAGGGCCGCCACAGCCGTGCTGGGCGGCGGGAGGAAGAAGTACTCCAGGATGCGCTCGTGGGCCTTGTCCTCGATGAGGCCCCACAGGAGCAGGAAGCGCTTCACGGGGTACGGGGCGTCGGCCATGTACGCCTCGGGCGAGTCGTGCACGCAACCGTGGTTCCAGGCGGACTCGATCTCGCGCGGCGAGAGGCCGTCCCGCGTGGCCATGTGGCGGGCCAGGAAGGCCACGCGGAGCGAGTGCTCTGCGATGGAGCAGAAGCGGATCGGGCGACTCTTCACGTCGAGCCTGGACGTGCAGCCGGAGAACCGCGGCTTCGCCGCGAGCATGCGCGCGATGTCCTCGTAGTGGATCTCGTCCTCACGGAGGTCGAGGGGCCAGACGCGCCGGCCGCCGAGCACCTGGATCCAGTCGCCGGGGCGCTCGCCTCGGAAGGGGATGAGGGCGCCGGCGGCCTCCATCAGCGCGGCGCGCGCGGCCGTGACGTGCAAGGCCGCCGCGTCCCAGGCGACCTGCTGGCCCTTCTCCTGAGCGTCCGCGTGGTCCTCGATGCGGCCGCGCAGCTCCTCGGCGCCTTCGGCCATGAGGTTCACGAGCAGAGCAAGATCGGCAGAGCTGGCCATCAGAACTCCTCCGCGGCGTGTCGTAGCCTCGCCTGGGCCGCCGCCGCGCGGGCCCGGACCGGGTCGGGTAGGGGGACCTTCGTCGCCCCGCGCATGATCGCGCCGTTGCGGCCTTCGTGCGCCCACTCCTTCGCGAACTTGCCGACGCGCGGCAGGGCCAGCGTCGGCTCTGGGGGCCCGTCCTGGAACACCCCAGCCGCGAAGTCGGCGTGAACAGCTTCGCTGACCGGGGGCAGGAAGCCGTGCTCGTAGAGGCGCGCCACGTACTCCGCGCTCATGCGCTTGCGCCACTCGAGCTGGGCCGCGCGTAGTAGGTGCTCCTGCTTGTAGGTCTCCTGCACTACCGGGTGGCGCTCGTGCCGGTCGCGGCACTTCTCGCACTGCTTGCCGTAGTCGCCTCCGCGCGTGTCGGCGCGGGGCACGTTCAAGCGGCCGAACCGGCAGCAGTCCGCGCCCTCGAAGTAGAGGAACGACTCGCGGTCCCGGCGCCAGGAAGGGCAGTGGGGCGGGTGGCTCCACCAGCGCGCGCCGGAGGGCTCCGCCGGGCGCGTCTCGTCGAGGTAGGGGCCCTTGCTGACGCAGCTCTGGCACAGGCCCGTGTAGGTGCCCCCGTACAGCTCGGCCGGTTGGGCGCGGGCGGCCGTCTTCTCCCCGCACTCTGGGCAGACGGCCCCGTCCCAGGAGCCCACCCACCCGCAGGACGAACATCGCTCAGGCGCGCCCAGGGGCGCCCCGCACCCCTTGCACGGGTGCGGGGGGAGGTTCCCGTCCGCGTCCAGGCTCTCGCGCAGGACGCGCAGGGACTCCTCCACGAGGCGCCCCAGGTCGGCCACGGGCTAGAAGTCCTCGGCCGCCGCGCCGCGTGCCTTGCCCAGGGCCGGGTCGATCGCGGCCGCCGCGCAGACGGCGTTGCGCTCCTCCTCGGATACGTCGTCGAGCACGGCCGGATCGTAGCCGTCACCTGCAGAAGGGCTGGGCGACGCGTATGCCTTGACCGTTCTCCACGCGTCCTCTGTTGTGATAGCCGCCGAGTCAACGAGGCACACGGGTTCTTCGTCAAGGCCCTCGGGCGCGGGCTCCTGGGCCACCTCGGCTTCGGACAGCATTCGCTCGAACACGCTGTAGACCCGCATGCGGTTCGCGTAGCCCACGATGACGCCGACGCAGGCGACGAGGCGCGCCCACTTCGGCGGCCTGGGCCAGATGTAGTCCAGGATCCCGACGCGCCCGCCGGGCACGACGACCGAGAGGGCCCGGCGCAGGAGGTCGCCGGCCTCGGGCAGGGTCCCGGCGCCGGGGGTGTAGTGGGCCGCGTCCTCTTCCGTGTAGGGGCGGTCGATCAGAGCCGCCGGCCAGAGCTGGTTGTCCGGGGGCGCGCCGCGCTGCTTGAGCAGTTCCTTCGTCAGCTCGACGACCCGGCACGGGTTAAGCGGGGCGCCGGCGAGCACGCCCTCTGGGAACAAGTCCCCTGCCCCAACCCCCAGGCGCCGCACGTCCATCAGGAAGTCGGGCCTGCAGTCTGGGGACAAGTCGACCGTCTTGTCGTTCTTGCCCAGGCCCCGGAAGGGGTACTCCCGGATCTTCCCGCCGCACACGTGCAGGACCGGCGCGTGCGGGTGGACGCCCAGGAGCTCCCGGGCGCGCGAGAGGAAGCCCGAGGGGTAGGCGCCGTGGTAGCGGACCTTCGGCCGCGCCAGGATCCAGGTGTCACAGATGGGCCGGTAGCTCATGCGCTCCTCTTTCCGAACGCGCGCAGAGCCCGAGGGAGGGCCCCGGGCTCTGCGCGCGGCATGCTAGAAGTCCGAGACGCCGGCGGCCGCGGGGGCCGGGGCAGGCGCCGGGGCGTGGCCATTGCTGGCTGCTGGCCATTCGCCGGCCGGGGCGGCGGCCGCCTTCTTCCTCGTGCGCTTCTTCCCGCCCTCGGCCTTCGCCTTCTTCGCCTTCTTCGCGACCTTGGGCGCCTTCGGCTCGCGCGGGGCGCGGGCCTTGATCTTGCCCGAGGCCAGGGCGTGCAGGGTCGTCACGTCGACGCCCAGCTCCACCGCGAGCTGCGACCAGGAGACGCCGTCGTCGTTGCGCTTCCGCAGGGCGACCAGCTCCGGCTCGGTGAACGAGCACGTGCCCGCCACCCTCACGTCCTCGATCAGGTCAGCGCGCGCGGCCGGGCGCGCGGGCATGAGCTTCCCGCCCACCGTGAACGCCTCGAGCGTCGCGGCCGCCGCGCCCACGGCCTTGCCGGAGCCGCGGCCGTCCACGATCGCCTCGGCGTGGGCGCGCAGGAGGGGCGAGGTCATGCGGATCATCGCCCGCACGAGCGTCCCCACCAGGCGCTCCCGGCCGTCGCCGTCGAGCTCCGTCGCCGCCTTCGTCGTCGCCTTCTTCTCCACCGCCTTGTTGCGCTCGGGCCGCTTCGACCGGCTCGGGCGCTTCTTCGCGGCGCGCTTCCCCTTCGCCGCCTTCGCCTTCTTCTTCGTCACCGTGACCGTCCTTGGTGGGCCGTCCCCCGGCCCGCGGGATATTAGCCTATCGAGTTTCGTTCCGCAATCGCAAGCCCCCTACGCCGGAGTACTTGCGTCATCCTTGCCTATCTGGAGGCAGGACCGCGCTTCCCCGCGGCCCTGCCATCGCGCTCCCTAGTTCAGAAGGGCCAGCAGCCTCCCCAGGCGCGCCGTCGCCTTGAACTTCTGCGCCGGGGTGAAGGGCTCGACGAGCCGGCCCTCGTCGTTCGGCACCGGGCGCATCACCCGCGTCAGCGAGTTGTGGAGCGCCCAGAGGGTCCGCGGGTGCTGCGTGACGTCGGTCCACTCCGGCTGGGGCGCGAAGTAGTTCCCGTGGACCTCGCCGATGAAGCGGGAGGGGAGGACGCCCTGCGCGAACACGTCGTAGAGCAGTTCCTTCGCCCGCACGTCGGTCAGCTCGACCTCGCGCGCCTTGTCGGTCTCGGTCACGAACTTGGCCATGTGCTCGCAGTAGCGGAGGACGCCCTGCTTGACCTCGTGCTCGAGGCGCAGGTTGAGCGTGTGCTTCTTCTGCATCGTGATGAGGTCGCCGTTGAAGGCGAGGTTGTCGCAGACGAACACCTTGAGCCCGGCCACGGTCTGGACCTTCGACGCGTTGTTGTTGGCCGAGCGGGCGCCCAGGGCGAAGGACTGGCCGGCGCGCATGAAGCCCGCCAGGTCGCCGCGGGCCCGCAGGAGCCAGGTCCCGAACATCGCCGCGCCGTCGAACGACTTCCCGGCCGAGGTCCGCGCCTGCCCCTGGACGGCCAGGTGCTCCTCCACGATGTCGAGCTGCTGCTCGCGCAGGGCGGCCTCGATCGCCTGCACGAGCTCGATGTGCGGGACGGGCTTGTGCCAGCGCCCCGACGGCTTCGGGGTCGGGATGCCGGTCAGCTCCTGGCGGCTGACCTCGCGAGCGCCGCAGTGGACGAACAGGCGCGCCTCGGCGCCCTTCTCGATGACCTGGACCATGACTACTTCTCCTCGTTGACGGTTGGGGTGACACGGATCTCCAGATCCCAGCGACCGGAGTAGGTGTTCCAGACGCAGAAGGCGCGCGCCTCGGGGCCGTCGCCCAGGCCAGCCTCGATCGTGCGCTCGCGGCCGGCCTCCGTCGCCAGCACGACGCAGTCGAACAGGAGCAAGTGGTCGACCTGGCGCTGCGCCTCCAGGGCGCGCACCCAGACGTCCCGCGGCCGTCCGTCGATATTGACCTGAGCGCGAAGGGCCGCACCGCGGGCCACCCGGCGCGCCACGGCTACTCGCCCCCGAGGATGTCGAAGGCCGCGCGGGCCGCGTCGGCGATGTGCGCGAGGGCCGGGTTCTTGACCATCGTCTCCTCGGCCTGCCCGAGGACGACCGACATCAGCTCGCGGCAAACGAGCGCGCTCTGGAGGTCGGGGCCGAGGAGGGTCCAGCCCTTGCCCGCCCGCGCCTGGGCCCGCTTGACCGCGTCCTTCGCCTGCTGCTCGCTCCAGTCGGTCCGGGCCATTCGGTCGCTCCTTCCCGCTCCTGGCGGGCAAGGGCGATATTAGCCGCCCGTGCTACCTTGCGCAAGGGGAAGCCATGGGCGTGCCCCTACAGCAGGCGCATCTGCCTGGGGGAGCAACGGAACTGGCGCGGGAGGCGATGTCCAGAAACGACGAGAGCCGTCAGGTTTCCCTGACGGCTCGGCCCCAAGTCTCCCCGAGGTTGTTCGTCGGCTGCGTCGAGTCGGCGCCCAGGGGGGCCTATCGCACAGCGAGTCAGCGTGTCCACCGGCCCGGGTCGCATTTGGTCCGGCCGGACCTCCTGCGCCCTCGGCCGGCCACCTGGCCGACCTGCCCGAGCGTCCTCGGGCCCTGCCCCCGAAGGAACAGGACTGTCCCACGTCAGCCCGTCGACCGGGGTATTAGCCCGGCCGACCCTGCCCGGACCATCCGCACGAGGCGTTCGGCACCGTTCAGGGGCCCGCTTCCGGCGTGAACCGGGGCGGACAGGCCACCGCGTCAGCGGGGCAGGTTCTATCGCGCGCGAGGCGCGGGTGTCAAGCCCCCTCTTCGGACTTTCCCTTGTCCTTGCCCCGCCTGGGCTTGTCCTCGTGCGGGGGGAGCGCACCCTCGGCCTCGAAGAAGGCCCCACGCTTGTGCTCGAGCGCGAGGCCCTTGCAGGCGGCCTCCGCCTCGACCTCATCCTTGAACGTCCGCGAGGTCCCGTCCCTGAACGTGACCTGGACCGGGCCCTTGAGCCCCTTCGCCGCCTTCGCCATCGTCGCCAGCCGCCCCATCGTCGCCCTCCATTCGGTAGCTGTTACCAACACGATACACGACGCCCCCCGCCCCGCGCGGCCAGGCGACCGCATCCGGGCGCTGTCGGCGCTCGCGCGTGCGCTTGAGCACGCCGTGCTTCACGAGGCGCAGGACGAACTTCCTGGCCGCGTCGTCGGAGATGTTGAACATCTCCATCACCTCGGGGATCACGACCCCGCACGAGCGCTGGGCCATGCGGCGCACGACGGCGATCCCGTCGGGGCCCGTGTGCGGGGCCTTCCCCGGCAGGATCACGGCGCGCCCTGGACCGGGACGGCCGGTGCAGGCGCCGGCGGGGGAGGCGCTGGGCGCCGCTCGGGCGGGGGAGGCGGCGCCGCCCCGAGCCTGATCGCCGCGCGCGTGACGAGCGCCTGGACGAGGCCCTGGAGCGCCGGGGCCAGGGTGCCGTCGGGGAGCACCATCCGGTTCTCGGCCGCGATCCAGCACGCACGGCGCGTGTGGGCCGCGTCAGGCAGGCCGGCCAGGCGCAGCCACTCCCCGAAGGGGTCGCCGGGGATCCTCGACCAGAGCCAGCGGAGTCGGCGGTCCTCGGGCGTCTCGGGTGGGCATACCTCGTTCGGGTCCTGGTCGGCAGGCAGGCGCAGGTTCGGCCAGGTCGCGATGAGCCGCGTCAGGATCGGGTCGCGCTCGACGAGGAGCACGACCGTGAAGTTGCCAGGGTCGGCCGAGTTCCGCGCGCGGGCGCGCAGAGCGTCGAGGAGTTCTCGTGCCGTGGCCACTACATCACCGCCTTGGGGATGCGGGGCACCCGCGGGAGCATGTCCTGCAGCTCCTGGGGCAACGCCGGCGCCGAGGCCGCGTAGCGCGCGTAGGTCTGGAGCGCCTTGCGGGCCTCGGACAAGGGTAGCTGGAGCTCGTCCGCCGCCGCCCGCACGTCGAGCTGGTGGGACAGGGGGCCCGTGGCCAGGAGGCGCGCGGCGAGCACGAGGTCGGCCACGAACTCGACCGGCGGGAGATGCCGCTCGGCCGTCCAGGAACCGGCCGCCAGGCGCGTCGCCACAGCCGCAGACACCCGCCGGACGCGGCACGCGTGCAGGGCCCCGTCAAGCCCCTCGGACGCGAGCACGACAGCGAAGGCACGCAGCGCCGGGGCGTGCAGCACTCGCTCGAGGATCTCGTGCTCGCGCGGCGTCACGGCTAGAAGTCCTGGGCGGCCTCGGCGCGGCGTTGGCGCTTCGGGGCCGGCCCGAGCACCTGGAGGCGGACGCCGTAGGTCTTCTCCAGGGCCTGGAGCACGACTTCGAGCTCCACGACGGCGCCGCCCTCGTCGTCACGGGCGGCCGTGGCCATGTAGTGGGTCGCCATGAGGGCCGCCGCGCGCCCGGGCCCGGCATCGGGGTAGCGCTTCGCGATGACCTTGAGCCCGTCCTTGAAGATCCGCAGGGCCTCGTCGTCCTCGAACACGAGGGGCCACTTCGTGCGGCGGACCTTCGGCGTGTCGTAAAGCGGGGGCCGGCCGTCGGTCCGCTCCGGCGGGGCCTCGGGGGCATGCTCGAGCGCCGCGGCGGCTGCCTCGTCCTGGGCGCGCCGGCGGGACTTCATCCCGTGCTTGCTCCTCGGCGTGGGCACCGGGTCGGCGGGCTCCTCCAGCGCCGGGGCCTCGGCCTCATCCGCCTCGCCGGCCGCGATCTTCGTCTCGACGCGGAGGTCCAGCTCGGTCAGCCTGTGCGTCTCGATCCTGTCGATCCAGGCGATGAGCGCGTCCTCGGTCCGGGCCACGCGCAGGATGAGGAGCAGCTTCGTCCACCCGATCCGCAGGGACCGCGCGAGCGTCAGCTCCGACGGCTGGAGGGCGGAGAGCGCGAGGTAGATCTGGCGGAGGCTGTACGCCTTGTTGTGCTTGAAGTGGAGGACGGCCCAGGCCCACTCCGGCATCGTCTTGTAGGGGCCGCCCTCGGTCTGCGGCCAGAACAGCCAGTAGTAGCCGCGCACGGCCTCGTCGACGAGCTTGCCGATCTCGTAGTCGCGGCGGTGCTTGTCGAGCACGGCCTGCGCGAGGCGCTGCGCGAACGCGGTCAGGTAGCGTCCGTCGGGGGCCTGGATGCCTGGAGGCGTGGTGTTCTCTGCGGGCTGCTTCTTCGCCGTCACGGCCTACCCCTCGCTGGATCCCTCGGTCTCCGCGACCTTCTGCTTGATCCAGCGAGTATGGTAGCCGATGAACGTGACCGAGCGCATCCCTAGCTCGTCCGCCATCTCGATCAGTGTCCAAGTTGTTCCGTCGGCCCGGATCGTGCGCGCGGCCAGGTAGTCATCGAAGGAGCGGAAGCCCTTCGCCGCGATGGCCTCGAGCACGCGGGCCTCGTCCACGTCTGTCGCATCGCCCTTCTTCACGTACTACCTCCCGCGGCCGACCGAGAACCCGGTGGGGACGCAGCCCCAGCACGCCTGCTGCGCCGGGCAGGACCGCGCCCGCTCCTCGCGTGGGTCCAGGCACAGGCGGGCCTGGAGGGGCGGGGCGCCGGTCTCGCGCGAGGCGATGATCGCCTCGGCCTTCGCCTGGGCCCGCCCCACCGCCGCCATGTCCACGGGCACGATGATCTCGCGCCACTCGCTGACCTGGTTCTTGTTGACGTAGATGAACAGGATGTGCGAGATGCCCTTGAGGTAGCCGTAGAGCGACGCCTGCTCGACGTGCTCGGGCTTGGGCAGGGGGTCGCCCCGCTTGCCGCTGTAGCCGGCCTCGTTGATGCTCTTGACCTCGACGACGTACCGGTACCAGTTGCCGTCCTGATGGAAGCGGAGGTCGCCGTCCATGTGGCCCTTGTAGCCGTACTGGCGCGCGAGCTCCGTGTCGCCGACCGAGGGCTCGCGGTAGAGCCAGTTGTTGTCGTGCCGGTAGTTCCGGCCTCCGCAGGCGCGGCAGGGCGCCGCGTCGTGCATCCACTGCCCGTCGCGGTCGCGCAGGAGGGTCCGGGGCATGAAGCCCTCGGGGGTCGCGTCCCCGCAGTGCGGGCACTCCCAGACGCCCCACAGGTAGCCCAGGGCGCCCAGGTAGAACTGCGCGTCGGCGTGGATCGCGTCGCCGACCCGGAACTCCATCTTGAGGTTGGCATCGAAGCGCCGGGCCTCGAGCACCGCGCGCCGGAAGGCGATGCCCTTCTCGATCCGGGTCGGGTTCCCGGAGCACAGGTCAAGGTTGGCCTGCTCGATGTAGTACTCGAGCACGGGACAGAGCCGGGAGATGTCCGAGGGGTGGATACCCGGGTCCCGCGGCCGTTCGGCGCGCAGGTCGAGCCAGGCTCGCACGCGGCGGTTGAGGCCGAGGGCCTGGGGGTAGGCATGCACCACGTGCACTTCCGGCATCGTGGGGAGCATGACTGCACTGGTCATGGGGCGTTCTCCTCGCCCATGACGATAGGTCGCACCACCGACATCACAGGAGCTCCGCCTGTGCAAGGGCCGCGTCCACGTCACCGGAACGGAGCGCGTCTGCCATGCGCATCAACGCACGCGCCGTGGCCGCCTGAAACGCTATCCAGTCCTCGCGCGGCCGGCCCTCGACCGGGTCCCGCCCGAACATGAACACCGGCCGGCGCTCGGGCAGGGCCTCGGCCGTGATCTTGGCCAGCCACCCCCACTCGACGCGGATGCCGGCCTCGTCCGCCGTCGTCTTGGCCTCCAGGCGGAAGAGGGGGCTCACCGCGTCGCCCTTCCGTTCCTTGCGCCGGGAACAGCCGCTGCCTGGGGTGCCCTTCCCGCCAGGGAGGGCGCGGGCGGCCTTCGCCTCCTGCCCGCGCCAGTCGGACTCGGCGTGCGGCGGGCCGCGCCGATCCAGCCGGCGGTCCTCGGGGTCACCCTCGCGCCGGTTCAGCATCAGAAGTCCTCCGCGGCGGCCGAGCGCCGGTCGGCCGGGGCCCGGGCGGCCACGGCCTGGCGCAGGAGGGTAACGGCGTCCGCGCCGGTGTCGGGCCAGGCGTCCGAGTCGTCCTGCTTGGGAGGGGGCGGGGGAGGGGCCGGAGGGGCCGGCCGCTCTGGAACGGGGGCCGGGCGGCCGTTCTTCGACGGCCCGAAGAGGAGGGAGCCGCGCGTGTTCACCAGGCCCTGCACCAGGTCGGCCAGCTCGGCCGTGTCCGGGTTGACGGCCAGTGCCACTCGCGCATCGATGGGGTCCGCGCCGGCCTGCACTCCCCAGGCCGCGAGGGCGAGGACCGCCGGCTTCGCGCTCGCGTCGGCGTACTCCGCCAGGGCCTGGATCACGGCCTTGTTCGCGTCGGTCACTTCGTCGGCCAGGCGCTTGTTCTCGGTCTCCAGCTCGTCGACCTTGTTCACGAGGCCCGTATACCGCTCGTCGATCTCGTCCCGCTCATGGGCGAGGCGCCGGCGGATCACGAGGTTGTCGCTCGCCGCCGTCCGCGCCAAGTCCAGGACGGCCGCCACCCGGGAGGCCACGTCCTCGCGCTTGAGGTCGGGCAGCTCCTCCAGGAGCTTGACGAGGGCCCGGACGTGCACGGCCTCCTCGACCAGGCCCAGGTCCGGCGGCTCCGGGACGCGCGGCAGGAACTCCCTCGTCACGGTCGTCACGCCGGACTCCCGGACGTCCGTCATCTCGGGGGCCTTCTTCTTCCTGGCCATGGTGCCTCCAGGGCGATATTAGCATGCCGCCCCGCTTTGCGCAGCCCTACGGAGACGGGGGAGGCGCAGGGGCCTGCTGGGCGACCTCCAGGTTCGCCTCGTCACGCCGGAGGCGGGCGAGCACGCGGTCGCGGAGGTCCCCGTAGACCGTCACGTTCTTGCGGAGGTAGTCCTCACAGTCCCCGACACGCGAGAACTCGGTCTTTTGCCCCGTGATGTACTTGGAGTAGAGGGTCAGCAGGGCCTTGCCGCTGCCCTCGGCGATGTAGCCGTCAGCCGGGTCAGGCTTGTAGCCCAGGGCGCGGGCGTAGCTCATCACGGTCGCCAGGTCGTCCGAGTCACCCACGGGGTGGTCGGCCTCGGGGTGGAGCCAGAAGCGGATGGAGCCCGTGGCGCCGGGCGACCCACCGACCTTGTTCTTCGTGATCTCGAAGCCGAACTGGCCGTGGATGGCCTTCGTGTTCGCCGTGTTGTAAGCGTAGCCCTCCTCGGACATGCGCACGTCCAGGGAGAGGGCGTGCTCGAGCGCGTTGCCATCGGTCGGGGCCAGGTAGGCGTGCTGGCCGTAGCCGATGCCGTGCGTCGAGACCTGGCTCGTGCACAGGATCGTCGGCCGGTAGCGCGCCGTCAGGCCCTCGAACGAGGCCGAGAGGAGGCGGCGCACGAACTGGCCCGTCACCGAGGCGCGCGCTGCGACCGTCGGGCGCTCAGTCGCGGCCTTCTCGATGTTCTCTTTCGTCTCCAGGACGGAGGTCGAGTCGATCACGACGAAGTCGAACTCGCGCGTGAGCACCGCGTCCTCGATGGAGCCCAGGCTCTGCTGGGCCCACTCCGCGCCGATGAGGAGCACGAGGGACGTGTCCACGCCGTTCGCCTGCGCCCACTTCTCGTCGATCGACTGCTCCGAGTCGAGCCAGAGGCAGCGCATGGGCTCGCAGCGGAACATCTCCACGAACAGGATGTCCCGTGGCTCGTGCTTCTTCTTCCCGGCCTTCTTCCTCTTGTCCTTCTGCACTTCCTTGGCCTCCGCCTCTGCGCGCGCGGCCAGGATGTGCGCCGGGGGCGGGCACGTGAGCGCCTTGAACTTCCCCTCCCCCTTGATCGTCACCGTCTTGGCGCCCTCGGGCAGGGAGCCGTGGGCGAGCATGAGCGCGGCCTCGGCGGGGAGCCAGGAGTAGTCCGCCTCGTCCTTGAGCCACCAGCGCGGGTTCGGGCACGAGCAGTCCCGTGCGCCGGAGACGGGGTCGGTCACGATCGCGCACTTGCAGTGGCGGCAGTGGTTCTGCGCCGAGCGGAGAGCGCGCAGGCAGAGCGTGCTCTTGAGCGTCGACTTCTTCCCCCACAGCCGGTTCCAGCGGCCGATCGCCAGACCGCCGCCGGACCGCCAGTCCAGCATCAGGATGCCGAACGGGAGGCGCCGGATCTTGGCCACAGGAGCAACGTGGAGGGGCATCGCCGTCCGCGCGCCCCAGCGCCGGCCGAGGGAGTCCGACAGCTCCATGAGTCGCCGGCGGCCCTGCTCGACGTTGCCGGCCAGGTCGAAGGTCGAGCGCACGGGCGGCGTCGGGGCCATGGGCGGGGCCGTCGGGGATGGCGGCGGGGGAGGCGGCGGGGGAGGCGGCGTCGAGGTCTCCTCGACCTCGATCTCTACCTCCAGCTCCGGCTCGTCGTCGCCGAAGCTCGCGGCCTCAGTCTCCCGGCTCCGCTTGGCCCTCGCCCCCGCCTTCGCCTTCTTCTTTGCCATGGAGTCGCATCGCCTTCCATTCGCCGCAGCGCGGGCAACGGTTCGTCCGCGCCTCGAACGCCGCGTCGCAGGTCACATAAGAACATCGACAGCCGACACAGCGGACGTTGACGTTCCGCGGGAGGAGCGTCACGCCGTAGTTGCGGCCGGGACCAGGCGGATCAGCGTCGCCCTGGCCTCGTTCAGGGCCTCGGCCACGCCCTTGATGTGCGCCATGTTCTCGGACGCCTGCCGGTAGAGGGTCGGGTCGAGCATGGGCCCCAGGGTCTCGGCCTTGTCGATCGCCTGGAGGAAGCCGGGGAGGTCCAGGGAGACGATCAACCCCGCGAGGAGGGGCAAGCGCATCTGAATTTCCAGGTACTCCTCGTTCGTCACACTGCCCTCCGCTTGGAGATCACACGGTCGGCCTCGGTGCCACCGTGGGGAACCCACGTCTCGCCGCCGGCCTCGAGCTCCTCACGGATGAGGCGCCCCAGGACCGCGCGGGCGCCCAGGCCGTGGAGGTGGTAGACGCGCTGCTGCGCGCGCTGCACGGCCGCCATGAACCCGGACGAGAAGTACGACTTGCCGCCGAACGCGATCGTGGCGCCGGGGAGCACGTGCTGCTCCAGCCACATCCGGATTGTGGGCGTGGCCCGGCCGACGCGCAGCGCGAACTCTCCGGCCGTGTAGACGAGGCAGCGGCCGAGGCCCGGGATGTTCCCCCAGCGCGGGCAACGCGGGAGCCCGCGGGGCGGGCCCTTCTTCTTCACCTTGCCGGCGCCCTCGCAACGCTTGCAGGACACCGGGCCCTTGCCCTTGCAACGTGGGCAGGGGACCAGGATGCTCCCCTCGTCGTCGCGCTCGATGGCCTCACGGACGGCATCGACCTCCGCGGCGGCGGCCTGGGCCTTCGCCCCGACCAGGCGCTCGTATCGCTCGCCGGCCTGCTCGGCCCGCTCGAGCGGGCGCCTCGCGCGCTCGCGCTCCAGTAGCCGGCGCCGGAACGCGCCGTCTTCCTTGTAGCGGCGGCGCGCCTTGTCGCGCGTCGTCTCACTCATCGTCGGCTCCCTCCTCCGGTTCATCCAGGGCCCAGGCGATCATGCAGACGTCCAGGCCCCGCCGGAGCCCGTCGGCAGGGGCGGACCCGGGCCGCACGATCGACCCCAGGTCCGGGTAGATGGGCGGCCCATCGAGCACGAAGCCGTCGGCGCCGACAAGGGCCCGGCCGGCCCGGCGCATGCAGATGTGGCACTCCCCATCCACGGCGCTGGGGCAGTCAGACCCCAGCCGGGCCTCCCACTCCGCGACCGTGCGCTGCTGGTCGCTCAGCATCACGCCCCGCACCTGGGCGGACTCGTAGACAACGATCGCAAGGGCACGCACGGCCGCTCCCGGGAACGCGTGAAGCCAGCGGATGTAGGCCATCAGGCCGTCGAAAGCGGCGCCGTGCGCCTCAGCGGTACGCAGGCACCGTGCGCACGTGATCTGCGCGTCGGGCGCGGGGCTCGGCAGCATGTTGTCGGCACAGGGCCCGCACCACGGCACGCGAGTGGTCGCGCCCAGGCCATGGATCTTCCGCCGCTGGCTGACCTGGCCCAGACGCGACACGCGCAACGGGGCCGGCGGGCGCTCCGTCGAGGGCACGACGGAGAACGCGTCCATGTCCCCCAGGATGCCGGCGAGGCGCACGAGGTCTGGGTGGAGCTCGCCGGCCCGGAGTCGCGCCCGGATCAGCCCGGCCCGGCCTTGCCCGGTGGCCGCGTGCTGGCGCTTGACGCCGCGGAGGGTGGAGTCCATCAGGCCACCGCCAGGTCGGCCGGCCAGACCGCGGAGCAGGCGCAGCCAGCCGTGAGGGGCTGCTCGCAGGAGCCGCATCGGAACCCCATGTCCCGGTAGAAGCGCGTGCGCGAGTACGCCTGCTTGATGAGGCTCTTGGCGCCGTCGACGATGTCCTTGACCGTGGGCACGCACGGCGCCTGGGGCTGGAGCACGCGGCCAGTGAGCTGGCGCACATCGGAGCGAGGGAGGGCGAGGATGAGCACCGTCGCCGGCGGCTGGAAGTCGACGCCCTTCTTCACGAGCTCATCGATCATCAGGACAATGTCGCGGCGCATGGCCGCCGTGGACGACTCGCCGGCCTGGAGGACGCCCGGGTCGTAACCGGCCTGGCGGAAGGCGGCGCGCAGGAGGGCCAGGTGGTCACGCTGGCCGACCGGGATCAAGACCCTGTGCCCCTGGGCGCGGTCCTTCATCGCCTCGTGGACGATGAGGGCCACGCGGGTCGGATCCGCCGCCAGCATCTTCTCCGCGTTCACGTTGTTCGGCTGCCCGTAGCGCGTGATGTGGAGGCGCCCAGGCTTCGCCCCGTCGGGGCCGGCCTTCATCACGCGGCTCTGCTTCGAGTAGGGGTGCCGCAAGTAGATCACGCGGGCGTCCACCTGGCGCTCCAGCTTCGCGATCTGGGGACCGATCAGCCACGGGATCGCGCGGCCGAGGCCGTCGGCCCTGTCGGGCGTGGCGGTCAGCCCGAGGACGTACTGGGCGTCGAAGCGCATCAGGGTCCCGAAGATGCTGTCCGCCGGGGCGCCCTGGCACTCGTCGACGATGATCGTACCGAACGCCTTGCGGGCTGCCTCCGGGAGGGCCCGGCGGGCGAGGGTCTGGACCATGGCCACGGAGAACGGGTGCTCCAGGTCGCACTTGTCCTCGCGGATGACGCCGCACCGGAGGGTCTGACTCGTTTCGTCGCGGACGCGCGGGCCGGGGGCGGCCGGGTGGCCCTCGATCGCGCCTCGCCATTGCTCGAGGAGCAGCCCGCGGTCGACCAGGATGAGGGTGCGAAGGCCGAGGCGGCACGCGGCCTCGACCGAGCAGAACGTCTTGCCCGAGCGCGTCGGGGCGATGCACAGGCCGCCGTGCCTGTTCTTCTGCGCGCCGGCGACGATGTCCGCGATGAACTGCGCCTGGCCGGAGGGGAAGGGTGGGGCGCCCCAGGTGACGCCGTCCATGTGCGCGCCGGCCGGCAGCCGCTGGTCTCCCAGGGGAACGCGCTGGACGACTGAGCGGCTGAGCACGTCGGCGCCGGGCCCCGTGAGCGCCAGGCCCCGCGGGATGTAGAGCCAGGCATCATCCGCCAGGAAGAACGGCACCTCCGCCGACTCGCCGCTCATCACGTTGCGCCGCCGGAGGGTCAAGAGGCGCGTCAGCGCCGCGAGCCACTCCTGCCATGCAGGGGGCACGCTCGCGCGCTCCAGGGCGAGCGTCCCACCGATCCAGACGCGCAACGGCCGTTCATGCAC